GGTGATACTGAGTTCGAAGAGTATCTAAAACTTTGTAAGGAAAAGGATTCCGAATCAAGAAGAAAAAGATTAAAGGTAACTAAACAAGTTCAACAACAAAATAAAGAACTTGTTAATAAACAAAAAGAAAATGATGAATTGATGGAAGAACTCCAAATAGCATTGGAAGAATCCAATCAGTTAAGAGAAGAAGCTGAAAAAGGTAAGGATAAGGCATTGGAAGATTTGGAAGTAATGCAAAAGAAAACCCAATTCGAATTAATCAGTACAATTGTAAAAGTTGCACTTTATGTAATTGTTGGTGTTGGTGTTCTTACAACTGTTATGTATGGATTAGCACTTATGTCTGGTACTGATACTCAAATCATTGGTTCTACTTGGAGTAATATGTTTGGTATTCTCCTTACTAACGCATTCTCAATCGTTGGTACAATTATGGGTGTAAAATATGCTACTGAAAAAGAATAACGATGAGTCCTCTAATACAAGAACACTTTGGTACAAATACATTCTATGATATTTTAGCACTACCATGTGATAAAGATATTAATCATCCACATCAAATAAAATCTAAAGTAAATTTTAAAAAATTAAAAGAAGATTCCCAAAAAGCAATACTATCTTTACCAATCGTACAATACACTGGTGATTTTAAAGCGGGTGGTTTGGATAAAAAACAACGATTGTATCTAATGAGTAAGATGGATGATATCTTCTTTATAGATACCCTTAAAACAAACTATGCTAAATGTGTAACTCAACTCTTAAATGTACCTGATATAAGTGGTAAGGAAGTTATAGAAAGAACAACAGAACATAAGAACATACAAAGAATCAAAAAAAGTGAAAGTTATAAAGTAACATTTGATGAGATAGATTATGTTATTGAAATAGCAGAAGAAGAGGAAGAAACCTTTACCAGCATTATGTATGGTAACAACTTCGTAATGGATGTTACTTTAGAAAGAGATATATTAGAATTTTTTTATAAGAATAAGTGATTGTTTTTGTTTGGGTTGGTATAATATACTTATTGGTATAATCTAAATATATTATGGCAAAAGTAATTACATCAAATCGTTTTGGAACTTCTAAAAAAAAGAGACCAGGAATTCACTCTAAGTGTAAGACCTCAAAATCTAAAAATAGTAGAAACTACAAAAAGGCATATAGAGGACAGGGTAGGTAATCCTATACTTTTTTGTTTATTGATATTTATATATTGAACGCAATACCAATAAACTATGTCAACAGATTTCGAATTATTCCCAGGCAAAAACCTTAGTGGGTTGTTTGAGGATATCTATAATAATCAAATAAATAAAAAGAAACATATTTCTGAAGTCATCTTTGAAATCAGAAAAATGATAAGACACAATGGTGATATGGGAATCTTAGGTCCAGTCATCAAAGACTTAATTGATACATCAGTTCGTAATGATGACCAATTGGTTAAGTTAGCAACTATCGCACAAAGAATTATAGCATCAAGTCAAAAATCAGAAGGAGATACTGGTTTCCTTACTGATAAAGAAAGAGAACAATTACTTTCAGAGATTGAACAAGTTCAAGATGAAGTTAGTAGGGTAGATGATTTACAAAATGAAATAGAAGAAGTAAAACAAAAAATAGAAAGTTAAATGAGTTTTTTTGGTGGTAACTTATTATGGAATGTAGCTAAAGCAGCTTCTTCTGTTGCTGATGCATTTGAAAAGCAGAGCGATATAGCTGTTGTATATTCTGTTATTTTAGATGAAAACCATCCTGAAATAAAAGAGGGTAGAAGAACAATAGCAGATGTTGGTTCTATTCAATGTAGATTAGTAAGTGATATTCAGAATAATGAATTAATATTTGCTAGACCATTAGATTCATCAGTTACCATACTACCACTTAGAAATCAAACTGTTTTTATTCAAAAGTTAGGTAGTGAATACATTTATACTCAGATTTCAAAAGGATTATCACCAAATACATCTAACGCTGAAAACTTAATATCAAGTTTATTTCCAGCTACTCAAGAAACTGATACTGGAAATAAATCAAAAAATTATTCTAAAGTAAGTAGTACTGGGATTACTCGTTCAAACACAAATAGTGTAAATGATTTTGATGGTTTTGGTGATTACTTTGGTATTGAAGAAGGTATTCACAAACTTAAATTATATGAAGGAGATACTTTATTTCAAGGTAGATTTGGACAATCAATTAGACTTAGTGCGTACAATAATACTGATAACGAATTTTCTCCTTCTTTAATTTTAAGAAATGGAGAATCACCAGAAAATAGGCAGAAAGAAGATGGTGTATTGGTAGAAGAAGATATTAATGGTGATGGTAATATTATATTCTTGGGTGGAGGAAACGCTTTACTAGAATACACACTACCAGTAGAAAACAAAAAAGAATCTTTTTTCGATTATCCAAATGAATTAAGGGGTAATCAAATATTATTAAATTCTGATAGAATTATCCTTTCAGCAAAAACATCTCAAATGATTTTAGCTAGTAAGGGTGATATTGGTATGATAACCGATGGTCAATTTTCATTAGATAGTAATAGAGGAATGAATTTAACAGTCAATGACCACATATTTGTTGATACTAAAAATAGAGATTTTAATATTGATATTGGTAATGGTACAATAGCATTAGGAACGGATGGTACATTGGAAGCAGCTCCTAAAGGTGAAACATTGGTTGAATTGTTGAGTGAGATGATAGATTTAATAGCACAACAAATATACTTAACACCAGCTGGTCCATCTTCACCTGGTCCAACTAATGTAGCACAATTTACAACATTAAAAAGTAAACTAAATACAATGTTAAGTAATAATGTTCAATTAAAATAGTATGGCAATAAACAATGATTTAAAAGGAAGATTGGGTTCAGTAAAAGATACTGCTGGTACTACTGCAGCTTCAGCCACTGGTGCTGTAAGTGGGGTAGCCAGTGCAGCTGGTAATGTTGTTAGTAATCTATCTAATGTTACTGGAAACGTTGGTGATGTTGTTAATTCTCAAGATCTTGGTGGGTATTCACAAAGAATACCTATTAAAACACTTGAATTGCCAAAAGAACCACCAAAGCTACCTAAAATCAAATTACCTAAATTACCATCTCTTCCAAAATTTAGAAAAAAGAAGCTGGAAGAAAATCCAAAAAGAAAAAAAGGATTACCAAAAATTCCACCTTCACCAATTTCAACACTTACATAAAATGTCTTGGGGATTATTCAAAAGAAACATACTAAGGAAAACAAATCCAAACTATAACACTTTAGATGTAAATAAAGTTGCAAAGATTTGGGCCGATGAATATGATGCGTGTGTTAAGAGGGGTAGGGATTTACTAAATCAAGAATCAATCAATAGAGGTAATAAACCAATAATGGAAACTCTTTTTAAAGTAGCATTATTAAAAGGATTAGCAACTCCACCGGGTCAAAACTTTTCTTTGGTAAATGAATTTGGAAATGGTGTAAAGGCATATTGGGCTGGTGCTCAAATGAACCCATTCCCAATCCCACTTATACCAGCACCAGGTACAATTCAAAACATAGCAGTTAATTCAAATATAGCTAGTAATGTTGGTACTTGGCCTATGTATCCACCTATAAAACCTGCATCTAAGCAAGAGATAATGGTTAATATGTTTATACTTGCGGCTATTGTACATTTATTTTCAGTAGGTGGGTTTATACAAACAACATCATTATATCCATCAGCACCATCACCAGTACCAGCTCCAGCAGTAATAGCTTGGACAGCATATCTAATCCCACCAGCTATTCCTATACCAAATATAAACTTCCCATCTGAAGATGGAAGTGAACCAGCAATGTTATTAGAAGAAGATGATGAACCTATATCTCAGTTAGGACCTATTCAAGAATATGAAAATGATGAAAGTGGGGATTCTGATGGAACATCTCTAATTCAAGGAGATACATCACTTCAAAATGTTATTGATACAACCATACCATCGGATGTATTAGATGATGATTTAGAAAATATTCTACCTGATTTTATATCACAATTAGAAATGGGTGGAACAAAGTGTAAGTAAAAAACGAAAAAACCTAAAACAAATATTTATATAGAAAGGAAAACATTTTATACAATGGACACTGATAAATTAGTAAAAGCAATACAAATAATAGTTAAGGAGGAAATCAAAGTGATTCTTCCCAAACTCGTTAAAGAGGGTGTTAAGAAAGAAATGGCTAAGTTATTGAAAGAAAACAAAAAACTTAAAGAAGCTATTACACCAAAAGAACCAACATTTATGGATTCAAATGTTGTGGAAGAACCAGTTCAACCACAAAAAACATTTAGCAAGAATGCAGCACTAAATGAGGTATTGGCACAAACACAACCTTTTAACTCACAACAAAGACAAGCAACAAGTGGCGAAGATTATAGAACTATGAACTTTAACACTAATGATACACATACATTGGGTGCACAAAGTATCCAACAAAATATGGGTTACACACAACCAGTTCAAACTGGAAACGCTGGAATGAATAAATTGTTAAGTAAAGATTATAGACAATTAATGAAAGCGGTAGATAAAAAGAAAGGTCCTTGGAGACCAGGAATGTAATAAAAGATGGCAATTGAGTTAGGAAGAAGAATTGTAAAAGATACCAAAGAGTTTGCAAGTTATGCAATTGGTATTACCTTACCATTAACATTTGGTGAGAATACATTCGAGCAATCTTTCCAAACCAAAGACCAAGTTAAATCAAATATTAAAAATCTTCTACTTACTAAAAAGGGGGAACGTATTTTACAACCTCAATTTGGTAGTGGTTTACAATCATTATTGTTTGAACAAAACGTAGATGATTTAGAAGGTAGAATAGAAGATACTATAAACGAAAGTTTAGAACAATGGCTACCTTATGTTACAGCAGAGGAGATTGATATTGAATCAACTGATGAATTAAGAGATAACAATAAATTAAATGTTTCAATTAAATTCAGAATAGGAGAAGATATTAATTTAGAAACTCTAACATTTACAGTACAGGGATAATAAGATATGGCAATAACAAAAACATCAAAGAACTTTAAAAATAAGGGTAAAGATATAAAGTACCTTAATAAGGATTTTACACAATTCAGAGGTAATCTTATTGAGTTTGCTAAAACTTATTTCCCACAAACATATTCAGACTTTAATGAATCATCACCAGGTATGATGTTCATTGAAATGGCATCTTATATTGGTGATTCACTTTCATATTATGTTGATGATACTTTAAAAGAATCATTAATGGTTCATGCCGATGATATTGAAAATGTAATAGCACTTTCACAATATTTAGGATACAAACCAAAAGTAACATCTCCATCAGTAACAACACTTTCGGTTTATCAATTAGTTCCATCAATTGGAACTGGCGCTGATAATACGTTTGATGAAACTTATTTTTTAAGAATCAAAGAAGGTATGAGAGCTGAATCAACAAATGGTGTACAATTTGTTACACAAGATGTTGTTGATTTTTCAGATGAGTCTGATAGAGAAGTAACAATATATCAAACTGATTCTATTAGTGGAGAAGCAACTTTTTATTTAGTAAAGAAATTTGTACAAGCTATTTCAGCTGATGTAAAAATTGAAGAAGAAACTTTTGGGTCATATAAAGAATTTCAAAGTATTGAATTAGGTGATACTAATATTATTGATATTTACGATGTAAGAGATTCGGATGGAAACAAATTTTATGAAGTACCTTATTTAGCACAAGAGTTGGTGTTTGTTGATTATCCAAATACTGAAAATAATGATCCTGATTTATTTCAATTTAAAGAAACAACTCCATATATTTTAAATACACTTAAAACATCTCGTAGATTTGTTAAGCAAGTAAATCCAGATAGTACAACAACTATTCAGTTTGGTAGTGGTGACCCAACAGTTAGTGAAGAAACAATTATTCCTTCATTTAAAAATGTTGGATTAGGATTACCTAATTCTATTTCTAAATTAGAAGAATCTTTCGACCCTACGAACTTCTTAAAAACTAAAACATATGGAACCTCTCCATCTAATACAACTATAACTGTAAAGTATTTAGTTGGTGGTGGTGTAGAATCAAATGTAAAGAAAGGTAGTATTACTCAAATCAATGGGGTAGAGTATGAAGAAGATACAACAAAATTCTCAGATACCCAATTAGGATTATACAATGCAGCTAAAAACTCTATCGCAGTAGATAATGAGGTTCCTGCAACTGGTGGTAAGGGTGGTGATACAATGGAAGAGATTAGACAAAATGCTTTGGCTAACTTTGGTTCACAAAATAGAGCAGTAACTGCTAAAGATTATCAAGTAAGAGCTCTATCAATGCCAACCAAATTTGGTTCGATTGCAAAAGCATACGCTACGGCAGATGGTAAGTTGGATAATAACTCACCAGCTTCTATATTAGCTTCACCTAACGTTCTTAATGAGTTTACTGATTTAGTAGAATCATTTGTTAACAAACCTGAAGAGGAAGAACCAAATAGAAAAGCAATAAAAGATGAACTTCAAAAATTCTTATTAGGTAAAACTTCTAATAATAATGAAAAGAATAATCCATTTGCTATTAATCTTTATTTATTAGGATATGATTCAAATAAAAAATTATCAAATCTAAATAGAGCAATAAAAGAAAATTTAAAAACATATCTTTCAGAATACAAAATTTTAACTGATGGTATAAACATAAATGATGGTTTTATTATTAACATAGGACTTGAGTTTGAAATCATTACATTAAAAAATTACAATAAGAGTGAAGTATTATCTGATTGTATATCTGAACTAAAAGAATATTTTGATATAGATAATTTTACATTTAATAACACAGTTAACATTTCTGAATTAGAATTAATTATAGCAAATGTTGATGGAGTTAGTTCAGTACCAAAATTAAAAATTATAAATAAGTGTGGTGGGCAATATGCAAACAATTCATACAATATAGAAGCGGCGATTAAAGATAAGATTTTATATCCATCTTTAGACCCATCGGTTTTCGAAATTAAATTTCCAGATTCGGATATAAAAGGAAGGGCAAGATAATGGCATACTATTTTTTAACAGCATCAAAAGATGCATCGGTGTACTTACAACAACCTGACCAAAACGCTGGTTTAGATGAGGTATTAGAGGTTAGTAAGGTTTACTATGGTAATATCAAAGATGTATCCAGAGCACTCCTTAAATTTGACGTAATGAACTTCTCATCATCACTATCAGCTGGTAGTGTAGGGTTTGAAGAGGCCAAACTTATAATGAGAGAAACTGAATCTGAAGAAATACCCTTAGAGTTCAATATTGAAATTTATCCAGTATCTCAAAGTTGGGAAATGGGTAAAGGTACTCGATTTGATGAAATAGAAACCGCTGGTGTAACTTGGAATTATAGAGAAGGTGATTCATCACTTAGATGGGTAAACAACGTAGTAGGTGGTAATATTGTATTTGCTACTAACTCAACTGGCTCGTTTGCTGGTAGAGGAGGAGTTTGGCATTCTAATTTAAGTGGTTCACAAGTATTCTCATACAAAACAGAAGATATAAACGCAGATATAACTACAATTTTCCAAAGTTGGTTAAGTGGTTCAATTGAAAATGAAGGATTGATAGTAAAGCACGAAAATTCATCTGAGGAAGATTCAAATGATTATGGTATGTTAAAATTCTTTAGTAAAGAAACCAATACTATTCACCAACCAAAAGTTAGAATTGCATGGAATGATGTATCATTTTCAACTGGTTCGTTAACTGAACTAACATCGGAAGAAATAAAAGTTGGAATTAGAAACTTTAAAAAGCATTACAAAGTAAATACAACACCTAAGTTGAGAGTAGTTGGTAGAGATTTATATCCTACAAAAACATTCTCATCTACGGCACAATATGGTATTAGTAAATTTTTACCAACAACATCATACTACCAAATATGTGATTATCATTCAGGTGAAACAATTATTCCATTTAGTAATTACACAAAATTAAGTTGTGATACCGATGGTAACTATTTCAATTTGAATTTATCTAATTGGGAAGTTGATAGGGTGTACAATATAGAATTTAAGATTACTATTGGTGGAGTTGATTATTTCTTTGATAACGATTACACATTTAGTTTAATTTCATAAATAATGAAAAACAGCGGATTAAAAAACGAAGCACAAGTTGCAAAAATCTTTGTAAGTGGTTCAGATGCTATACAAGCACCTAACCAAAGTGGGATACGTCTTTTTCAAGAATCCGATTTAACTGATGGTATTATTAGTGGTAAATTAATAAGACCTAAATACAATACAAAAGAGTTAAAGAAATCAATTGATACTGATATATTTGAACTTCTACCAAATTTAGCACCTGATTTACCTGATACAGTTCTTCGTTCAACGTATAATGAGGCATTAGCTAGAATTGATGATTTAACAAAACAATTAGAACAAGCTAATCTTACAATAGGTGATTTAAATAGTATTATAGCTGAATTAGAAAGTGTAGTAGACGTACTAAAAATTGAAGTTGATAATGAAAAGTTAAAAGCTGATATAGCTAGAGAACAAGCTGATATAGCAAATGTACAAATCGGTGAAACAACAATTGATTTACAAAACGCAATTCAGAACTCAATTAATGAAGCAATTCAAAGAGTATCATTAACTGCTAGAGTTGAAGCATTGTTGCAAGAGAATGAATCATTAAGAGAACAATTATTTGGATTATCTGCTAAAACTGGTGAAGGTGCTATTAGTGGAGGTGATAATGGATTTACTGTTAAAGTAAATAATGGAGATGGGGATGCTGGACAACAATCTGCAAACTTATGGGCTAAAACAAGTCATAATCAAGGTGGTAATAGAAAAATGACAAATACAATAGAAGTAAGTAATGTTACTACTGATAATAAAATAACTGATATTGCATTTGTATTTGAAGGTAAACCAGCATGGTTCACAGTTAAATCAGGAGCAACTTCAATTGAACCTGAAACTTCTGAAACATATCAATGTGAATATAACCAAAGGAAAATTGGAGGAAGTGGAACAGAAGCAGGAAAACGTGGTGGTATTCAACCAAGACGAAGAAGAATTGGTTGGAAAGGAAAAGCTAGAAACTATACTGACTTGGCACTAAAAGTTAAAGTTACGTTTGCTGATGGTTCAACTGATGAAGTAAAACTTACTACCGATTTAAGAAAAAATAGAAAAGGTTAATAATGGCAATTAAAACATTTAAAGAAATAATAGATAACAAAGGGTATCGAATCTCTACTAAAGATAGAGAGATTTTCGAAGAAGGAAACCTGCAATCATTTTTCGGATTCTCTGATTCTGATATGATTGAATTTATTGTTTATGATGCTAATGAAAATCAACTACCTCAAGGTGATGATGGTAAGTTAGTTAGATATGTACCATTAAATTCACAAAATATAAAAGATTATTTTTTAATAGCAGATGGTACTAAACTTCAAGCGTTTCAATTTCCAAATGAGTATTTTATAGATGCGGAAAGATTGATTAGAGAAGCTGGGTATAACAATGGTATTTTTAAAACTGAAATTACTCTTCTTAATAAAAGAGTTGGGTATGATAATCCAAATGAAAAATTATGGATTCAAGAAATATCACCATCAAGAACTGAAATAAGATTATTACCAATTAGAAATGAAGTATCGAAAAAAACTGATTTATTACAAAGATATGATTTATTTAAAAGGGGTTCAAATTTTAGAGATGATGTTGTTCCATATGTTGCTAATTTTGTAGAAACAGTAAAACCCGAAGAGGTTAGTTTTTTTATTAAAAAAACATATAGTGAAAAGTGGTACAATAATTTTGTATCGGAATTTGGTATAGGTGGATTTGAAACATTAGTAACCAAAATATATAACGAATTTACAAAAGCAGTTTACAATGAATTTGCAAATAGGGAATCATCTGTAACAAGTGTAAACTATGGTAAACCAAAAAAGACTAAACCATCTTTAGCATTTTCAAAAGAAGATGTTTATAAAGTATCTCAGAAAATCATTATAGAGTTGGTTGAAATTTATCTTCCTAAAAGAACTATTCAAACTGAAACTGAAGTTGATAAAGAGTTTGATGCTAGTGTAGATAAAGTAAATACAGTAATTCAAAGTAGAGAATCGGATGTTATAATTAGAGCTAAAGTTCCTGAAGTAACTGTAAAAAAGGAAAAACTAAAAGTTGAAGAAGAGAAAAAGAAATTAGATATAGCAATTAAAAAAGAAGTTCCAATAGAACTTCCTATTCCTGATTTTAAATTACCAAATCCAATTAAGAGTTTTAATAAAGATAGATTTATAGATATGTTTAGAAATAAAGATATTTCAAGATTACCATTAGATGGATTAGATGATTATTTTAATCAAAAACCAAAAACACTATAACAATGCCAGTAAAAATAAAAGGATTTGATGAGCAAGGGGGGTACAATAACCAAAACCAAAATGAGAATTTAGGTGGTGGACCTGGTGGACCAGAAAGTGGTGATGTTTTTATCGATGCTGGTGGAACTGGAGGTGGTTCATCCTCTGGTGGAAGTGTAGTAACTCCAACAACAACTAATACTTTTGTTTTTACAATAACATCAAACGAAACTGGATTTACAACTTCGGTAAATAATGTTCCTGTTCCTACAAATCAAAGTGTTAGGATATCAAGAGAATCATTAGCAACCGAAGATAAACTTATAAAAATAGCTAAGAAAGGATATAAGTGTGATGAGTATTATGTAGTTACAATGGTTGATGATGATTTACCACTTATAAAAAATAAAAATGTTAGTGATACACCATTAGGAATATCTACTAAAGATATTGTACTTAAAAAATTCGTAAATGGTGAAGAACAACTTCCAGTATCTATTAGAAATATAACATCAAAAACTTTAACATTTAACTTAACAAAGGGTGAAGTTTCAGTAGGAACTTCTTTATTTACAATTAAATTCAATATAGGGGAAGTAGAAGGGGCGCCTGTTAGTGTTGTTAAGAATTCAAAAACTTCAGCAGAATTTTTTCCAAAAACAGGACAATCTGTATATGAAGATTTAGATAATACAAAATATCTAATAAGGTCATCAGATACCACTCTATATAGAATTAGTGGTATGACAATAAGTAAGGATGGTAATACTCCAACGGTGTTAGAAGCAGATGCTAATGAAACATTAGAAACAACTATAACTTTAAATACTGATTATGAAGTATCAATTACAATACAACAAATTCCTGTACCTGATGCTGACTTAGACCCACAAATATCTTTAGTAAAAACTGACCCAAGAAAATATAACATAAATGAAAAATCTGGTGTTCCATTACTTATACAAAAGAATAAAGATGTACAAGCTATAACAATCATCGTTGGTGATGATATCTTAGAGTTTGATGAATTAGATGATTCGGATATCATTGGTATAACAATACCACACAAAGTATTTAGTAAGATAGGACAATATAATATAAAATTATTCCCATTCTCATTTAATGATTATGAAAATCAAGTTAGAGAAGCGGAAGAACCTATTACAATAAAACCAAAAGAAGTTAAACCAAAATTTGAGGGTATCGAAACAGAAAAACCAGTTGATAAACCAAAACCTGTAAAGAATCCATATAACCCACCACGTGGTGGAGGAGGAGGCGGTGGAGGCCGAGAAGAAATTATTTCTGATGATTCATTTGATTACATCGATAGATTTGGTGGACCAAACGCTGGTGAAGAACCAGGCAGACCTAATAGAAACTTAAATTACCTTTAATAAATGGCTGAAAGAAGAAAAAGAAGAGGTATATTTGCTAGGTTAAGAGCTAACCTAAAAAGACGTGCGGATAATCGTAATCGTAATAGAAACGCAAGTCCTTTAAATGCGTTTGCTAGACGTGGATTAAAAAATCTAAAAAAAGAAAAAGGTAGAGTTCAGCCAAAGTTTGATATTACTAAACCAATTAACAATGAAACCAAACCAAAGGTATCAGTAAATGAATTAGGTTTAAAATCTAATTTACCAAAAGAATCCGTATCTGATAAAGCTAAAGTTAATGAGGAACAAAAAGATATTGTAACAAAATTAAATGAAGGAGCACAAGATTCGGAAACTGTAAATGTATTAGATAGAGCTATTGATTTAGTAATTAATGTTGTTGATGAGGTATCAGTAACAACACCTGATATTAGAAGTATAGAATATCCTAAAGTAGTTAGAGGTGCTGATTTTATAGGATATGATGTTGATTTCAATATTGGTTGGGATTCAATACATGCAAATTATGTAAAACTATTTGTAGGTAATTCTACTGATTTTGTACAATTATCAGTAAGAGGAACACAATCATTCAATGTAAAAGATTTAATTGAGAGATATAATGTTGAAGTATTTGATGAAGGTGATAAAGTAAAAATACCACTAAAATTAATTCCAGTAAACACAGAAGGCCAAAAAGTTGTTGAGGGATTAACTGAAAATATACCTATCTTATTTGATAAAGGTGATTTAAATATACCAAGACAAGTAGCAATCAATAGATTTGCAGAAGGGTTTATATCTCAGTTTTCAAATTGTGAATTTGATGAATCAAATTTTTTAACTCACTTATTACATTTAGGTGATGGTGATAACAAAGTAATTACAACTTGGTTAGGTAGTGAAGATAGTTTAATTTTAAAACTATATGAACCATTACCTACCAGTGTAACAACAAATCAAAAGGTTTGGATTACGAAAATTCAATCTAAACCAATTATTGATACGATAAACATATTTGGTGGTGATGAAAAATATTGCCCACCATTACAAGGACCTAACTTCTCTTTAGAGGTTGATACTGGTATTGGTTACCAAATGTATGAAGATTTATTAGCTAGTGGTTCAGCTACCAATACTGATTTAATTAGAAAGTATGCAAATCAAAATGGTATCAATACTGAAAAATTAAACATAGAGTATGTAACAGGTTCTGATTACACTTTCCAAAACTATATACACTTTGGTTCAGCTGAAGAAAGAATTAAAAACTTTTGGTATAAGATAGAACTATTAGAATCGTATCAATCTAAATATACCGAACTTACAACTACTGATATTGAATTAGGATATGTTTTAGCAGAAGGTGCTGGGCAAGATGGTTATGTTATCATATCTGAAGATGATGATAATATACAATTAGATGGAACTGTTGTAACTGCTATAACCACTATTCAAGCTAACAAACAATTAAACAACATTAACAATTTAATTGGCTCATTTGATGGATTTGAAAACTTCTTATATACATCAACCGATGATTTAGCATATCCAAAAGTTGGTAATTCAATCGTAGCAACAACTGATTCAACTGCTATTTCTTGGTATAATGGAGCTGTAAATGCTGGAGCAATATTTGATAGAAACAATGTTGATTATATGAATAATAATCTACCAGAATTTATTACGGAAGATTATCAGAATGAGGACTTTATGTTGTTTATGGATATGTTAGGACATCATTTCGATGTTATTTGGGCATACATAAATACATTGAATGAATTAAGAAATCCAAAACATAAATCAAATAAAGGTTTTTCAAATGAATTAGTTTCTACGATGTTAGAATCTTTAGGATGGGATGGTAAAAAAGCTTATGATTCTCAGTTCCTTTGGGAATACGCATTAGGACAACATAAAGATGGTACTCAAAAATATCAACAATCACTTAAATCTGCAAACGAAGAAATTTGGAGAAGGATACTTAATAACTTACCTTATTTACTAAAACATAAAGGTACTTCTCGTTCACTAAAGGCAGTAATGGCTTGTTATGGTGTTCCACAATCACTCCTTACAATTATGGAGTTTGGAGGACCAACTGACCCAACTGATGGGGGTACACAACCATTTACCTTTGAAGATAGAACATCTGCTTTAAAATTTGAAGGAGGCCAATACATTACACTTCCATGGAAAGAAACTGAAATATCTGATTCTTTAGAAACTATTGAAATGAATGTTAAATTCAATTCAACTGGAAATCAACATTTAGTTAAAGGTTGGGATGGTGTAACTACGTTCTTTGAATTAGAAGCAACACAAACAACAGGTTCATTTGGTAAAATTAAAGTATTTGTATCATCAAGTTCAAATACCTATGAAATCGAATCATCCGAAATAAAATTATTTGATGAAAATTATAAAACAATAGCATTAACTAATGAATTGGATACAAACTCATCAGCATCTTTAGGTTTGTATGTAAAAGAATCTTTAAACAATAGATTAATAATAAATGATTATACATCATCAATAATTAGTGAATCACTACAATGGGATTCGTTTGATACTTTATTAGTTGGTAGTTCATCTTATATTAGTTTAGATGAGTTTAGAATTTGGAAAGATTCATTGGATGATAATATTATTACAACTCATACAAAACAGCCTGATTCAATCGTAGGAAATAACTATACTGCTTCATCTGAAGATATGTTAGTTAGATTTGACTTTGAATATCCAAAGAATAGATTTGTAGATTCTTCTATATTAAATGTTGCTATTAGTAGTGAATATGATTTACCATCGGCATCCCTATTTGGATTCAGTAATCAATCCACATATCCTTATAATTATGAGGTATATGAAAGAAGTGTAACGGCTCAGGTTCCTTCATTAGGATTTAATCAAGCTGATAAAATTAGATTTGAATCTCAAACATTAGTTAGTGATTTATCATACAAAGTAAGGGCAACTAAAAAATCATTAGATAGAGCACCAATTGATTCATCTAGATTAGGATTATTCTTCTCACCAATTAAAGAGTTGAATATGGATATTATCAAATCACTTGGTAACTTTAATATAGATAATTATATTGGAGCACCTGCTGATGAATACAAAGATGAATATACTGAATTAAAAGATGTAAGAGATTATTACTTCCAAAGATTAAATAGAGATATCTACGAATATATCAGATTAATCAGATACATTGATAAATCTTTATTCGATGTATTAGAAGATTTAGTTCCTGCTAGAGCAAAGGTTTCTAAAGGTTTATTAATTGAACCACATTATTTAGAAAGAAGTAAAACTAAGTGGAAACAACCAAAATCAGTAAATCGAGGTATAGATATTACAATAGATGTAGATGAAACTACAAACTTAGTTGGAGATAATAATCAATTTAGTGTAACATTGGATGTAGAAAAGGATGCAAACCTTTCACATCAATATGATAACTACGATGCAATTATTAATGAAGAGGAAGAAATAGTATTAACATCTACCAACCCACAATATGATTCATCAATAGATGTAGATGAGGATACAAACTTAGTTGGAAACTATCCAACGTATCTTAGTGAAATAATTGTACCTGATGGTTCTAAACTAGAAGCATTAGTAGAGGGTGATTCATTCCAACAGGTTGGTATGGACCCGAATTCATTATCAAATGCTGGATTTGGATTATACGCACCAATAGCTGGAACTGGTTCATTAAATACAATTGATTATAGAGGAAATGTAACTTCATCCAGAAAGTTAATATTTAAAACTAAAGAAGAGTACATAGAAAAAATTAGTGTTCAAACCAAAGGATACCCTGCAACTTCAAATAACGAACAAGTTGAATATGAATTGCAAGATGTAATTAGAACAAGAAGTAAAGTTACTATACTTCCGATTGGTTCAACACCACCATCGGTTGGGAATGAAATAACTGAAGTTATTCCATTAAATGGATATTTCCCAACCCATTATAGATTCAAAAATAATTTATCACAAGGATTGAAGAATTCATTCTTTGAAGGTTCAAAACAATCAGCTGATACAACCCCAGATGGGTTATCACCTGTTGAAATATTTACTACTAATCCAAACATTTTAAGAGTTGCGGATACTGGTAGAGGAAGTGGAGAACCAATCTTAGAGGTAGATTAATTAAATTTTAAAATAGTTATATTTATTAGTACATAATAAACAAAAGGGCAAATTAAAACAAATTATGGGATATTTAGACAATACATCAATTACAGTCGATGCCATCCTAACCAAAAAAGGTAGACAGAAGTTGGCATCTGGTCAAGCTCTCGGCATTTCCAAATTCGCATTAGGAGATGATGAGATTGATTATACATTGTACGAACCAGCGCACCCAAAGGGTTCAGCGTATTATGATTCGGCAATTAAGGCGATACCAATTCTGGAAGCTAGTCCAGACGAAACTCAAGTATTAAGATACAAGATAGTTACATTACCAAAAGGTACAACTCAGATTCCAGTGGTAGCATTGGGTATTACTGGAGGTGTAGGAGTTTTTCAAGATGAGGGGCAAGTTGCTCTCTCACCAACAACTTCACCGCAAGGAAATACAAATGCTGGATACACTGTTGTATTAGCAGACCAGAGAGCTGGTACATTAGCAGTAACGCAAGGAGCAACAGCAGCCGGTTCGGTTCCTGTTTTCTTGGGAGAGGAAATCACAACTACGGCACAAGTTGTTAGTGGTTTAGCATTTACATTTACTCCTAATCCAGCGTTAACATCTAATGTTTCTTCTACAATAACGGTATATGGAAATGAAACAGGTGGTTCACAAACTATTCCTGTAACTGTAACTTATAGAAGCAACAATTAATAAAGGATATTAGATATGGCAATTATAAATAACGCAGACATAACCGCTCAACTACAAGATTTAGCTAGTGGCGGAACAATCGACAGTAGTGATGTTGTAGCCCTTTTAAATTCAGCACTTCCTGCAGGACAACAAATTTCATCAACAACCGGAGTATCATCTGGTATCTATAAAAGATTTGGTGAATTTGATAAAGTAAATGCAAAAGTAGAAGTAGTAACAACTGGTTTATGGACTGGTGATACTGGTTCTTTAACTGCAGCATTCACCTCATCAACTCAGGTAGCAGCTACCAGTGGTGATTATTACTACAATGTATATAACGCTAACCCAGCATCTGATACTTCAGCAGAAGTTCAGTTTGGTGTAGCATACGGACACGTAAACGGAAGTGGTTCGGTATCATTACAAAACTCAGATGATGCACTACTTGCTTCAAAAGCAACTTACGCTCAGTACAAATCAGTTCTTTTAGACCCAACTGATTCTAAGTTCTCTTTTGAGAATGGAGCTGGTATAGCAGCTGATTCAAATGCTATTTACGCTGTTAACATCAATAGAGCTAGATATAGAGAAAAAATGGATCCAGGAAACTGGTCATTAAATCTATCAGGTTCTAAAGGATTGTATCAATTCATTGATGATAGTGGTAAGAAGTTTGGAGATACTTTAGGAAAAGCTGGTAGAGTATTTAAAGTAGTAAGTGGTTCACTTAACTTAGGTACTGAAAGCGCAGCAATTATTAATAGTACAACTTCATCGGATGATAAAGGATTTGGATTATTTTACCCTGATAAAGGAATTATAGTTCTTAACCCAGATGCAATTGGAGAAACTGTTGGAGATATTGATGGACAAGGTAATGTATCAGGTTCACTATTAGTAACGGTTGAGGAAGAAAATCATAAGTTATTATATAACTCAATTGATTTAGGTGCTGATTTCCAAGCAAGAAGAACTGAAAATGTATCTACAAGACACTTCTTCGTAAGAGCAACGAATAGAGAATTTAACTACTCAAACAATCCAACGTATGTAAATGCTAACGGAACGTTTGCAGAAACATCATTTGAAACTGACCCGAAAGTTTATATTACAACGGTTGGTTTATTGAACGATGCAAATGAATTGATTGCAGTAGCAAAAACTTCACAACCTATTGAAAAATCATTTGATAAGGAAGTTCTAATTAAAGTTAAACTTTCATTCTAATCAAATAGACTTATATTTATAAGAACCCCACTAAATGTGGGGTTTTTTGTTTCTTAATATTTATATAAAAGTATTTCTGTATGCTAAAAGAAATTCCAAAATCGGATATTGTAGTAAGACCTTTCAAAGTTTATAAAGAATGGACTTTGGATGAGGATGATATTACACCATTATATGGTACGAATCAAACGGACTTGTATGATGTGAATACTGATGTAAAAAATTCAAATGGAATCTCTAAAAGAACTTTATATGATTCGGTAAAAGCACAATTCTACCTAAACCCAGCTACATCATCTATTTTAACGGAGGTTGGGAAAAGAGAATCATATGCATCAACTAATGAAAGAGTTATTGGTGATACAATAGGAGTACTTTCAATTCCACAACAATATTTTGGTGAGGGGGTTAAGATAGGTTCATTACAAGTTGAATATGGTACAATTGATTTAACAGATGATGGTAATTCTAATCTAATAGATTCTGCATCTAATATAAAAGGAAATATTTTTTACGATAGGGGGTTAATAGTTTTAACTGATGGTATTGTTGATAATACATCTTTAACAACTTTTGATATTTCATATAGGTCTACAATGACTATTTACGAAAATGAAATATTCCTATCAGTAAATGAAAACGAATTTAACGTATCACAAAACCCAACGGCAGTGCATGAAGTTGGTGGTGTAAAAAATACTATTAGTATTACAAAGCCAGGTAGTAGATTGATAGACCAAGAATATGTTTCTCAATCATTTTATCAACCAGGTTCTAAATATGTAAAAGGAAAATCACATCCTATCGTATCATCAATAGATGGTGTAAGTGTAGGAAGTTTTGATGATTATGAAGTAAGTGGTTCAACTGACCAAACAGGTTCTTATTTAGCACCATTTATTACAACAATAGGTTTATATGATAATGATAACAATATGGTGGGTGTAGCAAAGTTACCTCAACCAATTAAATCATTACCCGATTATCCAGTGAACTTCATAGTTCGTTTTGATACATAGGGTTATATTTATAATATATAAAGGAACACAATTATGACTTTAGAAGAAAGATTAAAAAATAACGCACCTGCTCAATCAAAGGCAAACCTTAAAGGTGGAGATAAAACTAAATTAGAAGCAGATGGTGGATTGGATTTATCTAAAGACCAGAAGGCTATCGAAAAAGCTGGTGGTGGAAAGTTAGGACAAGGTAGTGCAGGATTCAAACCAGGAAAACCTTACTCTGATACATTTAAATAAGATTTAATGCTAAATTGGTTATGGAATGGTAACGATGTTACCGAAGATGTTATACCCGAAAATGCCGTAGGATTTGTTTATCTAATAGAACATATTCCAACTGGCAAATACTACATTGGTAAGAAATCCTTACAAAGTGTTCGTAATGTAAAAATTGGAAAAAGGGAATTACAACGTATTAAAGAAGAACGAAAGTTAGCTGGTATACGAGGTTCACTACCCAAAAAGAAAAAAGTTAGAAAATCTTCTGACTGGCAGAAATACTACTCATCAAACGATTGGATTAAAGAACAAATCTCAGAAGGTAAAGAAGATGAGTTTAAAAGAAGTGTATTACAATTCTGCTATTCAAAAAAATCCTTATCTTATTATGAAGTACAATATCAGTTCAAATATGATGTACTTTCCGATGAAAATTGTTTAAATGGTAATATTTTAGGAAAATTTTATAAAAAAGATTTGGATAATTAAAAAATTATTTGTATATTAGTACTCAAATTGTATATACATAAAAAATAATATTATGACTTTAGACCAAATAGCCAAAAGATATGGCATAAACAAAAATTCGTTAAACGCAAAAGATGATGCAATAAAAGTAGCTGTAAAATCTATCCAACAACTAGTAAAGGGTATGGAAGATAGAAAAGTTGACACTGATTTTATTGAAGCAACAAAGAAGTTAGGAAATTTTTTAAACGAAGTTTCTAATTCAAAAATTGGATAATTAAAAAATTTTTCGTATATTTACTTAAAATTTAATTTATGCTCTCCGCAAGAAATAAGTTAGTTGTTATAAACGTATTGGATTCTACATTAGGTGTTGGTACATCAATGAAAGGAAATGAACAAGCACATCATTGTCCTTTTTGTCATCACCATAAGAAGAAACTCCAAATAAATTTAGAATCTCAATATTGGCATTGTTGGGTATGTGATTCTAAGGGTAGGAGTATTCAATCCTTACTTTATAAACTAAATGTTGATAAGAGTGAATTAGCAAGAATTCATTCTATATATGGTGAGTATAAACCAAAACGAAACGAATTAGAAGTAGAGAAGATAGTTCTCAGACTTCCAAAAGAATTCAAAACACTTTCTAAAAAACCTAAATCAATTAATCCGATTTATAATCAAGCAATTCATTATCTCAAACAAAGAAGTATTTCTATGGATGAGGTTTTGAAATATAACATTGGTTATTGTGAGGAAGGATTGTATAGTGGTAGAATAATTATTCCATCTTATAATGAAGATGGTGAATTAAACTATTTTATTGCTCGTTCTTTTTATGAAGATGAGAAGATGAAATATAAGAATCCACCTGTTAGTAGGAATGTAATTGTATTTGATAATCAAATCGATTGGAAAGAACCTATTACATTAGTAGAAGGTGTTTTTGATTCATTCTCAGTTAAACGAAATGTGATTCCTATTTTAGGAAAGTTTATACCTCGAAGTTTACAAAACAAAATTAAAGAGAAGGGTGTAAAGGAAATCAACATATTGTTAGATTCCGATGCAGTAGATGATTCTACCAAACATGCAAACTATTTTATCAAAAATGGTATAAAGGTAAAGAATGTTATACCTGAAGGTGGTGATGCTGGAGATTTGGGATTTGATAAAATCAATAATTTGTTAAAAGAAACCGAAGAAACCGGTTGGGATGATTTAATCCTTTCAAAACTAAATAATATATGATAGTAGAAAAAATCTACCATTTAGCGGATTTACATATTCGTAATCTAAAAAGACATAAGGAATATAGAGAAGTATTCCAAAAATTCTTAAACAACGTAGATAAAGATAACATTGAGAATTCAGTTATCTATTTAGCTGGTGATATTGCACATGCAAAAACTGAAATGAGTCCTGAGTTAATCAGAGAAATCAGTTGGTTCTTAACTGAGTGTGCAAATAGAAAACATACATTCTTAATCACTGGTAATCACGATTGTAACTTAAACAACAATTATAGATTGGATGTACTCACTCCAATTGTAGAAAACTTAGAAAATGATAGAATCCACTACCTCAAAGATACTGGTGTGTATCCCTTCCATAACATTACTTTTGTGGTTTATTCGATACTCGATAACAAAGAGAATTGGCCAAAGGCAGAAGTGGTAGAAGGTGAGAATACTATTTGTTTATTCCACGGACCCGTTAATTTAGCACAAACTGATATAGGATATACTGTATCATCTAACTCTTTCACAACTGATATGTTTGAAGGATTCGATATGGTGATGTTAGGTGATATCCATAAAAGACAAACATTAGGTTCATCAACCATTGCATATGCTGGTTCTATGATTCAACAAAACCACGGCGAATCATTAGAGAAGCATGGTTATCTATTATGGGATGTTGAAAGTAGAACATTCGAAGAGGTTGATTTACCAAACGATTATGGTTTCTATACATTAGATGTAAACAATGGTGTAGTTCCAACAGTTACTAATATGCCAAAGAAACCTAGATTAAGAGTTAGAGTTTCAAATACTGACCCTTCTCAGATTAAAAAGGCATTAACAAAAATTAAAAAACAATATAAAGTACAAGAGTTCACTGTTACTCGAATGGATACTTTATCTAAACAAAAGACTGGTAACTTTGATGATAAGTTAGCAATTGGAAATGTGAGAGATGTTGAATTCCAAAATGAACTGATTAAAGATTATTTGGAAAGACAATATTTGGCAGATGATGATACTATTGATAAGATAAAACAAATCAACAGACAAATCAACACAAAGTTAGTTGATGATGATGTAACACCTAATATACAATGGGTTCCTAAGCAATTTGAATTTTCTAATATGTTTTCCTATGGTGAGAACAATAAGATAAGATTTGAAAACACTAATGGTATAGTAGGTATATTCGCTCCTAATGCTTCAGGTAAATCATCTTTATTCGATGCACTATCCTTTTTTATATTCGACAAAACAAGTAGAACCTATATAGCAAAGAACATTCTTAATAATAGAAAGGGTAACTTCTATTGTAAATTACACTTTCAAATAGAAGATGTAGATTACTTTATTGAGAGAAGAGCAAAGTTAATCAACAAAGGGAAAAATCTAAAAGTAGATGTATCCTTTTGGAGAGAGGATGAGGGTGGTATCCACTCCTTGAATGGAGAGCAACGGAGGGATACCAACTCCATCATTCAACAATACTTAGGAACGTATGAAGATTTTGTACTAACTACACTTTCACTTCAAGGTAACAATTCCCTATTCATTGATAAATCACAAAGTGAGAGAAAAGAAATCCTTGCTCAATTTATGGGTGTGGATATCTTTGATAAACTTTACTCACATGCTTATAATGAGAATAGAGATAACGCTTCCTTAATACGAAAGTTTAAGAGAGATGATTTTACTCAACAATTAGCTGATATACAAATTGATTTAAAGAGAGCAGAAGCTGAATACAAATTAGAAGAAGTTAGTTTAACTACTGCTAAAGAAGTAGTAGAAAAGCACAATCAGAAATTAATCTCTCTCAACGAAAAGATTGTAAAAGTTAAATCCGATAACTATTCTTTAGAAGAATTACAAAACAAAAAATCGACTTCGGAAACTTCGTTAACCGAATTGTTATCTCAAAGAGATAAGATACAATCTAAGATTGGAGAGTTTGAGGAAACCCAAATCCAATTAGAAGAAAAAATAGATTCATTTGATGAGGATAAAATTGATGAGGGTCTAGCGGAATATAATGAGGTGGGATATGAACTTACACTCGTTGAAAACAATATTGAAAAACACCTTATAAAGAGTGAATCCTTTAATGAGAGAAAACAACATTTGGATTCCCACAAATACAATGAAGATTGTGATATTTGTATGGAGAACTCACAAACTATCTTAGAGCAAAAAGAAAAGGTAGAGAGTGAATTGGAAACCATCAAATCAGAACTAAGTGATTTAGAAAACAAACAATCTGAGTTGGTATCTAAACGAAAAGAGTTAGCTCCATTTGAGTTAGAATATAAAAAGTTGAATAAACTTAAAGAAGATGAAAACAAAGTAAGTAGAGATATTAACATACTTATCAACAAGTTATCAACATTCGAAACTCAAGAAATCAAACTAAATAACGAACTTCTTCAAGTTACACAACTTATTGAGGATTATTTGGATAATGAAAAACAAATTAATAAGAATAAAGAACTTAGAGATGAGATTGTTGATGTAAGACATAAGTTAGGCAAATCAAAACAAATCTTATCAAATAGTGAAGCAGATATATTAGTACTAAATGGTTCAGTATCTTCTTTAAAGAATCAAAAGAAAACTATCGAAGATAGAATAGATGAAGTATCTAAGTTAGAAGAACAATTTGGATTGTACGAATATTATCTGAACGCTTTAGGAAAAGATGGTGTATCGTATGAACTGATTTCCAAAGCATTACCAATGATTGAAGGTGAAGTAAACAATATCTTAGGTCAAATCGTAGAGTTTGGATTACAATTAGAGATGGATGGTAAGAACGTTAACGCTAACATCGTTTATGATGACCAGAAATGGAGTTTAGAGATGTGTAGTGGTATGGAGAGGTTCATTAGTGGATTAGCCATTAGAATCGCTCTAATCAATGTATGTAATCTTCCTCGCCCTAACTTCTTAGTAATTGATGAAGGGTTTGGAACATTAGATAATGAGAATCTAACATCATTGTATATGTTGTTTGCATATTTGAAAACACAATTTGATTTTGTGATGATTATATCACATATTGATTCAATGAGAGATGTAGTAGATTCCCTTATGGAAATTAAAAAAGTAAATGGATTCAGTAACATTAAATTTTAGTAATGAATAAAATAGGAATAATAGGACAAGGGTTTGTTGGTAATGCAGTTTATCAGAAGTTTAAAAAATATTATCAAATATTAACATATGATTTAGATGAAACAAAAGCAACAGCAACCGAAGAAGAAGTATTAAGTTGTAATGTACTATTCCTTTGTTTACCAACACCTATGCATATGGGAACAGGTGAATGTGATATTTCAATTGTAGCAAGTATCTTAGGAAAAATAATTAACTTAAACCAACGAAAGGTGGTTGTAATCAAATCAACAGTACCACCATTAACAGTTGCATCTTTTAATAAGATAACACCTAAACATATACAAGTCGTATTTAATCCAGAGTTTTTAACTGAAAGAAATGCAGTTGAAGATTATAATAATCAAAAAAGAATTATATTGGGTGGACCAAGACCAGCAACAACAACTTTAAAACGAATCTTTTCAAAAGTATTTCCTAAAGCAGATATAATTAAAACCGATTCAACCCACGCTGAGATGGTAAAATATTTAACTAATACATTCCTCTCAACTAAAGTATCATTTGCTAATGAAATTTATCAATTATGTGAAAAGGTAAATATAGATTATGATAAGGTTGTAGAATATGCAACTTATGATGAAAGATTAGGAAAATCACATTGGATGGTTCCTGGTCACGATGGTGATTTTGGTTATGGTGGGCATTGTTTCCCAAAAGATTTATCTGCACTAATTCATTTAGCAAATAGATTTAAAACAACTACAAATGTTTTAGAAGCAGTCAAACAAACAAATGATAAGGTTAGAAATAATAGAGATTGGGAACAAATGAAAGGTAGAGCGGTTAGCTAGACCTTAAAATGTTTTGTGGTTGAGTTTGTTTTGGTGATACTTTTTCTTTTATAAGAGATTCTACTAACCCATTCATTTTGTATCCTTTATCTCTACAAAAGGACTTTAATAATTGATGAACTTCAGCATCAATTTGTAACATTGCATATTTTTTATTCATTTCTTTAGAACTCTTTAGTTTTCTTTAGAATAAATATTCTAAATTAATTTTTTCAAATATTTATAATGGAATTAACGGAACTATTTCTTAATGGCAAGAATAAAAAAATATTCACCCGAACAAAACTTATCATCATTTCAGACATTCATAGAAGATGAAACTCCAAATTCGGATTACTTTAGAATAACCGAATTTAAGGATACATTTACTGGTGGTAAGAATGGATTTTTAATAGAGGGTTCAGAATACCTAAAAGAATCAACTGAAATAAAGATTGAACTTTTAGATGTTGCTGGAAACCCAATCTATTTTGAACCAGGTAATGGTATTCCAGAATACTATGAGGGTATATCTAAACTAATAGCTGTTTACATTTATAATGATACTCCAATTGGATTGGGTAAGATTACTGTTTTAGGTGAACTAAAGGAGTATGATGATAATGGTGTAAAACGAGAAGTTCCAAATCAATGGAAAGGTGCCTATAATGTTAAGTGGGAAAGAACCTTTCAAATCAATAAACTATTAGCTAACGAAGATAAAGTTAGATTCTATCGTAGACCTGAGGTTACCATAGATGAAATAGTAAAACCAATCTTTAGTGATAATCCACCAGTAGTAACACAAACTGGAGTAGTAGATGGTATTCCATTGGTTCCAAACGCAGGAACTGATTTAAGTAATTTTACATTACCTACAAATTATAGATTAAAAATTAAGAGTGGAAATAAATGGACAGGTTCAATTGATGAGGAAATCATTACATTTGATAATATTAATTATGCTCCAAAAATTAAAGAAATTGTAAATGAAAATGAAATAATTGTATCTCCTCCATATGCGGAAAACAATATTGTAACATCATTTACAAATGAAAGTTATTCATTAGAATTTCCATATATAGAAAATGTAGCTGATTTAGCAACTGCACTAACTGGTTCATTTGCTAAGATTAGTATTACTGATATGAAAACTTTTGTAGGTGATGCTGCAAGAGTAAAAGTATTTAGAAGGTCTCAATCAAACTTAACTGATTTCGAATTTGTGCAAGAAATACAATTAGAATCAAATGAGGTATTAAGAGATATAACAACCTTCGCTAAAAAAGAAGAACCTTATGGATTCTTCACACAACCAGTAATAGATGAATATTGGGTAACATCATCAAATGATTTTAATGTAACATTTAATCAAGATGTATTATATAACTCAGCAAAATTAAATTCATCACCTGATAACTTTTTCTTTACTACTGAAAGTTTTTCAATTCAGAATGGTGTAGAATATACTTTAGATTTTAATGTAAGAAAAGGAGAAAATACTTCTGGTGATTATTTAAAAGTATTTTTAAGTGGTTCTAATGGTAGTACACCAACATCACAAACAATAACAACAATTAATTCATCAAATGGTATTTTACAAAAAACAAATATCAATGAAAATATTATAGCAGATACTTTTGATTCTGCACGATTATACTTTGAAGTAAGTGGTAGTGATTGGTATGTAAACAATGTTAGTTTAAAAGCATCTCAAGAAACTTCATTTTCGCCTGATGAAATTACATTCGTTCAACAAGTACCAAAATTCTTAGTAACCGAAACATTTGATTATCGATTTGAATTTTATGATATCAATAATAATTTTATTCCTGTTAGAGTTGAAGATACAAAAACATTTAGTGGTGGTAACACAAACTTATTTGAAAAGGATATAGAAATTACACCTGATAATTTATATTTCTCATTTGATTCAGCATCAAATCCAGCTAACGCAGTACCACCTCTAACAATAGCAATTGATGTTGAGACTACATTGGTAACTGGTTCTATAACTTATACATCTGGTGCGTTTGATTCATTTGGTAACTTATTATCATCATCACAATATGTTGGTGGTATTTATCCTGGTTACTTAACTAATTGGGATGTAGATGGTGGTAGAGAACCATTTTTGAGAGTAGAAGATTTCACAGGTTCAAGAGATGATATCTCAGTACAATTTATTAGATATACTGGTGCCATAGAAGGTGTTTCTGATACCTTCATAATTAGTAGAGTTGAAGATGGTAAAGGTGGAGTTAGTTTTGAGATAGTACCATTTAGAGGATTACAAATTAAAAACAAAGAATCAAAAACATTAGAGATTCAAGCAGTAAGGGTTGATGGTATAAATCGTATAAATTTAAGAAGTGGATTAGAAAAAGATTTTTCTGAAGCTAAACTTCATGTACTTTCATCTTCATTAGATGGATTAACTGAAGTAAATACATATGTATCACTTTCACAAGCAATCACAAATCCTGATTTCTTAGAAGGTGTAACCGCTGGTGAAACTGGTAGTGGTGAAATTGATTATAATGCTATCTTTGATAGAGATGCAATTGATAATGAGTTGACAGTTTATCTTATGGATGGACCAACAACCGAATCTATTTTAACATCTGAAATTCTAACTGATTTAAAAGATGGTTTGAATCCTGGTTTGGTAACCTCAACCGCAGACCAATTTAATATAAAGTATAAACCAAGAGAAGCATTCTCATTTGACCCGACTCAGATAATTGTAACATCATCATTCCAACAAAGAGGTAGTACGTTGAATCCGTTAACTGCTAGTTTGGTTGTAAAACCATCGGCATCGATTCAACCTTTAACTGAACTACCTGAGTTATTTGTATTTTATGATACTGGTGCATTTGATGATACAATAACAGTAGCTGTTACTAATGTTGTTGGTGATTCAATAGATAGTGGTGTACCTGGAGATAGTGTTCCATATTATACTGCTACTCAAACAAAACAATTAAACTTTGAATTTACATATACTGAACCAATTACTTCAGCATCTGTAACTGCAAATAAAACATTCTTTATTACGCCTGATGGTTTACCTGGTCAAGATTCTATTGTTATTGATATAGACCCAAATCCAATAGCATTGGGTTCAAATCATAAAGGTGATGTTTACAACTATGGATTAGCTGATACCGATGTACAAATAACACAAGGTGATTTATTTTTAATAAATACTGGTAGTGGTAATCCTGGTACATTTACAACAACATCGGTTGTACCTACTAATATAGTTTTCGAAACCTTAGTTGGTGATTCAACAACAACAATGAGTTTGTCTGGATTCGAAACAATGTCAGCACTAAGTGCAAGTGTACAATTTGATTTTAATATATTTCCATACTTTACTGCATCATTAGTAACTGCAAGTAAAATACAAAAGTTTACAAAGATAGTAGATGGTGGTGGTCCAATTGAAGTAACATTAGACCCAATTGCTAACGCATTAAATGCAGATGAAATAGGATTTGTTTCTGATTATTCAAGCGCAACAACTGAAGTATTTATAAAACAAGACGATGAGTTCTTCTTCTATGATGAATACGATGGTGGTAGACCAGGTACATTCGTAACTGCATCCATATCAGCATCAAACATAGAATTTAGTGAACTATCATCTTCATTTAGAGATTTAAGTGTATCTGGTAGTATATCTTCATCTGGTGGAGAAGTATTACACTTTAAAGGATTTGGTGGATTGGCAAACAACCAACCATCTGCTAGTATTACATATAACTTTAAGGTTTATCCTTATTCATTGACTGCTGGTGTAGCTGGTGTTCCGAGAATAGTTTCAAAAACACAAACATTTTCAAAAGTAAATGATGGAACTGCTGCAAGAAAGGTTAGTTTAGTAGCTAGTAGTGATACTGTTATTTATGATGGTGATGGTGTTAAAGTAGCACCTTCGGGTGATATTGTATTATCAGCAACCGCAATAAATGTAACTGGTTCTGCTTTCTTTAAATTCTTAAATGTTGATGGTTCTACGGTACAGGCATCATCTACAAATAATACAGCAACTGTTGGTGATTTACCAGCTACTGGTTCAACAAAAACATTTACAGTTGAATTAAGAGATGGTAACTCTGCTGGAACAATAGTGGATACTGATAGTGTAACTCTATCTGGTATAGCAGAAGGTTCAGCTGCATACTCAGTAGTATTATCAAATCCAGCATCTTCAGTAACTGTTGAAGTTGATGGTACAACTTATTTTGATAATGCTGGAACTTTACTCAGAGCATACAAAGGTGGAACGGAATTACAATATGTTGAACAATATAATGAACAAGCAGTTGACCCAGTAACATTTTTACCAATAGGTACATTCGGACAATTTTCAGCATCTATACATGAGATATCATCATTTTTAACACAAGGTACTTTAAGAGATTCAAAAGAAATAGTATCTTCTTCTGGTGAATTATATGCTAGTTCATCTGCTGTAACTAATTGGAATTCACCTCAACAAAATACACAAGGATTTATTGTATTTAAAATTGATTTTGAAAATGGTAGGGGTGAACAATTTGTACAACAATCATTCTCAACTGTTTTTGAAGGAGCAACTGGACCTGGTATTGTTGTGAGGGGTGAATGGGATGAGGAAATAGCATATATATTCGATTTAACTCAAAAAAGAAGAGATGCTGTATTTAGAGAAATTAGTGATGAGGTTCACTATTGGGCAACTACTGAAGAATTAATAAACAAATCAGAATATACTGAAGAATCTGATGGATTGGGTAATGATGATGGTATTTATACTGCTCAACCTGTTTACTCTGCTGGACCACCTGCAACTCAAGAAGGTGATATTGATGCTGGGGGATGGCAATATTTAGGTCAACAAGATTTCTTCGTTGCTGCTAAGTTAGCAATCTTCGAAGAATCATTTGTAAAAAATACAATCAATGTTGGTGAACCACCTCCTGGAAACGTTAACGCAAATATAGCAATTGTTGGTGGAACGGATGAACCTTACATAGCGGTTGGACAAACTGGTACTCAAGGATTCGGACAGCCGGGTGCATTCTTAGGAGTAACCAATGATATGGGTGGAGCAGGTGCTGGAACCAATAGTACATCTGGGATACTTTCACTAACGGGTACAAATAATGGTGGAAGTTATAACCAATTAAAATGGGATGGTGAAACTTTAACAATTAGAGGTTCCATAAGACAAACATCTGCTGGTGCTACAGAACCAACATTAAGAGGTATATGGGCTACTGCTACAGTTTATGCCGCTGATGATTTGGTTATCTATAACGGACAAAGTTGGACAGCAAATTCAGCACATACATCTGATGTAAGTGGTGATGCTACCGATGGACCTCCAGCAGTAGGTCCTTGGACTGCTGCATCTGGAACTGGTAAGACTGTTTCATTATCAGCTAATACTTTTGTAATTGCATATGACCAAAATGGTAACAATCCATCACCATCTTCAATTAACGTATTTGCATCATCATCTAACTTCATAGACCCTTATTTTAAATTTACTGGTGGTGGTACTAACTTTACTGATGAAACTACATTTACTGATGGTTCTGATACTAACAATGATATTGTAAGTAGTATTGATTTAAGTGGAACAACAATATCAGATATGCCTCTTCAATTTAGAGTTGGTGTAGCTGATGGTGGATTAAGTGGACAAGACCAAACCGAACTAATTAGTGATGTAATTAACATATTTGGTGTTAAACCAGGTTCGGATACTGAGCCAAATTTCTTTATTACTCCAACTGCTGGTGGTACTCAAATAAAAAATAGTAGTGGTAATATTACACTACAAGTTCAAAAAGCAGATTTAAATGGAGTAGCTAATATAACATCTGGTACTGATGCACGAATTTATGATGGTAATACATTACTTGCTGTACAAACTGGTGTTACTGATGCTGGTAATGGTGTAGTTTATAATCCAACCATTGACAAAGACTTCATTAATGGAACTAAAACACTTTTACTAAAAGATGGCAGTACCCCAACTCCACAGGTATTAGATTCAATAACATTATTGGATGTAACCGATGGATTAGGTGGTGGTTCATTTATCGCATCAAACTTAAAAACATCAAGAGACTCGATAACTAATATCTATACCCCAACTACATTAACTGTTCAGGCATCTTTCTATGATACGTCTGGAACTGAATATACAAAGAACGTAACAATAACACCAAATTGGAGTGGTACAGTAGACCAAATGAAAATAGGTACTGCAACGGGTGCATCTCAAATTACAATTACAGCCGATGATGGGGATGGTACTTCAATGACTCTTGGAGATACAAATTATACCGATACTAAAGATGTTGTAGTAACTGCAGTATTTACTGACCCTGCTACTTCTCAAACAACCACAATAAACGAAACATTCTATATTATATCTGATGGAGCAGATGGTGTTGATGGAATTACTGTAATTAATACAAACCAAGCACACTCATTACCAGCTTCATCTGCTGGTGTGGTTTCATCATATACTAATAGTGGTACGGAGATACGAGTATTTGAAGGTGTAACTGCACTAACAAAAGTATCCTCAATTGGAGCTGGTACAGGTGTATATACAATTACGGCTACTCAAAGTCCAGCATCTACTATGAATACACCATCTTTTGGTGGTGGTGGTACAACTACTGCAACGGTTGCTGATTTTACTTCTATGGATAACAATGAAGATACAGTTACCATAACTTATAATATTTCAGGTATAAGACTTTTAGGAGATGCGTTTACAGCAACAACAACACAAACTTTAACCAAAGTAAAAGATGGTACAGATGGTGCTGATGGGGATGCATCTGGTATTGTATATGCTGGGGCTTGGAAAGTTGGTACAAATAACACTTATAATAATCCAACCGAATATCTTTCTGGTGATTTAAAATATGTAGTTAAATATAATGATGGAAGCGGGGATAGGTTTTATACTACGGAAATAGAACACTATCATAGAGGAGATTGGGTTGCAAACACACAAGATTATGCTATAAATGATATCATATTTAACCCAGTAGGTACAAATGGTTCTGATAATACATATTATGTGGCTAATAGTTCAATAACTGGACAATCAAGAACAACAAACCCACAAGCAAGCTCTCTTTGGACTTCTTTAGGTGCTGCATCAAACTTAGTACCTATGAATGGTGGTGGTGGATTACAATTAGATGGTGATGATGCATTCGCAATATTTGGAGCACAATTTACTTCAGTTGCAACTGATATCCTTTTTGCTGAAGATGTTTATGCTAATAGAACAATAAATGTTGGTACGGGTGAAAATAATAAACCTGTTATATCACTTAACGCTGATACTGAAAATGGTAGTGCTTCTCCATTTATTTCAATTGGACAGGCAACTCAATCATTTGAAGAAGATGGTATCTTCATAGGATACCCAAGTGGCTCAGCTGCGCCTGTATTATCACTGGTAAGTGGTTCAGATTTTATGATATATAATGATGGTGTAATTGCATTATCAAATGCAGCACTGTTAGGTACAGGTTCAAATTCAATAATAAGAGGACCCGGTCTTCAAATAGGATATGATTTAACTACACAATATACTGAAGTTGATAATCGTTCATATAATTTCACCGTTACTAAAGATGGTATTGTAAATGCAGTTGATGCATTTATAAAAGGAACAATAGATGCTAATGATGGTAACATAGGACAGTGGGTAATTACACCACGTGAGTTAGATTCTAATGGTAACCCAATTGATGGAACTGGTGGTATCTTGCAAGATGATGATGGTGAAATACGATTTGACCCTAACGTAGGGGAAATCCAAATTTATAGTGCATCTCTTGTTACTCAAAGTTTAGATTATCCAGCAACATCCTCAGTTACAGTTCAAAATAGTAAATTTTATATAGATTATGGTGATGGTGCAGAAGAGGCACCAGTAATTTATTTGGAAAGAAGTGCATATGGAGATACTGGTACTGGTGGTACAGTTCAAAATAGAGGATACTACTTTGATTTATCAGATTCATCATTGGATACTCATGAATTTAGTTTTTCAATGAGGGAAAATGGAATAGGTACATATGGTGGAAGATACAATAAATCAACAACATTGACTACATCTGAATATCAGCAACCTTTCTTAATTATAACAAGTAGTGCTGATCCTGGTAATGCTGGTGCATATATTCAAATTATTCCATCTGCTAGTATGGAATCTCCGTGGGCTGGTGGTAACGGATTAGTTGGAGACCCATCCTCAATGGAATTTTGGTACTATTGTGAAAACCACGTTGGTATGGGTAATAGAACCTATATCTATAATGATGGTTTTGCATATGATGGTGTTCCTGAATATACTGAAAGAGTAACAATTGGAAGCCAAGATGCATTTACAGAGACTGATGCTGGTGGCGGTACATTTACATTTGCACAATCGACCTCACAGCATTTTTATAAAAATGTGATTGGAATTAGTACTACTAGTCAATATGGTTTTTTAGAAAATGCTAGTGAGGACCAAAATTCAATTTTCTCAGCCAATGTGGCATTAGATGCAGGACCAGTTTTACTTACTGATATTGATTATCCATCATTGCATTTAGATGCTACTGGTATTGTTGAAGGAGAATTTAATTCACCATCACCAAATTATTCACCATCAGTTGAAGGCCAAGTTCATGGTGGAAATCAAATTTTCGGTGGAAATTCATATGGGTCTAGAGCAATATATCAGTATTTGGAATTATGGAATGATGATACAAGTACATTAGTAGCTACCAAATATTTAAGCGCTTTAAATGTATATGGAGCTAACGAAGCATTCTATTTTTGGCAAGCCTCAAGTAGTGGTGGTGGGGGAATTAATTCCGTAGTTGGTACTACTGAAATTACTTTAGAAGATGGTAATACAAAGTTAGCAAAAGATATTACTTTAGATGATAAAATTTTAGCATGGGATAGTGATACTGATAAGTGGGTATCGGCAAGAATATCTAAGATTAAAAAATCAAATGTAAGTGAAATTTATAAAGTAACTATTGATGGTAACGAAATTGAAGTATCAGATTCTCATAAATTTTGGTTGTTTGGTAATCAAAAAAATTCAGGTCAAATAATAGTATCAGAATTATATAAATATAAATTAGCTGGCAATCCAATGACACAAGATCATTTAAAATTGTGGGTTAAGGATGGTGATTCTAAAAAGAAAGTTGCTATAACTAATATTAGAAAAATTGAAAAAGAAGAAGAGGTAATAACTTTTACTGTACCAAACTATGTAAACTATATTTCAAATAATATTATTTCTCACAACGTATTTGGTTCTTTATCATGGAATCAGCAAAATTTCAGTTATGGTCAGTCAAATCAAGGACTTCGTACTGTAGCTGGAGGTACTAGCAATTTCGATGTAGAAATACCTAATACTGGTAATTATAAAGTTAGATTTAGAATTAATCTTAGGTCAAGAGCATCAACAAGTGTAACAGTATCTGCTAATTCTAGTGCAACTACAACTACAACTTATGGTGTATCCAATTTTGTCTTTGATTCAGATAACACCAGTGCAAAGGGTTATTTAAACAATGGAAGCAAAAGTACTGTTGTTCCATACCAAGATACTATTAGTATTCAAAAAAATAATAATTTTATTGAAATACTTCCTGCGGGAATACAAGTAGTATCTGGTACAGGTAGATTCACTAGACTACATAGAAGAGACCAAGATGCAACTGAAGTTGAATTAGTAGAAGTAGTTGATGGTGCTATAAAAATAGAATCAAGAAATCAAATATCAGGTGGTACAAGCACTAATGATAAAATGGCTCTTTCAATAGCTGGTAATATTAAACCTACACCTCACGCTGCATATGGAGATACATCTGGATGGAACTTAGGTGCCAGCTCTAACTATTTTAGAGAGGGGTGGATGCGAGAATTAAATGGAACTCCAATTGGTACAATGCAATTAGTTGCAGCATGTTATTTTGGTGTAAGTACATCTGGAAATATTGAAGGACCTTACAATGACCATAATGTTTCGAGTGTAACTAGGGCATCAAAGGGAGAATTTACGGTAACACTTACTAGTACAACTGGTTTTAGTTTATCAAGTGGATTGGGATTTGCAAATGGATATGGTAGAAATGGTAGTACTGATAATGGACCTGGAACAAATTTGGGAGATAATGAGTTCTCTTTTAATACTGGTGTAAAGGTAAAAACTTCTAATGTTGAAATAAATGTTAAAGATAATAACGGAGACCAGGATAGAGACCCAAATATTGTATATTTTGTTTTATTCTCAGATTAATAATTAAAAGAAAAATTATGGATAAGTTGTATTTTATATTTGAAACTTCACAATCACTTTCTGATACGGGAATTGGTTCAATTACCGAACAAAAAGTAAGTGAATCAAATGATGTTTATAGAAATAGAATTAATTGGTGTGCTAAAAAATCAGTTTCTGAAAATTGTAGATACCAAATAATATCAGAATCCCAATTCCCACCTGATTTTGATAATTATGCTTGGGATTACACCAACAATGATGGTATTGGTTTACAAAATTCATTTACTCAAAGTTGGGATGAGTTTTTAACAGAAAATACATCATTATGAGTTGGTCATTAGATAAAACAAAAGCATTGGAAAACTTTTTAAAAGTTTTTCGTGAACATAGAGAACGAAAATTCAAACAATTGGATATAGAATTTATGCGTGCATTAGAAACGTATGATACGGATACTCAACATTCTATAACTTTACAAAAAAATACTTTAAGAAATTTTCCATCTACCATTACTTTAGATTCATTTTCAACACTTGATGAGTTAAAAGCATACTGGCCTACATCATCTTTAGATACACCACCAAATTGGTAATAATTTTTCGTAAAACAAAACTTATATATACTTATATATAAACAAAGAAATACAATGGCACAAAAAACAGAAAACTTAGATAAGGAAATTTTAGAAAGATTAAAATTCCTTAGAGATGAAACTGATAAGATTGTAATCTTTTTAGGACAAATGGCTGTTCAGAAAAGAGCTCTCAATAAAAAACTAAATGAGATTTCTGATAATGAGGAAAAGTACGGAGCAATGAATGATAAGTACATATACGAATTAGAAGAAAAATTGGGAGAATTAGATAAAAAGTACAAGAATGGACAGATTGACCTAGATAAAGGTACGATAACTGTTGAAGAATAATTTGGATAATTAAAATTATTTTCGTATCTTTACATTGTAAAGTGCATCTAAGCATCTAAATAGGTTATGGTAAAGAAAAAACTACTTTATGTAGCATCTCATCTTTCAACGGGTGGAATGCCACAATATCTTCTTAAACAAATACAAACTTTTAATAATGAGTTTGATATTCAAGTTGTAGAATACAATGACCATAGTGGTGGTGTATTTGTAGTTCAAAAAAATCAAATCGGTGATTTAGTAACTCTTCATACTTTATATGAAGATAAAGGAAATTCATTTATAAAGCTTATAGATGATATAAAGCCCGATATTATTCATTTTACTGAAATACCAGAACATTTCATAGACCATTCAACATTAGATAAAATTTTTGGAAACAAAAAGAGAAAGTTTGATATAGTTTGTTCAACACATGGTTCTTTTACAAATCCGGATAAAATTAAATATCATCCAGATAGATACATTTTAGTATCAGAGTGGAGTAGACAAAGATTCGAACATTTGGGAATAGATACTAAAGTTTGGCAATATCCTATTGAAGATTTTAAATATGATAAAGATAAAGCCAAAGAAGAACTAGGTTTTGAAAAAGATTGGAAACATGTTCTTATGGTTGGTTTATTTTCAGTTGGTAAAAACCAAAGTGAAATATTTGATGTAGCTAGATTATTAGAGAAGTATAAAATTAAATTTCACTTTGTAGGAAATCAAGCAATTAATTTTGAAGATTATTGGAAACCACTTATGGATTTCAAACCTAAAAATTGTGTTGTATGGGGTGAACGAAATGATACTGATAAATTCTATAAAGCATCTGATTTATTTTACTTTAGTTCAACATTAGAACTTAATCCACTTTCAATCAAAGAAGCCCTTTCATACGGCTTACCATCTATATTTAGAAGATTACATACATTTTTAGATACATATGATAATACTGATTTGGTAACTTATATCGATGATGATATTCATAAAACAAAAAATTTATTATTAGAAACCTTACAACCAGAGTTCAATGAAATTCCTGGTTGGTTCTCTTATCAAAAATTATATGATGAAGTAATTGAAAAATTACCAAATAATTCAAACGTAATAGAGCTTGGTTCTTGGATGGGAAAATCAACTAACTATTTTGCAACTAAACTAAAAGAAACAAATAAGAATGTAAGATTTACTGCTATTGATACATTTAAGGGTTCGGTTGGATATGATAACTTATTACATAGAACAATGTTAAAACCATTTGATAATGATTTATATACTGAGTTTTCTAATAATTCAATTATATCAAATAACTTCGATGATATACAAATAATAAAGGATACATCAGATAATGCTAAAAATCTTTTCCTAAACAATTCACAAGATTTCATAATGGTTGATGCTGGACATGAATATGATGATGTTAAAAATGATATAAACAATTGGTTTTATAAAGTTAAACCAGGTGGTATAATTGGTGGAGATGATTTTGGAACTAATTTGTTTGAGGGATTAACTAAAGCAGTTGATGAATATTTTTATGGACAAGTAGAAACAAAAGAGGGTTGGGTTTGGTATAGAAAAAGACCTCGTATTCAAATTATCCATATGATGACAAACCCAAATGATATTAGAGAGAGAATTAGTGAGAAATCACTAAAACAACTTCAACGTTGGGGATTTGATTACAAACCTATGGTTAATGAAGTGTATAATGGAACACCACCTTCAGAGTTTTGTAGGAGACCTGATGATATATCCGATACTCCAATCTATAAAGGTGAGCAAGGTATAGGAAACATTACAGGCAGACATTATGGTTGTTATTTAGCTCATATAAATGCATTAAAAGAAATAGATACCGATAATTACGATTATACTTTGATATTTGAGGCAGATGCGTTTATTTATTCTAATCTAATAGATTTTGTAGATGTAGTTAACAAAGCATGTTTTATCTCAGAAAAAGATGATGTTCCATTTATTAGTTTTGGAGATAATCCATCTTGGACTAGATGGGAAGTTGATGAAACATTTAGAAAAACTGATTACAATCAAGATTGGGCTCATGCTTATTTAATACCAAATAGAGATAAACAATGGTATATGGATAGGATTGAAGATTGTGAATGGGATGTAGCTGATTTATGGTACAATCATGTATTCTATCATCACAAAAGATTAAGATACACAACAAACTATCCTTTTTCAAAACAAGCTGAAGGATTATCATTATTAGATAATACAAATAAAAGTTGGAAATGATTTACGATAATATAAAAAGAAATAATAATAACATAGTTGAAATAAAAGATTATGTAAAAGTAGATTATGTAAATGGTGCATGTGTTGAAATATTAGGTTCAGAGAATTTAACATATAGAGTTGAATTTATAGATAAAAAAACAAATTTTATACATTATGAAACTGAACTAAAAACAAATCATTGGGCTAAATCTAATATTAGATATTTCGTAGATTGGACAATTAGAGTTTGGCAAAACGATAAACTTGTAGTTGAAAAAAATTATAATGCAACTAATAAGCGAGTTTATATTGCACTAGATTCAAAAGCATTGGGAGATACATTGGCATGGTTTCCATATGTTGAGGAGTTTGGTAAACAACATAATTGTAAAATAGTTACATCTACATTTCATAATGATATGTTAAAAAAACAATATCCTAATATTGAGTTTGTGAAGCCAGGTGATGTTGTTCCTAATTTATATGCTATGTACAATTTGGGATTATTTTATAATGATGGTAGTATTGATTACTTTAAAAATCCAACAGACCCAAAAGAAGTTACTATGCAAAAAATGGCAACTGACATATTAGGATTGGAATATAAAGAAATAAAACCAAAGTTAAAAGATAGAAATGTTGAGAAAGATGATAAACTAATCACAATAGCAATACATGGAACTGCTCAACCAAAATATTGGAACAACCCAACTGGTTGGCAGGATGTAGTAGATTGGTTAAATGATAAAGGCTATAAAGTTAAATTACTTTCAAAAGAGGGTGATAACTATATGGGTAACACACACCCAAAGGGAATAATAAAACACCCAGAAGGACCATTAGAATCAGTTATGGATGAAATGGCTAAATCAAAAGCATTCATTGGTATTGGTAGTGGATTGAGTTGGTTAAGTTGGGCGTTAGGAACAAAGACAGTTTTGATTAGTGGATTCTCAGAGCTTTGGGCAGAAATGAAAGATTGTGTAAGAATCGGTTCACCTAAAGGAAAGTGTAGTGGATGTTTTAACCGATTAGGATTAGATGCTGGTGATTGGGATTGGTGTCCTGACCATAAGGGTACTAACAGACAATTTGAGTGTACTAAGGAGATTACTTCAGATATGGTAATAAGTGAATTAAAAAAGTTTTTATAAATGAAGATTTGGATTAATGGTTGTTTCGATGTTCTTCATCACGGACACTTTCAATTAATTGCACATGCAAAATCATTGGGAGAAAAATTAATGATAGGAATTGATTCTGATAGAAGAGTAAAAGAATCAAAGGGAGATAATAGACCTTTTCATAATGAAAAACAAAGAATATATAATCTACTTCAAATTAATGGAGTTAATGGTATTGTGGTATTTGATACCGATAAAGAATTATCTGATGCTATAAAAGAATACCAACCAGATATTTTTGTAATTGGAGAAGAATACAAAACGAAAGGTATTATTGGTAGAAAACATGCTAAGAAAATAGAATACTTCCCTAAAGTAGAAGGATTCTCAACAACTGGATTATTAGATGAGTAAAGTTTTATTAATAGGAGAACAATGTGATGATATCTTCATTTATGGAGATACACCCCGTCTTTCACCCGAAGGACCTGCTCCTGTATTTATTCCAAAAAGAGAAGTTTTCAATGGTGGAATGGGAATGAATGTATTAGCTAACTTAACATCATTGAGTATTGATGTGGATTTTCATCATCAAAAATCTCCCATTACAAAGACAAGACATATTCACGAATCATCAAACACTTTATTATTAAGAATTGATGAAGAAAAAAATATCGATAGGATAGGTAACAAACTACTTACCGATATAGATTATTGGGAATACCAAATGATTGTAGTTTCTGATTACAATAAGGGATTCCTAACCGAAGAAGATATAGCATATATCGGATTCAAACATCCAAATGTAATTTGTGATACAAAGAAGCAATTGGGTAATTGGTGTAAGGATTTACGATTCATAAAACTAAATCGTTCAGAGTTTGAAAATAATAAAGAATTTATTGAAAAAAACGATTGGATTTTAGAAAAGCTAATAATTACATTAGATAAGGATGGATGTATGTACAAAGGTATATCATATCCAACCGAAAAAGTAGAGATAATGGATATCTCAGGAGCTGGTGATACATTTGTAGCAGGGTTTGTTAAAATGTTATTAGATACTGATGATATTCCAAAATCAATACAGTTCGGAAATCGTTGTTCAGCACAAGTAGTACAAAAGAGAGGTGTTACAACAATAGATTACGAAAACTTATAATTTATATATTTATATACGAATTCAAAACAAATTAATTAATTTATAGTCATATGGCAAAAGAACAAAAAACATCGATTGATTTAAGAACGGCTGAATTATCAGAAGATAAGGTCAAAGAAATCAAAGGATATAATGGACAGTTACAACAACTAATGGGTCAAATTGGTGAGTTGCATATTAGAAAAAATCAATTACATTCTGATTTAGAAAGAATTGATGAGGCATTCACTCAAGCTGAAACTAACTTCAAAGAAGTTAACGCTGAGCTTAGAAAAGAGTTGAATAAGTTAGAAAGAGATTACCCAAGAGGTCAATTAGATTTAGAAAAGGGTACAGTTACTTATAACCCAGCTATTAAAGAACAAATGGAACAACAGGCACAACAAGGTGGACGAGGTGGAAACAACGGCGTTGACGGTGGCGAAGTTGTAGATTCTCCATTTGTTAAAGTATAATTGGTAAAAGTAATAAATTCTATATTTATATAGTACAAAGGAAATAGTACTATATCAGATGAACGAATTATCTCAATTCTTAATAGAAAGTATTTTAGGAGAAGCGGAGGGTGTAGACAACAAAGTTGTAGTCTATGCTGGCCGCTTTCAACCTTTTCATAAAGGTCATTACGCAACCTATTCCCACTTAGTAAAAAAGTTCGGAAAGAATAATGTGTATATCGGTACATCCAATAAAACCGATAATAATAAATCCCCATTCAACTTCAAAGAAAAGGTAATGATTATTACCAAAATGTTTGGGATTCCAAAAAACAAAATTGTTCAAGTAAAAAATCCGTATGTACCAACTGAGGTACTAACGAAGTTTGATAAAGATACAACTGCATTCATTACTGTTGTGGGTAAGAAAGATGCTGGTAGATTAGGTAGTAGAGGTAAGTTCTTTACCCCTTACAAAGATAACTTAGATTTCGAAGGATATGAAGATAAGGGATACGTTTATGTAGCACCTGAAGGTGCTGGTGGTGTAAGTGGAACTGAAGTTCGTAAGGGATTATCATCAGGTTCAGAAGAAGATAAGAAAAACTTTTTTACAAAAAGAGCATATCCAAAGTTTGATAAAAAGATATTTGATTTTATAACAAATACATTAAACGAAGATTTTACTATTTCAAAAGAAGTATTAGAAAATTGGTTAATTAGTTATGGAAATGATTTAATTAAGGAGGCATCAGCCACTATGGGTAAAACTGCAGTTGATGATGGACCTAATTATATTTTTCCAAATTATAATACATTCGATAGAGTTTCTAAGAAAAGAGCAGAGGCGGTAGGATATACTGTTTTATCACAAATTATGAGTGATGAACTTACTGATATAGACCCACATCCAATTTATCCTGAAGGACCTGTAAAAGCAGTAACTCCATATCCCGCAGGTGTTGCTGGTAAAACAACCGCAACTAACCAAAAGGATTTTTATGGTACTGATGCTTATAATAAATGGTTTAGACATGTAACTAGAATTGCTGGATTGGTAGGGTATTCTATAATAAATTTTGATGAATTAAAGGATGATAAAAAACAATCAACTAAAGATTTATCTAACGAAAAGAAACCACAAGGTAATGTGGTAAGTGAAGATATAAAACTTCCAGTAAAAATAGGAGATACAATTCTAACTGGTAGATTTAAAAACAAAAAAACAATCATCAAAACAATTGGTAAAGATGAGCATGGGATGCCAACTATAAATGGTAGAAAGGTAGTAAACTTTAGAATTGTTAAAGAAGGTACTGTTAATGAAATCCCAATGGCTGATTTGGTGAAGATTGATAAGTATGCTGATAAACAACTTAATCCAGTAGATATAGTTCTAACTGATAAACATTTCTTCGATAGGTTAACTGACCCAAGAAATAAAAAAGAAATATCACAAGCTGAATTAATTGGATTCTTTAAAAGATTAGGAAAGAAGAAAAAAGATTTTGTAAACTTCTTAGATTTATATGGACAGATTGTAGCAAAAGATAGTAGAAGTAAAATCAATATTCCATTTATGAAACAAGCGAATAAAGTAATCGCTAAAACCATAATGAGAAAGGATGATTTTAAAACATCAGACCCAGAATATAAATTTGAATCATTACCAACTAAAGTTACTGATAAGTTTAAAGCTGTAAAAAGTGGTAAACCTTCTTCAGAAGCTGAAAAGGATTTCAATGACCACCATACATATTCATCATATGCAAAGAGAGGTTCAATGGCTGAGCCAGATACAATTGATTTTGATGATGATGGTAAAAGCCCCGGTCATCAAGCAAACGATAAAAATACTAAGAAAAAAGGTTATGAACCTGTAACTGAAAAAATCAACTCCTTTTACTATGATGATTTAAAATCATATGTTTACAAAAGAAGAGGAGAAATAAGTAAAGTATTTAAGAATCTATCAGATAAACAAAAGGGTGAATACTTAGAAAAACTTTACATCAAATTATTTCAAGGCCCAACTTCAAGAATGGTACATAAAGATATCAAAGGTAAGGGTGGTGAATTATTAAAGATGTTAATAAAGGATAAAAGAGTTAAAGAAGGATTAGGGCATGGATATCCAGACCAAAAGTGGATGGATAAACATGAAAAAGAAATCAAAAAACTAAGAAAGAAATTTGATAAAGAAAAACTTCAGTATAATGAACCATACGCATTAGGTGGTGGTATTACTGAATCATTGATTTTGGAAGGAGGTGCTTATGGACATATGAATCACCCATTCGATACAGAAATCAATTTAACTTTTGGACAATTAAAAGATATAGTACAAAAAGCTTTAGAGGGTAATTTAGAACTCACTAGAGAAAAAACAGATGGACAAGCATTGGCAGTTAGTTGGAGAGATGGGAGATTGGTTGCAGCGAGAAATAAAGGACATTTGAAAAACAAAGGAGAAGGTGCATTAGATATTAATGGGGTGGCTGTGAAGTTTGCTGGAAGAGGAGAATTGGAAAAGGCGTATAACTTCGCAATGAAAGATTTAACGAAGGCAATATCTAAGTTGAGTGAAAAGCAGAGAGATAAGATTTTCAAAGGAGGAGCATGTTTTATGAATTTGGAGGTAATCTATCCAACTTCTGTTAATGTAATACCTTACGGACAAGCACTATTAGTATTCCACGGAACAATGGAGTATAATGAAGATGGTGTTGCTATTGGTGAAAACCAAGACGCCGCAAGAATATTAGCTGGTATGATTAAACAAGTTAATCAACAAGTCCAATCAGCATATACGATTCAAGGACCACCAGTTGTTCAATTACCAAAATCAAAAAATCTTTCATCAACTAAAGGAAAGTATAATTCACAAATATCAAAATTACAAAAGAAATTTAAATTAAAAGATAATGATGGAATCGCTGATTACCATCAAGCTTTTTGGATGGATTTTGTAAATAAGAAATCACCATCTAAATTAGATAACAAAACTCTAATGGGGTTAGTTAAGAGATGGGCATTCTACGATAAATCATTTAGATTGGATAAGAAAAATTTATCTGATGAAAAAACATTAGAATGGGCAAAGGGAATTGATAAGAATGACCACGCTAAGATGGCTAAGGATAATATAAGACCATTTGAAAATATCTTCTTAGGTTTAGGGGCTGAAGTACTTTCATTTATGAGTTCAGCACTAACTGTAAATCCTGATAAGGCAGTTAGGGATATGAAAAAAAGATTGGACAAGACAATAAAAGATGTTCAAAAATTAGGTGATGTTAAGAAAGTAAAAAAACTAAAATTAGAATTGGAAAGATTAACTTCTATCGGAGGAAAGAATAAAATAGTTCCAAACGAAGGAATCGTATTTGTATATGGTGGAAAGACTTTCAAACTAACAGGAACATTTGCACCCCTTAATCAAATACTCGGTTTATTTTACGAATAGTAAAAAACCCAATACTTATATATATGAATATATAAGTTACAAAATATGGCTGAGAAAAAATTCAATAAAAAATATATGCACCCAACTCGTAGAAAGTTGGTAAATATGATTCAAACCGGTGAATACCAAAAAGATAGTCAAATATCTTTATCGGATATCAAAGAAACAACAAAACGAGAAGTTGGTGATATTTGGGAAGAAAATGGTGTTGTTTATGAGCAAAAATCATATGGTAAGGTAAAACAATCTAAATTATCTAATGAACTTAGTAAAGTAAGAAAATACTTAGCAGAACAAACTAAGTGTAAGGGAGATGATAGCAAAAACAAAAAGTATTCAGCCGCAGATAAAAAATTAATAAATAAAACTGGATTTTGTGCAACTTGTTTAGCTGAAAGAGAAACGCAAATAAAAGTCGATGGATTATGGAAAGAGTATGAGGATTATAAGATATACTCTAATATGGCAGCATATGGAACCGATGTTTTAGAAAAATGGAACCAAGCATTAAATGAAGTTACTAATATTCATAAATATGTAAATGATGATGGTTCTATTGAAAAGTGGTCATCAAACGAAGATGTTCAAAATCTAAAAAAACAAATAGAAGCTGATATTGATAATGGTAGAAAAGAACTTATCGATGTTATAGAAAAAAGAAATGCTGCCTACGAAAAGTTAAAACCTATGAATTATGAACTTGTTAAAGAAATTTGATTTAAAAACAATAATGATAATGATACTATGTGTGGTATTGTTATTAAGAAGTTGTGGTGGTGAAGAAGAAGAAAAAGAAATAATAAACGTAGATGGTAAAGATTACGAACTGTTAGAACAAAAAACAGATACCATATATGTAGAAAAAGAAGTTAAGGTAACAAAGTATGTACCAAAGTATATTACAAAAGAAGTAATTAAAGAAGTGGAGATACCAGTAGATGTAGATTCACTTGCAATTATCAAAGATTACTTTTCAAAAGTAACAGTTAAAGATACATTAAATTTAACATATGATTTCCCAGATGTAGTTACTGATTCATTAGGTAACAAACCAAATGGAGATTTAGGCTTTGGTATTCTAACTGATGTCATTTCACAAAACTCAATTGAATCTAGAGAAATAGATTGGTTTTTTAAGATACCAACTGTTTATAATACAACGATTGTGAAAGAATTACCAAAGAATGAATTTTATTGGGGATTAAATGGTGGTTTCAACAAAGAAGATATAATCAGTAATGTTGGAGCTGGGTTAATCCTAAAAAATAAAAAGAATAATTTATTTCAATTAGGTTTAGGTATTCAGAATAACTCTAATACCTCACAATTAGCACCATTTATTACTGGTGGTATGTATTGGAAGATAGGAAAAAAATAAATTTAGTTTGGCTAAAAAAAAGGCATCATTAAAAGAAATTATAGCGGTAGAGTACAAAAAGTGTGCATCTGACCCTATTTACTTCATGCGAAAGTATTGTATGATTCAACATCCTGTTAGGGGTAAGATTCCTTTTCACTTATATCCTTTTCAAGAAGAAACATTAGTTGATTTTAAAAATCATAGATATAATGTTATTCTTAAATCCAGACAAACTGGTATATCAACATTAACTGCAGGATTTTCTTTGTGGAAAATGTTATTCAATGATGATTTTAATTGTTTGGTAATTGCAACAAAGCAAGAAGTAGCAAAGAACTTAGTAACTAAGGTTAGGGTAATGAATCACTATCTACCATCTTGGTTAAAACTAACAACAGTTGAAGATAACAAACTATCTTTAAGATATTCAAATGGTTCCCAAATAAAAGCAACTTCAGCTGCTGGAGATGCTGGACGTTCTGAAGCATTATCCCTTTTGGTATTTGATGAAGCGGCATTCATTGATAAGATTGAAGAGATTTGGGTATCGGCTCAATCTACATTATCAACGGGTGGTAATGCAATTATTTTATCTACTCCAAATGGTGTAGGTAACTTCTTTCACAAAACTTGGGTAGGTTCTGAAGATGGTACAAATGGATTTAATAATATTAGATTACATTGGAGTGTTCATCCCGAAAGAGACCAAAGTTGGAGAGATGAGCAAGAAACTCTATTAGGACCAAAAGGAGCAGCACAAGAATGTGATTGTGATTTTGTATCTTCTGGTGATTCGGTTATTGACCCACAAATACTTCAATTTTACAAAGAAACTTATGTACAAGAACCAGTTGAAAGGGGTGGTTTTGACGGAAACTTATGGAAATGGCAATTTCCTGATTATACAAAAACTTATATAGTTGTAGCGGATGTTGCTAGAGGTGATTCTTCGGATTACTCTGCTGCTCACGTTATTGATGTTGAAGCATCGGAACAAGTAGCTGAATATAGAGGTAAGTTAGATACCAAAGATTTTGGTAATTTCTTAGTATCTCTATCAACTGAATATAACAACGCATTGTTGGTTATTGAAAACGCAAATATCGGTTGGGCAACTATTCAACAAGTTATTGATAGAAATTATCCTAACTTATATTACATGAGTAAGGATTTAAAATATGTAGATATAGAACATCAACACTCAAATAGATATCGTTCTCAAGATAAAAGTATGGTAGCTGGATTTTCAACTACTTCAAGAACTAGACCTTTGATTATTTCTAAGTTAGAAGAGTATGTTAGAGAGAAATCAATTATAATACGTTCAGTTAGAACTATTGATGAATTATTCACATTTATATGGATGCATGGTAGAGCTGAAGCTATGAGGGGTTATAATGATGATTTAACAATGAGTTTAGCAATTTCGTTGTGGGTTAGAGATACTGCTTTGCGATTAAGACAGGAAGGTATCGATTTAACTAAAAGAGCGATTGATGGTATCTCATCTCATACTTATAGTGGGATATATGGTGGTAATGATAATGAGGAAAATCCTTGGCAAATGAATGTTGGTGATGATGTTGAAGATTTAACTAAATGGTTATAAAATAAAAATTTTATATTTATATAGTATAGGTTAATTATAGGAATTAAGCATGGAAAATTATTCGGAAGAACTTTACAAAGAATTTAAATCAGTTTTAGATGAAAACATCGAAGAATACGATGTAGAAAATTATTATGATTTAAAGGAGTTTGTTAGCTTTCTAAAAGATGTAAAAGAAGATATCAACGAAGCTGAATATCAGGGTAGAAACGTTAAACTAAACAAACCTATGAGGGGAGATGTTAAAAAGTTTAAAGTATATGTTAAAAATCCAAAAGGAAATGTTGTAAAGGTAAACTTCGGACATGGTGGAACATCGGCTAAAAAAGCAGGTGAAAAGACAATGCAGATTCAGAAAGATATTCCATCAAGAAGAAAAGCTTTTAGAGCTAGACACAATTGTGATACGCCGGGACCAAGACACAAAGCTAGGTATTGGAGTTGTAAAGCATGGTAATAAAATTAGGATATATCAAAATTTTTTTGTATCTTAGTTAGATTATAACATAAAGTAAATAAAATGGCAGAACAAAATAATAGTTCATTTTTTGAAAGGTTAACTAAACTTTTTTCTACTCAAGCAATCGTAAAGGTTGATAAAGATGGAAAGAGAAAGGTAGTTGATACTGATGATAGACAGAGGGGTGGTACTAACTTAATGAATTTAAGAGATAGGTACACCAAACTACAAAGGTCTTTTTATGGAGACCAGATGGCAGCTCAATCGATGGCATACCATCAAGTCAGAAGAGAACTTTTCAGAGATTATGATGCAATGGATAATGACCCGATTATTTCATCAGCATTAGATATCTACGCAGATGAATCAACATTAAAAAATGAATTTGGAGATGTTGTACAAATTAAATCGAAAAACGAAAAAATAAAAGAAATATTAGAGAATCTTTTCTATGATATTCTTAATATAGAATTTAACCTATGGTCTTGGACACGAAATATGGTTAAGTATGGTGATTTCTTTTTATTACAAGAAATTCAGCCAGGTGTTGGTATTATAAATGTAAGACCACTTCCAGTTTATGAAACTGAAAGATTAGAAAATACTGACCCAAACAATGCAAACTACATTAAGTTCAAAGTAAATCATGACCCAAATGGTAAAGGTGAATATGAGAACTACGAAATAGTACATTTCAGATTATTATCAGATACAAACTTCTTACCTTATGGTAAAGCAATGATTGAGAATGGTAGAAGAATTTGGAAACAAGTTTCTCTTATGGAAGATGCAATGTTAATTCATAGAATTATGAGAGCACCTGATAAGAGAGTTTTCAAAATTGATATTGGTAATATTCCACCACAAGAAGTTGATAACTATATGCAGAGAATTATCAACAAAATGAAAAAAACTCCATTTGTAGATAAAAATACTGGTGATTATAACTTAAAGTATAACATCCAAAACCTAACTGAAGATTTCTTCTTACCTGTTAGGGGTGGTGATAGTGGTACTCAAATAGATTCATTAGGTGGTTTAGAATATACTGCAATTGATGATATTGATTACTTAAAGAATAAAATGTTTGCAGCTCTAAAGATTCCAAAAGCATATTTGGGATATGATGAGAATGTAAATGGTAAAGCAACTCTTGCTGCAGAAGATGTAAGATTTGCAAGAACAATCGAAAGAATCCAAAGAACTTTAATATCTGAATTAACTAAGTTAGCAGTAACTCATTTAGCTGCACAAGGTATTGAGGGTAAAGAAATGGTAGATTTTGAACTAAACTTAGTTAATCCATCTACTATATATGAGCAAGAAAAGGTAAATTTATGGAGTGAAAAAGTTAGATTGGTTTCTGATATTCAAGGATTAAATATGGTATCTAAAGATTGGGCATATAAAAATATATTTAATTTTAGTGATGATGAGGTTGACTTTCAAAAGGTTCAACTTGTTAATGACCTTAAAGATAGATTCAGATATCGTTCAATTGAAGATGAAGGAAGTGACCCAGCAATGGAGCAAGAACCTACTGATGTTGAAGATGAACTAGAAGAATTAAAAACTGAATTAAAGAACAAAGGTGGTAGACCTAGAGAGGGAAACACCTATGGTAAAGATAAACATCCTTATGGGAGAGACCCATTAGGTAAAAAAGAAAATCAAAAAGCGTTAAAGAAAACTGAAGGTAGAGTTAGTAAAACTACGCAAAAAGTTGCTAAAGAATATGTTAACGGAGTTTCGGCAAAAAGGAAGTTAATGAGTGAAAACGGAGACTTTTTAGATGACGATAATTTGATTAATGAATAAAATTTTAGGAAATCAAAATTAACTTATATTTATATACGATGTATTATATCGTATATTGATATATTATTATAGGATAAAAACACAATGAAGAGGGTAAAACATTCAAAATTTAAGAATACTGGTATTCTATTTGAGCTTCTCGTAAGACAAATTACGTTAGAAGTTCTCAATGGGGATGCTACTGAGAAGGCTAAAAAAATCGTTAGTGAATTTTTTAGTCCAAAAACCGAGTTAAATAAAGAGCTACGATTATACGAACTTCTTATGAAGGAAAAGTATAATTCAGAATCAAGAGCTGAGAAGTTCATAGATACTGTTAACGAAGCTCATAATCGTATTGACCAAAAACAATTACATAAAGAGAAGTATAATCTAATTAAAAAGATTAATGAATCATTCAATATGGATGATTTTCTTTCGTCACCAATATCTAATTATAGAGTATTGGCATCTATCTATAAGATTTTTGAATCTAAGAAGATGGATAATTATGATATTAAGGATGTATTCAATTCAAAAATTACCCTTATTGAATCTATTACATCTAAACAATCTACATTATCATCTAAAAAAGATACTAATACTCAGATTGTAGAATCTTATAAAAAGCAAGATAAAGATTTAAGATTACTTACTTATAAGATATTAGTAGAAACTTTTAACAAAAAGTATTCTAACTTAGATGAAAATCAAAAAAACTTATTAAGAGAATACATCAATAACTTATCTAATACTACTGGTTTTAAATCGTACATTTCAAAACAAATACCCTCTATTGTTTCTGAGTTAAAATCATTATCCAAAGGTATAAAAGATAAAGTAACCAAAATTAAATTAGCAGAAACTGTTTCTGTTTTAGCTAAAACTAAAATTGGTAAAGTTGTTTCTGATAATCATGTTTCATCATTAATGATGTCTTATGAATTAATTAAAGAATTGAAGAGCAAAAAATAAATGATTAAATTAAAAGAACTTATTGAGGATTTAATTGAAGAAATCCAAAATGAAGAGTTGGATGTTGATGAAGCAACCACCACATCTAATGTGGCTGGATACCAAACTCCAATTGCTTTTAAAGATACGGATGGTACTGATGATGAAGAAGAAAATGATGATGAATTTGTTGATGCCATAAATAAAGGAAATGGTTACAAACGGGTTAGTGAAAATAGATGGTTAGAATTAAAAAAAGATGAATCTTCTCCAAAGCAAAAAATTGGTAGGGGAATTTCTCAAGTTAATAAACAACTTTCTGAAATAGAAACATTCCTAAGATGGTATGGTAGAATTAAAAAAGAAGGTGATTTAAATTCAAACCAATATTGGAAAAGAACCCAAAAGAATTTGTTCAAAATTAGAGAAAGATTGAACACTATTGTAACACAGATTAGTAAATTATAATTGGCAATTAATATGAATATTACCAGAGACACTATCAAAGAAACCCTTAAAGCTATTATGGCTGAAGAGAGTGACTATCAAGCGTTTTTCAAAAAAGCTTTAGAAAAGGCAGGAAAATCTATTCCATCAATGAGTGATGAAGAAAAGAAAGCATTCTTTAATAAGATTGATTCTGCTTGGGATGGTAAGGGTGAAAAGAATGAAGAGTTAACTGATAAACAAAAGCAGTTAGATATTGATGGTGATGGTGAAATTGAAGCATCTGATTTAGCAGCTCTAAGAGCTGGTGAAAAAGTAGAAGAATCACATGATTGTGGATGTGGATGTGGTGGAGTAACCGAAGGTGGTTGTTCAACTAATATCTCAGAAGGAAAACATGATAAGACTTTAGATAAACTTGCTGACCTCGTAAAAGGTGCTAAATCTTTTATGGATATAGGTAAAGAATTAAAGAAAGCAAAAATCAAAGATTATCACTTTAGTACAAGTATGTTACCAATGTATGTAATTAATATAGGTGGTGCTAAAGTAGCAATCTTAAATAAGAAATACGCTGATGGAGCTGAAAGAATTGTTGGAACTACTGCAATTGGTTTAATGGAATCAGTAAATGAAGGTATGTTTGGTTTAATTGACCAAATAAAGCAAGATTCAAAAGATGCTAAAGATTTTGTAAAGAATATTTTTTCAGATAAGAGCTTTAAGGATATGAAAAACGATAAAGATTTTATCAAATATCTTAAATCAATTTATGAAGGAATTAAACTTTCTGAAGAATTAAGGTTTGAAATAAATACATTTTTAGAAAGACCAATATTATCAAAAAATAAAATTACACTTGAAAATTCAAATGTAAAAGATATAATTAATGTATTAGTAAAAGAAGGAATTCACAAAAGATTATCATTTGGTGTAAAAAGAGAATTTACTGAGTTACTAAAAAAACATAAATAAGGATAACCATTATGAAGAATCTATTAATAGAAACAAACTTATTTGAAGGAAGAGTGAACGAAGATTCATCAGGTAGAACTTTGGTTAAAGGAGTCCTTCAACGTTCAGGTGCAGAAAACCAAAATGGTAGAGTGTACCCAAAAGAAATATTAGAAAGAGAGATAAGTAAATATCAAACTTTAATTAAAGAAAGAAGAGCATTGGGTGAATTAGACCATCCAGATTCTTCAGTTATTAACCTAAAGAATGTATCACATAATATTAAAGAGGTACATTGGGAAGGTAATGATGTTATGGGTACAGTTGAAATCTTACCTACTCCTTCTGGAAATATATTAAAAGAATTATTAAGAGCTGGAATCCTTTTAGGTATCTCATCAAGAGGTATGGGTTCTACTCAACCAATGAAAGATAACAAACTTTTAGTTGGTGAAGATTTTGAACTAATAGGTTGGGATTTTGTTTCCAACCCATCTACACATGGTGCATTTATGACTCCAATGAACGAATCAGTAGCCAAACAAATTGGTACTGATGTTTGTGGGAACTTTTGTAAGGCACAAGACTTAATGAGAGAAATTATAACGGAATTAGGATAATGAGTAAAAAGAATTTTGACATATACGATTACGTTCACAACAACAAATTTAGTTTGAAAGTTGAACAAAAAGGTACTAAAGTATCTAAAGGATATAATGATATCAGAAAAACTAACATAAACGAAGTAAAAATCGTAGATGGTAAGTTTTCATTATCTGAATCATTAGAAGGTGAGAAAAAATTATCAACTGAAGTTAAGAAACACTTCTTAGAAATTATCTCAACTTATAAAGCATTTCAAGAACAAATGAAAAGACAATCTGATATCGTTGAGGTAGCAGAAACTTTAGGTGGTATTGTTGAAGCAGCTAAAACACTAACTCTTTCAGAAAACGATGATTGGTTCGATAAAGTAACCATCAAAAGAAATATGAGTGAGTTGGAAAAAATGGATAAAGCATTTGATAAAGTTGCAACTGAAGCAAGAAGTTTAGATGAAAGGTTACATGCATTATACGAAGATATGGGTAATATTTTAGGTAGATACTATGAGATTGCTGATATTGATGTAAATATGGCAAAAGAAAGATTAGGTAAAAAATAATACTATGATTAAACTAACTGACTTACTAAACGAAGAAGAAACATTTACTGCAACATCTAAAAAGAGTGGTGAAACTTCTGTATTTAAATCAAAAGATAGTAGAGATGCTGCTGTAAAGGCTGGTACTCATTCTAAGATAGATGATAAGGGTGATGATAACCCTAAGAAAGATAAACCTAATATGTTCTCTAAAGATACTGGGTACGATGCACCTGATACTCCTAAAGATGAACCTAAATCAGAACCAAAAGATTCGTCTGGTGGTAGAGCTGGTAATCCTAAAATAAACAAAGATGTTCGTGAGAAAGCAAAAGATTTAGGAATCACTCCACAAAAATTAGGTAAAGAAGAATACGAAAGAAAAATGAGTATAGCTGCAGTAGAAGCACTAACTGATTCAAACTTTCATTCTGAGGCAAGAAAACTAATTTCAATATTAGAAGATAAACCTGAATGGGATTCTAATCCAATGAATGACCCAGACAAACCAAAAGATGTATTCTCTAAGGAATATGATGAGTGGAGAAAGAATACAGTATTCTCTTCTAAATTTTATGATGGTGATGATGATACTGATGAAATTGCACATTTAGCAACTAATCAATCTGGATGGGAAGGTGAAACATCAGTAGATGCTATTGCATATGATTTGAAAATGAATGGTAGTAAGAAACTAGCTGCTAAAATACAATCAATATTTGAAGGTAACGTTTCTAATGGATTTAAGAATCATAGTTTAAAAAAATTAATGTAATAAGATGCCTGCACAATCACAACAACAACAAAAGTTATTTGGATTGGCATTAGCATTCAAAAGAGGTGAAGTACCTGCTTCAGAGGTTTCGGATGAAATAAAAGATATCGCTGATAGAATGAGTGAAAAAGAGATTGAAGATTTTGCAGCAACAAAACATAAAGGATTACCAAAGATGAAAGAACAACTTAGAAAAATCGTAAGAGAGATACTAAGAGAAAAAGCTATCTCTGAAATGAATGAAGAATCCGTAAACGAAGCTGCTAGTAAAGAAGCAATGGGAATCGCTGGATTTACTGGTACTCGTGGTATCGCCGTACAAAAATTCATTGATGATTATAATTTAGATTCAAAAAAACTTTTTAACTTTGTAAAAAAAGGTAAACTTAAAGATAGACTGGCATTTGTAACTGCTATTGCTGGAAAGCCGGGTAATAAATATCAAGGTGATATAGTAGGTATGTTTGGTGAATCAGTAATAAACGAAGGATACTCTACTGAAGAGAAACGAATCGTAATGATGGCAGTTAGAAAGATTGCTAAATATCGTAATGTGCCAATAGACCAATCAATTAATGATGTATTGGGGGCAGGTGCAGAACTACAAAGAGATATTAAAAGGGGTAAGATTAAAAAATAACCCTATACACCAAATCTATAAAAAACTTATTATTTTCTTTAGTTTTTTATTGTTTTATAAATTTTTATATATTTATTCTTACAATAACCCACGTCTATGTGGGTTCCGTTGGTTAATGAATACTAACTTTTAATGTTTAGTTACCGAACAACCAATTTACACTATTCTATATTGAGGTTCCTCAAATAACTTCAGCAAATTTTAAAAGTAACAAGTAAAATGGCAAATTCAAAATTGTTAAAAGAAGCAATTGCTGATGCTAAAGCTGTAAGAGAAACTGCTATCGCTAACGCTAAGATTGCACTTGAGGAAGCATTTACTCCAAGATTACAATCTATCCTATCAAAGAAGCTACAAGCTGAAATGGAAGGTGATGATGAAGAAATCGAAGAGGAATTAGATTCAAGTGATATTGGTAGTGGTGATGAAGAAACTCCAGTTGAACCATCAGATGTTGCATCTGACGCACACACAGAACTTGGACCTGAATCTGAAGAAGAAACTGCAGAAGTAGGTGATGAGTTGGAAGAAGGTGAAGGGCATGATGATGACGAAATCGAAGAAGCTAAAGTCTCTGAAGAAGAAGAGGTAGAAGAAACTGTTTCTGAAGAAGAAGAAGTAGAAGAAGGTTCTCACGAAGGTGAAGAAGATTCTATGGACGAAGAAGAAGAAGTAGAAGAAAACTACAAAGAAGAAGAAGAGATGGAAGAAGAAGATGAGTTAGATTTAGAAGCTATCATCAAAGAATTAGAAATGGATATGGAAGATGAAGAAGAAGTTTCCGAATTGGAAATGGATTCTGAAGAAGAAGTATCTGAAGAAGAAGAGGATGAAGTTCACGAAGAAGAATCTGAAGAAGCAGAAATGGAAGAATCCGAAGAAGAGGAAGTTGAAGAAACTATCTCAGAAGAGGAAGAAGAAATGGATGAAGAAGAAGATATCGACTTGGATGAAATCCTTAGAGAAATGGGATACGGAGAAGAAGAAGAAATGGAAGAAGAAGTAGTAGCTGAAGAAGAAGCTAACGAAGAGGTAGTTAAACTACAAACTGAGTTAGAAGAAGCTTACAATACTGTGAAATCTTTAAAATCTACTATCAACGAAGTAAACCTTCTTAACGCAAAATTATTATACGCTAATAGATTGTTCAGAGCTTATAACTTAAACAATGAGCAAAAATCTAAAGTTGTTGAAAACTTAGACAGAACATCATCTGTTAGAGAAGTAAAATTAGTTTACGCTACGTTGGCAGAATCAATGAATTTTACAGGAACTGAGAAGAGAACTAAGAAAGTTGTAGCTGAAGCTGCTTCTAAACCAGTTGCTTCAACTGCACCTGCAAAAGAAATTATTTCTGAAAACACAAATACGTTAGCCGAAAGATTTAAACAATTGGCTAATATTAAATAATTAACTAACATTAAAAAGGAAAAATAAAATGGCAAATTTTGATTTATCTAAACTAATGGAAGGAAAGAACCCACAAGCTGTAATGTTGAATGAAACAAGACAACTAAAAGGTAAATGGGAACAAACTGGACTTCTAGAAGGTTTAAATGAAAAAGAGCAAGGCGCAATGTCTGTTCTTTTAGAAAACCAAGCAAAACAATTGCTTGATGAGGCATCTCAGACTGGGACAGCCGCAAATAGTGAAGAGTGGAGTGGTGTAGCCCTTCCTCTTGTTAGAAGAATCTTTGGTGAGATTGCTTCTAAAGAATTCGTTAGTGTACAACCAATGAACTTACCTTCAGGACTTGTATTCTATCTAGATTTCAAATATGGTTCGGAAAATGGTGGAAAACTAAAGCACGAATCTTTATTTGGTAACTCAGGTTCATTAGGTTCAGGTAGAACTGGTGAAGCTGCTGGTGGTTTATATGGTAATGGTGCATTTGGATATTCTATCAATGAAGATTCTGTAAGTGTAGCAACTGGTGCTCAAACTTGGGCTTCTGCTTCACATGCTGATATAGGATTTGATGGTGCATTATCTGCTTCTGTTGAAGTTGGTGATATCCAAAAATTAACTATTGCTAAATCTGATATCTCAGCTACTGCTGATGTAGATGCAATTGCATCTTTCGCTGTAAGTGGTACTGATATTAATGGTGCAAACTACTCTCAATTCAACAAAGTTGATGGTGATAACCTTATATTCTTCGTTGGAACATCTGCTGCTGTAGATGCAAACGCTGTAACTGTTAAGTTTTCTCATATCCCTGCTGATTATAACAGAGGTGACTTTGAGCAATCTTCATTTACATCTCCTGGTCCAGCAACTGGTGATGACCTTCAGATTCCTGAAGTAGACCTAGAGTTGAAGTCTGAAGCAATTGTTGCTAAGACTAGAAAACTAAAGGCTGTGTGGACTCCTGAGTTGGCGCAAGACCTTAACGCTTACCACTCAATCGATGCTGAAGCTGAATTAACTTCTATGTTATCTGATTACATCTCATTAGAGATTGATTTAGAAATCTTAGATATGTTAAAATCTAACGCTTTAACTGTTGAATACTGGTCAGCTACAATAGGTGAAGAGTACAATGGTTCATCTTGGTCAGCTGGTAGTTCTGCTGTTGCTTACCAAAAGAACACTTGGTTCCAAACTTTAGGTACTAAATTAAACAAAGTATCTAATAAGATTCACCAATTGACTTTAAGAGGTGGAGCTAACTTCGTAGTTGCTTCTCCTGATGTATGTACTATCTTAGAATCAATCCCTGGATTTAGTGTATCAGCTGATAAAGATGCAATGTCTTTCGCTGCTGGTGTAACTTCAGTAGGTGCGATTGCTAACAGATACACAGTTTACAAAAACCCTTACATGACTTCAAATGAAATCTTGTTAGGATTTAGAGGAAGCAACTTCCTAGAAACTGGTGCTGTATATGCTCCGTATGTACCGTTAATCATGACTCCATTAGTGTATGACCCTCAAAACTTCACTCCAAGAAGAGGAGTAATGACGAGATACGCTAAGAAGATGGTTAGACCTGAGTACTATGGTAAGATTTTTGTTAAAGATTTACAATCTATCTAAGATAGAGTTTAACTTTATATAAAATGAATAAAGAGGGGTTCGAAAGTTCCCCTCTTTTTTTATGTCCTCACTAAAAATACTATTCTTATATTTCTTTATATTTATAGATACGATACTAAAGAGAGGAATAATTTATGGCAGTAGAATACATATACCCTGGTTCATCATCATTCTCAGTAGGGGATACTCCATTTGGAACTTTTGATTCGGATGCAATATTCGCAGTAGATGCCCCAAAAGTAGCTAATTGGTGTGCAAAACGATTAGGATACCCCGTCCAAAATGTAGAATTGGTTGATGAAAGTTTATTTGCTTGTTTTGAAGAAGCTACTTCAGAGTATGCTTCGCAAGTAAATCAGTTTAACATTAGAAATAACTTAGATACATTAAAAGGAAACCCAACGGGTTCAAATTACAGTGGACAATTAGTTCAAGGTTCAAATTTACCTGATTTAGTAGCCATTTCAGATGCATATGGTACACTTTCTGGTGTTGGTGGTAATACCGATATTCAAAAAGGTTCAATTGATTTAGTAGCTGGACAACAAAACTATGATTTAGATACTTTATGGGCAAACGTAAGTGAGAGTTCTAATAGAATTGATGTAGTAAAAGTATTTCACGAAGCAACTCCAGCAATTAATAGATTCTTTGACCCTTACTCGGTAAGTGGACAAGGAACTCTTAACTTAGTTGATGAATTTGGATTTGGTTCGTTCTCACCAGCAGCACAATTTGTATTGATGCCACTTTATGAAGATTTATTAAGAATTCAAGCTATTGAATTTAATGACCAGTTCAGAAAATCAGCACACTCATTTAATATCGTAAATAATAAATTACAAATTTTCCCAATCCCAACAACTACTGGTAGATTATGGTTTGAATACTTTGTTAGAAATGAATTTATTCAAAACTCAACAAACGTAACTTCGGATGTGGTTTCTGACTACTCAAATGTTGGCTATGATTTTATTCCATATAGTAAAATAAATGATGTTGGTAAACAATGGATTAGAAAATATTCACTTGCTCTAGCTAAAGAACTATTAGGAGCAATCAGAGAAAAATATAGTTCAGTACCTATTCCTGGTTCCGAAATATCGTTGGATGGAGCAGCATTAAGAGCTGAGGCTCAAACTGAAAAAGATGCTTTGATTGAACAACTCAGAGAAAACTTAGAAGAGTTAAGTAGAAAAAATCAGTTTGAAATTAGAAATAACGAATCTAATTATCAGCAAGAAATGTTACGAAAAGTTCCACTAACGATATACACCGGATAAAATGCCAAGATTCGCATTAGATAGAGATATAAGATTCTTTGAATCTATTTCAAAGGAATTAGTAGATGCTGTGATTGAAACAACAGTAGTTCTATTCAAGCTCTCTATTGAAGATATATCAACAAACCTTTATGGTGAATCCCTAAACAAATCTTATTATCAAGGTACTGAATGTACTGCTGTAATTGAAAGAGATGATTCTTCGGTTTCATATGAAGGATTTGGTGCTGATAGTGGACAAAACGTAGAATTTAGATTTAATAGAGTTACTCTAAAAGGAAAAGGATTCTATCCAGAGATTGGTGATATTATTAAACACAATGATGCATATTTTGAAATCGATAATGTGAGAGAGGACCAATTAATTGGTGGACAAAGTGGAGAGAAATTCTCAATCATTGCATCAACATTTATGACAAGAAGAAGTTCTATTCAAACTGAAATGAGAGTTATATAATGAATAAGAAAGAAACAAATAGAGCATTACAAAGAGGTATAGATAAGGAGTACACTAAAGGTGTTAAACTTTTAGATGTAGATACTACTATTGCTGAATATATGGTGGATACTGTGATACCTGATGTTGAAGAACATGGTAATCAAGTTAAAGTTCCTTTATTATATGGTAATGCTGAACGATGGAATAATGCTAGAGCAAAAGGATATCTGAGAGACCAAAGAGGTAAGATTCAGATTCCATTAGTAATGTTCAAAAGAAACTCTATCGAAAGAGATACAAACTTAGCACAATTTAAAGATGTAAATACATTACCAGCTTATAGAAAATATTCTAAAAAGAATAGATACGAAAGATTTTCATTACAACCAGATGCTCAAAAAGCATTTGAACAATATGAAGTTTCAGTACCTGATTATGTAACTGTAACTTATGAGGTAATGATTTGGACATCATTTACCGAACATATGAATACCATAGTCGAAGCATTTCAATATGCAACTGATAGGTATTGGGGAAGTGAAAAGGGATTCAAATTTAGAACTCGTATTGATTCATTTGATAACCAACAAGAAGTAGGAGAAGGTTCAGAAAGAATCATTAGAACTTCCTTTACAATGGTAGTTAATGCATACCTACTTCCAGAAACATATGATGAGAAACCAACTGTTAAAAAATCATTCACTCCTAAAAAAGTTGTATGGGGTATAGAAACTGACTTAACAGGTATGAGATTCTCAAATCCTAATATTTATAATGAGTATCAGAACGTTATAGATTTTGTAGCAATTAGGGGTTCTAAAGATGCAAATATTAATAAGAGTTTATATCCTGATGAAACAGCAGATGGTGTAACAAATAAGTTTTCTTATTTCTATTTAGAAAATTCTGAATTACCTATTTTACCACAAGAACTAAGAGGTACATTTGATACTAAAGGTTGGTTTAGAATCTATATTAATGGAGTGTTTATAACACCAAATGCATACACTTATACATTTGATGGTAGTATAAACAGAATATTATTTAAATTGGATAATACTCAAGCTTTTGAAAGTGGTGGTGAAATTACATACATTTTGGATTCTCAAGATGAAGTTTCTGTAACTGGTAAATTTATTGAATTATGAACATATTTACTTTAAAAAATATTCTAAAAGAGGTAAACGCACCTAATACATTTTCAGGTGTTCCTTCTGATAAAAATGGTGGAGATAGATATGAATTTTATCATCCACTTTATTGGATTTTTAAAGTTGAAAATATGAGAATAAAAACTTTAGATTCAAGATTAAAAGATAAAAGAAAACCGCATGCAAGATTTGATGTTTTTATGTATTTATTAACAGATGACTCTCAAGGTGAATTATTCGTTAGAAGTCAAGATTATGTTTACGAACAAGTTGGAAATGATTTCTATGTAAAAATGAAAAAAGAAAACTTTCCATTAGAAGATAGAAATGGAGACCCTTGGTCTTTCTCTACTGATGATAGGATATTTATAAAAGGTGATATTGAAAGAGTTAACTAATGAGTAGAAAGGTTCCAAACATATACACAGGTAATACAGTAAAAAAGAGAGATAGACAATCTTTCAAAAATTTTGTATTGGAAGTAATAGAAGATACGTTTATCAATGAGTTTACTCCAACCTCATCATCTTTGGATTCTGCTACTCAAAAATTATTTACTTTATTTTTAGGTTCTAAAGATGGTAACAATGATGGTGATTTATTGGATAGAGTAGATATAGAAGGATATAGATTTGTATATGAAGATTTACAAGTAGATAACGCATTTGATTATTTAGATGTATTTCTTTATGGAGTAAAGCAAGATAGAACTAAATATAATGTAAAGTTATATGATGGTGAGGGAACTGAATTATTATCAGGTCAATACGCTAGTGGTTCAAAAGAAATTAGAATGATATTTAATGAAGATATCACAAGAGTACCGTTGGAAGTACCAACAAACGCATTTACAATTAAGGGTAAAATAGTAGAAATAGAATAAAGGAATGGCAAGATTAATATCCAGAAAACAGGTAGAAGAGATACAGGATTTTATTAGGGATACCTCCTTTGCGCAAGGTGTATCTATATCTGGCTCTTTACTTGTATCTCAAAGTTTTACTTTAGGTTCAGACCCTTCTGAAAAATCTACTATAACTGGTTCAGTTGAATTAAGTGGTTCACTTACTATTGATGGACCTCTTAATGTAGTTGGTGACCAAGCATTAGAATTAACATCATCCGTTTCATTAGAATCGTTAGATTCAAGATTATTTGGTGGAATCAAACCTGAAGATTTCGGAGCAATGGATGCTACTATTTATGTATCTTCAACTTCTGGTGATGATACAAATGATGGTAGAACACCACAATTTCCATTAAGAACTGTAAAAAGAGCTGCTGAATTAGCAACTGCGGGAGATGATGGTAGATTTGGGTTACCAACTGGTTCTTTATTTACTGGTTTTGCAATTGAAGTATCTGCTGGAACTTACTTAGAAGAAAACCCAATTGAACTTCCAAAGAATACAACTGTATGGGGAGCTGGTTTAAGGGTAACTAAGATTGTAGCTAAAAACGAAAACGAAGATTTATTTTGGGTAAATAGTGGATGTTACCTTTCAGAGATGACATTTGCTGGATTGAGAGTATTTCCATCAGTAGATAACTCTCGAAGTGGTTTCGCAATTGCATTCGCACCAAACTCATTTATTACAACATCTCCTTATGTTCAGAACTGTTCGATGATTTCGAATCAGGAGAACTCATTCTTAGAAGCATATGAGGATATTCCTGCTGGTGGTGGTGGATTGAATGTAGATGGAAATATAATCCATCCTGATTCACCTCTTGCTTCAATGGTATTGGATGCATATACACAAATCGCACCTAATGGTGTGGGTTGTCAAGTTGTAGGTAGAGGATTTATTCAGTTGGTATCCTTCTTTACAAACTTCTCAGCATATTCTGTAAAGGTATTAGATGGTGGACAAGCAGTACTTCTAAACTCAAACACATCGTTTGGTGATTTTGGTATGTATGCTAGTGGGTCTAGGTTTATTACTGGTAGTGGTGGTAACTTAGAAGCATTTAATAGAGTAAGAGATGGTTATACAATTATTATTGATACAATTGAGGATGGGTTAACTGCAATACCTGAATTTGTACCAAATACAAATGATGGTATCAAAGTAACTGATGAATTACAACAATTTAGTAGTAATAATTCATCTGATAAAGTTGCAGAACAGGCAAAATCAGAATATAGATTAGTTTCAAACATTGTATCAAGTGGTATAAGTAATATTCCATCTTTATTAGCTAAATCAGCAACAAGAGGATATAACACTGGTTCGGTTTGGAATGTATCATTTGGAAATCAAATAACAGGTTCAACATCAGCAACCTCTACTGAATTAGCAATAATCGAAGATAGATTTGATAAAGTAAAAGAAACGTTAGAAATTGGAGCTAGAGCAACTGCTAGTTATACTTTAGTAGATAATATAGATGGTTTAGTAAAAGTTGGAAATGAAACTCCTTATATAACTTCAGATGCAACAACTCAAACTGAAGTTGATATAATTAATAGAAATTATAATTCTGTTTTACGAATAGTAGAGTTTGGACTGGATGATACTGATAATCCATTACCACCAATTACATCATCAAATGCTGGTAATATAAAAATAACTGAAACACCTCAATTTATTACTGATATTTCTTCAAGTGCAGAAGTAAGAAATAAGATTAGTTCTTCATTTGCAACTGTTTATAGAATTTTAGAATTAGGTCCAGATTATGCACCTAGTATTATTCAAAGTTCTTCATTTGAAAATCCATCAATTGATTATCAAAATGGATACAATGCATTATTAGGTAATTTATCATTTATTCAAGAAGAAACAATAGCATATCTTTCTTCATCTTGGAGTACATTTGATTATAATGAAACAACTTGTAAAAGAGATTTAGGGTATATTGTAAGTGGTGCAGCTCACGACTTATTATATGGTGGTAATGAAGAATCCGTTTTAAATGGAAATTTCTATTACCTATATCCATCAGAAGCAACATCATCACAAAAACAACAAACATTAGATGCTATTAGATATGCTGGTGGAATAGCAGAAAGGGTGATTGGTGATGTAACCTATGTAGAGCCATCTGTAAATGTTATAAACGGATATGATTTATTAACAAATAATAAATTATTTATACAAAATCAGGTAATTTCTTATGTATCATCTTCTTGGAGAAACTTTGATTATGATGAAGATAAATGTAAAAGAGATGTTGGACATATTATAGATGCAGTTTCAACTGATTTAAGATATGGTGGTAATGAACGAAGTAGAATAGCTGGTGAGTTCTATTACCTATACCCATCAACTGCTACAACAACACAACTATTACCAACATTAGATGGTATAGAGTGGGCAAGAGATTTATCTAAAAAATTAGTTGTTAAAGATACATTCGTAACGGCATCAGCAATCATACAATCAACATACGATTTAATTGTTGAAAATAGAAGTTTAATTCAAGAAGAAACTGTAAACTTTATTGATACTCAGTTTCCTAACTTAGTTTACCTAAGAGATAAATGTAAAAGAGATACTGGATTTATTGTAGATGCAGTTGCAACTGATTTATATTATGGTGGTAATCAAAAATCAGTTAGAGCTGGATTATACTATGGTGAAATTCCTTCGAAAGTAAATGGAGACCAACTAAATGAAACTGTTGATGGTATTTCTTACGCTAAATCATTTATTGATAAAGTAATTGTAAATGAAATAGTAGAAGCTCCAGCGGTAATTGATAACACATATTCAAGAGTTAAAGTTGGTAATATTCTACCATTCTCATCATCTTTGGTATCTGGTAGTGAAACTGAAAAAGTAAAAGTTAGTTCTTCATTTGGATTAGTTGAAGATATTATTAAGCAAGGTGAAGATTCATTACTTGCAGCTATTGCTGGTAATACACCTAATTTAGAATGGACATTAGAAGAGCCAAAGTTAGTTAGTAGTACAACATTAATAACCTCATCGATAACTGCTAGTAATAGTGAACTTAGTAGTATTTCTCAATCATTCGAAATAGTAACTACGATTATAGAAAGTGGAAGCTCAATAACTTCAGATATAGTTGTTGGATTTGCACCAAATGGTTTACCTATTTCTCAAGTTGGTATTCCTAAAAATTCTTATGGTGATAACTTAATAACAACTACAATTGGTACAACATTACCAAATGATATAGTAGAAGTTTCAAATGTAAAAGATGGAATTAAGTTTAATAACAATTCACAATATACATCTTCTATATCAGCATCAACTCCAATTTCATCAGAAATTTCAGAATCATTTAGAACTGTAATTGATATTGTTGAGTATGGAATTAGTGGAAGTAAGGAAATATCAGGTTCAGCTAATTCTTCATCTTATTTTGAAGTTGTTTCTTTACCAAACGATTCAACTGCATTTTATATTAATGATAATCAATTAAAATACTTTGATGGTAGAGAAGGATGGAGATTAGGTGGAGAAGATACTGGTTCTTTCTTGGGTTCTAAAAAAGACCCAACGTTAACATTGGTTAGAAATGAAATGTACACTTTCTCTGTTAATGATTTAGGTTTTGAAGATATTAATATTAATGCACCATTCTTAATTAAAACCAAAAGAACTGCTGGTACTACATATGATGTATATGAAAGTATTGGTTTAATAAATAATGGTATTACATTTGGTACGATAACATTTACTCCTTTAGTAGATACACCTGATACACTTTTCTATGTGAATCCAACAAATGTTTCGGCTAGTGGTGTAATAAACATTGTAGATAGTTTACCATTATCATCTGAGCAGGAATTTGTTTATGTTCCAACTAAAGGTGAATTTGAAAAAGTAGTAAACACTAAAAATAATATAAAAGTAACTGATGGTGTACAATATACTTCATCCTTAGATGCTAGTGTTTCTGATAGAAATATAGTAAGTGGAGGATTCAGTACGGTAGTTGGGATTCTAAAAAGTGGTATAGATTCTTATACACCAACAACAGCAACGTATAATCCAGCTGATGGTGAGTTTGTAATGACTATTTCTCAACATGATTTAGATGTTAATGATAGAATTTATTTAAGACCAGAATCATTCGTATTCACTTGTGATATGGATGGTAATAGAACTGAGCATAAATTACCTTCAGTTGGACAACCCGCATACAATAAACAATTAACAATAAATTCAATAACTGATAATACCATAAGTGTAAACGTTGGTAAATCAGGTCCGAATATAGAATTCAATCCAACTAACGCAAGTTATGACCCATTAACTGGAAATTTCGTTGCAACTGTTGGTAAACATACTTTAAGTGTTGGAGAAGGTATTATACTTTCACCAGAAGCATTTGCATTCACTTGTGATATGGATAATGACCAGGCGGTTAAATCATATCCAAGAGTTGGTATTGACCCATTTGCAGTTCGTTCTATTCCAATTACTTCGGTAACTGATACAACAATGACGTTTAACGTTGGAGCATCGGGTCCAAATAAATACTTTACTCCAACATCTGCATCTTATAATGCATTGACTGGTGATATGATTGTAACTGTTGGACAGCATGGTTTAGGAGTTGGAAGAAGTGTAGTATTAAAAGATGAATCATTCGCATTTACTTGTGACCAAGATTCAGATGCTACAACACATTCGTATCCAAGACCAGGTTCTGACCCATATGCTGGTAAATCGATAGAAATTAAATCAGTTGGAAATACTCAACACACACCAACTGATGCTCCTTATAACGCATCAACTGGAATTGTAACTTTAACTATTGCTGGACATGGATTTAGTAATGGAGATTATGTTAAGGTTGATAATGGAGCTTTAATCTATACTTGTGTATTGGATGGAAACACTGTTCAAAAATCTTATCCAAGAGCTGGATATGATTATCCAAGTGGAAGATGGTTAGAGATTTCAAATGTAACAACTAATACATTTGATATTAACATTGGAGCATCATCATATAAATCAGCACATACATTTGTATCGGCAACTACTGGTGGTATAAGAAGGCAAACTGGTACATTTACAATAAATGTAGGAGATGGTGGAACGGCATCAAACTCTTTACATACATTTGTATCAGCTTCATCAAACGCTGTGAAGCATGAACCACAATCAGTTCACACATTTGTATCTGCATCGAGAAAAGCTATTAAACACTTACCTCAATCAGTTCATACTTTTGTTAGAACAAACAAAGATTCAGTAAGTACTTTACCAATTCTAACTAAAAACATTGAAGGTTTAGTTAAAAGAAGTGATGCAACTCAATTTACTTCTTCATTAGTTGGTTCAGAAACTCTTATATCTAAATTATCATCTTCATTTGAAACTGTATTAGATATTATAGAATTTGGAACTGGTTCTACTCCAACAACAGCAACTTATGACCCTGCTGATGGTGATTTTGTAATGACTATTCCAAATCACAAATTTAGAAAAACTGATAGTATCTATCTAAAACCAGAATCATTCACATTTACTTGTGAAATGGATGATAACAAAACTGAACACAAATTACCTTCAGTTGGTCAACCTGCTTACAATACTAAATTAGGAATTAAATCTGTAACAAATAATACTGTAACTGTAAATGTTGGCAAATCAGGTCCTAATGTACAATTTAATCCAACTAACGCATCTTATGACCCAGCAACTGGAGAATTTGTAATAACAACTGGTACACATACTTTAAGTGTTGGTGAGGGAATTATATTAGATACTGAATCATTTGCTTTCACTTGTGATATGGATAATGACCAATCAGTTAAATCTTACCCTAGATTGGGTATAGACCCTTACGCTGGTCGTTCAATGATTATAACTGATGTTACCAATAATACAATGACTGTAAATGTTGGTATCTCAGGTCCTAATAAATATTTTACTCCATCTGATGTTAATTATAATGCATTGACTGGGGAAATGGTATTGACAGTAGGTCAACATGGATTGGGTGTAAGTAGAAGTGTAGTATTAGAAAATGAATCATTCGCATTTACTTGTGACCAAGATGGTGATTCTACAACTCACTCTTACCCAAGAAGTGGTTCAGACCCATATGCAGAACAATCGATAAAAATTATTTCAGTTGGAACTACATCACATACTCCAACAAATGCACCATACAATCCAACAACTGGTATCGTAACACTCACAATCTCTAATCATGGATTCTCTAATAATGATTATATAAAAGTTGATGATGGTGCATTAACTTATACTTGTGTATTAGATGGAAACACAACTCAGAAATCTTATCCAAGAGCTGGATATGATTCTCCATCTGGAAGATGGTTACAAATTTCAAATGTAACAACTAATACATTTGATATTAATATAGGTTCATCTTCTTACACTGGAGCACATACATTTGTATCTGCTACAACTAATGGAATAAAAAGACAAGATGGTACATTTACAATTAATGTAGGTGATGGTGGAAGTGCAAGTGGTTCAATCCATACATTTGTATCTGCATCAACAAATGCAGTTAAGCATGAACCACAATCAGTTCACACATTCGTATCAGCATCTTATGGAGCAGTTAAACATCTACCACAATCAGTTCACACATTTGTTAGAACTATAAATGATTCGGTAACTGTAATTCCTCCACAAATTGATAATACTGAAGAAGCAATCGCAGTAACAACTGAAACTCAGTTTACTACATCTTCTATCTCAGCATCAGCTGCAGATATAGAATTTATTTCTGGGGCATTTGATATTGTAACTAAGATTATAGAATTTGGAAGTGGTTCTTATGAATCATCATCATTGTATGGTAGTGAGGTAACTGCTTCATCAACTGTTGCAGCTTACAACTTATTAAAATCAAATATTGATTTCATAAAAGAAGAAACAATAGCATACTTATCATCTTCTTGGTCAACTGCATCATATGATGAAGATAAATGTATGAGAGATGTTGCTGGTATTGTTAGTGGAGCAGCTGAAGATTTAATTCACAATGTTTACTCAGCATCTATCTTTAATGGTAAGTTCTACTTAGAGTATCCATCACAAGCACAAGGTTCACAATTGAGTCAAACGATTGATGGAATTCGATACGCAAGTAGGGTAGCACAAAAAATAGCATCGAATGTAACATTCTCAAATCCAGTTCAAGATAGATTAGATACACAAACAATTATAAACAATAATAAAGAGTTTATTAAAGAAGAGGGAATTGCATTCCTATCAGCTTCTTGGAGTGATTTTGATTATCCAGAAGAAACTTGTAAAAGAGATATCGTACACATCTTAGATGCATCAATTACTGATATTGTTTATGGTGGTAACGAAAGAACAATTAATGCTGGTATATTCTATTATAAATTCCCATCTGAAGCAACTGGTTCTCAACTATTCCCAACTTTAGATGGTATTGAATATGCTGGTGAAGTTGCACAAAAAGTAGTAAGTGGAGCAGTATTTACACCACTATCTTCAGATAAAGTAAATGCTTATAACTTAGTATTAGAAAATAGAGATTTAATCCAAAATGAAGTAATTGAATATGTTTCATCTTCTTGGAATGCAGCTGATTATGATGATGTAAAATGTAAGAGAGATACTGGATACATAATAGATGCAGCAATTACTGATTTATTGTATGGTGGAAATGAGAGAAGTATAATTGCTGGAGATTTCTATTACAAATATCCATCACAAGCACAAGGTTCACAATTAGACCAAACTGTTGATGGTATAGTTCATGCTCAAAGATTATCTGATAAGGTAATGAGTAATACTATATTAGTAAATCCATCAGTAGAAAGAGAAGGATTATATCAAACGATAGAACAAAATAGAGAATTGGTTCAAGCTGAAGTAATTGCTTACATTTCATCTTCTTGGGTTGGATTTGATTATGATGAAGCTAAATGTAGTAGAGATGTTGGACACATCTTAGATGCTGTATCTACCGATTTAAGATATGGTGGAAATGAAAGAAGTGTTATTGCTGGTGAGTACTATTACTTATATCCATCAGAAGCAACAAGTGTTCAAAAAACACAAACTATCGATGGTATCGTACATGCAGCTAACTTAGTTCAAAAATTAATTCAGAATGTAGTATTAGTACAACCTTCAGAAACTAAATTAAGTATTTGGAATACGATTAGAGATAATAGAACTTTAATTCAAAAAGAAGTAACTGAATACATTGATTACACATTCCCATTCTTTACATATAATAGAGAAAAGTGTAGAAGAGATGTTGGACACATCTTAGATGGTGTTGCAACCGATTTCTTATGGGGTGGTAATCAACGAAGTATTAAGAGTGGAGAATTTTATTACTTATTCCCATCTGAAGCAACTACCGTACAAAAAGTAGAAACTATTGAGGGTATTGTATATGCTAAGAATTTAGTTAGAGATATAATTACACAAAAAACATTTACTCCAACAACAGCAACTTATGACCCATCAAATGGAGACTTTGTAGTTACTATTTCTAAACATGGTTTAGATGTTGGGGATGAAATTTGTATAAGACCAGAATCGTTTGTATTCACTTGTACAATGGATAATAATAGAACGGAACATAAATTACCATCAATTGGACAACCAGCATATAATAATAAATTAAAAGTTAAATCGGTAACCGAAGATACTATAACTGTGGATGTTGGTAAATCAGGTCCTAATGTAGAGTTCACACCTTCTTCTGCATCTTATGACCCAGCAACTGGAGAATTTGTAATCACAACTGGTAATCATAGTTTAAGTATTGGTGAGGGTATCGTATTAGATACTGGTTCATTTGCATTCACTTGTGATATGGACAATAACCAATCTGTTAAATCTTACCCTCGATTTGGAATAGACCCATTTGCAGGTCGTTCAATGATTATAACTGATGTTACTGATACAACAATGACTGTTAATGTTGGAGTATCGGCTCCGAATAAATTATTTACACCAACTGATGTTGATTACAACGCATTGAGTGGTGATATGGTTGTAACTGTTGGACAGCACGGATTAGGAGTAGGAAGAAGTGTAGTATTAGAAAACGAATCTTTTGCTTTCACTTGTGACCAAGATGGTGATACATCTGTTCACTCTTACCCAAGATTAGGTTCAGACCCATATGCGGAACAATCAATTGTAATAAATTCAGTTGGAACTACATCCCATACTATAACTAATGCACCTTATGATGCATCTACTGGTGATGTTACTATAACAATCACAGGACATGGATTTAGTAATGGAGATTATATCAAACTTTCTGATAATTCTCTAACCTATACTTGTATATTAGATGGTAATAGTGTTGAGAAATCATATCCAAGACCTGGTTATGATTACCCATCTGGAAGATGGTTAGAAATTTCTAATGTAACAACTAATACTTTCGATATTAACATTGGTTCATCATCTTACACATCAGCTCATACTTTTGTATCAGCTACAACAAATGGTTTAGAAAGACAAACTGGAACATTTACAATAAACGTTGGAGATGGTGGAAGTGCAAGTGGCTCAATACATACATTTGTATCAGCATCAATAAACGCTGTAAAACATTTACCACAATCAGTTCATACTTTTGTATCAGCTTCTAATGGAGCAGTAAAACACCTACCTCAGGCAGGTCATACTTTTGTTAGAACTCAAAATAACTCAATAAGTGTTTTATCTCAATTAATAACTAAAACTCCATCTAAAGTTTCTAATAGTGATGGAAATATAAAAGTAACATCATTTAATTCAGTATCTTCATCAATTGCATTGAGTGGTTCATATCAAACTGAAGTTAGTGAATCATATGATATTGTAACTGGAATTATAAAAACAGGTATTGAATCATTCACACCTAAAACAGCAACTTATGACCCTGCTAATGGTGATTTCTTAATGACTGTACCTAAACATAATTTACATAGTGGTGATAGTATCTATCTAAAACCTGAATCATTTGTATTCACTTGTGATATGGATGGAAATAGAACTGAGCACAAACTTCCATCAATTGGACAACCTGCTTATGATAATAGATTAACAATTAAATCAACAACATCAGATACTATAACTGTAAACGTTGGTAAATCGGGTCCAAATGTAGAATACAATCCATCAACTGCATCTTATGACCCATTAACTGGGGAATTTGTTGTAACTGTAGCAAGTCATAGTTTAAGTATTGGTGAAGGTGTAGTAATGTCACCTGAATCATTCGCATTTACTTGTGATATGGATAACGACCAATCAGTTAAATCCTACCCAAGAGTTGGTATTGACCCGTATTCAGTACGTTCACTTCCTCTTACGGCTGTAACTGATACTACAATGACATTTAATGTAGGAGTATCAGGTCCGAATAAATATTTCACACCTGTATCTGCTTCTTACAATTCTCTAAGTGGAGATATGACTCTAACTGTTACTGAATCATTCGGATTGGGTGTTGGTAGAAGTGTGGTGTTAGAAAACGAATCATTTGCATTCACTTGTGATATGGATAGTAACGTAACTACTCATTCTTATCCAAGAAGTGGTTCTGACCCATACGCTGAGCAATCAATAAAAATCACTTCAGTTGGAACTACTTCTCATAGTGTAACCGATGCACCATATGATTCTGCAACTGGTGATGTAACTATTACAATAGCTAACCACAATTTCAATAATGGAGATTACATAAAATTAGATGATAATTCTCTAACTTATACTTGTGTATTAGATAAAAATATAACTACAAAATCTTACCCAAGACCTAATTACGATTATCCAAGTGGAAGATGGTTAGAAATTTCAAATGTAACAACTAACACATTTGATATCAATATAGGTTCTTCACCATATGTAGGTTCACATACATTTGTATCAGCAACTACTAATGGATTGAAGAGACAAGATGGAACGTTTACAATTAATGTAGGAGATGGTGGAAGTGCTTCTGGTTCATTACATACATTCGTATCAGCATCCAATAGAGCAGTTAAACATGAACCTCAATCAGTTCATACTTTTGTATCAGCTTCCAATGGGGCATTGAAACATTTACCTCAATCAGCTCATACATTTATTAGAACTCAACGAGATTCAGTAAGTACTTTACCTATATTAACTGAAAATATTGAAGGATTAATTAAAATTAATGATACATCTCAATTTACTTCTTCACTAAGTGGTAGTGAAGTTGAATCAGCATTTGTAACTCGTAGTGTAGGGTTTATTAATGATATTATTAGATTCGGAACCGATGATACACCATTTGCATTAGCTAAGTGGTTTGATGATACATTAGATACTCCACAACAACTAACAACTGGTTCTTATGTAACTGCTAGTGGTACTTATGTAACTGATACTGAATTTGGTATTGTAAGTTCATCATTTGGAGAAATTATTAATATCATAGAAAATGGTACAGGTTCATTTACTCCAACAACAGCAACTTATGACCCATCAAATGGAAACTTTGTAGTTACTATTCCAAATCATACTTTGGATATTGGAGATGAAATTTATATAAGACCAGAATCGTTTACATTTACTTGTACGATGGATGGGAACAGAACTGAACACAAATTACCTTCAGTTGGACAACCTGCTTATACTAATAAATTAGAGATAACAGCAAAAACTACTGATACTATAACTGTAAATGTAGGAGCATCGGATCCTGATATTGAATGGACTCCAACTAATGCAACTTATGACCCTGCTAATGGTGATTTCGTAATTACAACTGGAACTCACACATTAAGTGTTGGAGAAGGTATAGTATTAAGTACTGGTTCATTTGCATTTACTTGTGATATGGATAACAACCAATCAACTAAATCTTATCCTAGATTTGGAATTGACCCATTCGCTGGACGTTCAATGAAACTTACTTCGGTAACTTCAAATACAATGACGGTAAATGTAGGTATATCAGGTCCTAATAAATACTTTACACCAACTACTGCATCATATGATGCTTTAAGTGGTGATATGACTCTAACTGTTACTGAATCATTTGGTTTAGGAGTAGGAAGAAGTGTAGTATTAGAAAATGAATCTTTTGCGTTCACTTGTGACCAAGATGGAGATGCTACAACTCACTCTTATCCAAGAAGTGGTTCTGACCCATACGCTGAACAATCAATTGTGATTACTTCGGTAGGTACAACATCGCATACTCCAACAAACGCTCCATACAACTCAGTAACAGGTGTAGTAACACTAACAATCGCCAATCACGGATTTAGTAATGGTGATTATGTTAAAGTTGCTGATAACGCATTAACTTATACTTGTGTATTAGATGATAATACAACTACTAAATCATATCCAAGACCTGCTTATGATTACCCATCTGGAAGATGGCTAGAAATTTCTAATGTAACTACGAATACATTTAATATTAATATTGGTGCATCATCATATATAGGAGAACACAAATTTATATCAGCTGCAGCAAATGGTATTGAGAGACAAACTGGTACATTTACAATAAATGTAGGTGATGGTGGAAGCGCTTCAGGTTCATTACATACATTCGTATCAGCTTCAGCAAACGCTGTTAAACATGAACCTCAATCATTACATACATTTGTATCTGCATCTAAAGGAGCAGTTAAACATTTACCTCAGGCAGGTCATACTTTTGTTAGAACTGAAAATAACTCAATAAGTATTTTACCAAAATTAGTAACTAATGCTGAAAACAATATTAAAGTAACTTCAGCAAATCAGTTTACTTCTTCTATTGTAGGTTCATCAATTGAAATTAATAAAGTAAATACATCAGTTGGTATAATTGAAAATATATTACAAAATGGATTGGGTGTTAAACCAAACGTTGTTAAAAATAACTCTGATGTTGATAACTTAATTAAAGTTACTGACGCAGTTCAATTTACATCTGAATCATTTGGAGATAGATTACAACAAAGATTAATTTCATCATCAATTGCAATTGTAACTAATATTGTTAAAAATGGAACTGGTTCATTACCAACTGTTGTTGAGTATGGAGCTCCATCAGAATCACCAACAACAATTGCAGCATATAACTTATTAAAAGAAAATATTGGATTTATTCAAAGTGAATCAATTGCTTATTTATCATCTTCTTGGTCAACTGCATCATATGATGAAAGTAAGTGTAGTAGAGATATAGGAGGAATTATAAGTGGGGCAGCTGAAGATATGTTGTATAACGCAAATTCTGCATCTATATTCAATGGTAAATTCTACTATGATTTCCCATCTCAGGCACAAGGTGCACAATTACAACAAACTTTAGATGGTATTAATTATGCTGGTAGATTAGCAGAAAGTATTGTAAGAGGATATACGTTCCAAACTGCATCCGCAGTAGTTAGTGGTTCTTATGAATTGATTAGAAATAATAGAGAATTTATTCAAAATGAAACAATTGAATTCTTATCATCTTCGTGGGATGGATTTACTTATAATGAAATAACTTGTAAAAGAGATATTACTCATATTATAGATGCAGTTTCTACTGATTTATTATATGGTGGAAATGAAAGAAGTGTGAATGCTGGAGATTATTATTACAGATTCCCATCAGCAGCTATTAGTGGTGGTGTACCAAATGAAAATAGACAAAAAGACCCAACTGTAACTGCTATTGATTATGTACAAAATATAGTAACTGAAATAGTAAGTGGAGCTGTTTTCCAAACTGCATCAAATGAAGTTGAATTTGTTTATGATACAATTAGAGAAAATAGAGAATTCTTACAAGCTGAAACTGTAGCATTCGTAAACGCTAAATATCCAAACTTTGAATACAATGAATTAAGTTGTAGTAGAGATACTGGATTCATAATTGATGCTGTTGCTACTGATTTAAGATATGGTGGAAACCAAAGAGCATTAACTGCTGGTGAATTCTATTATAGATTCCCATCTGAAGCAACTGGTAATCAATTAGATGAAACTACTGATGCATTAATCTATACTAAAGATTTAATTGAAAAATTAGTTAACAAAGAAACATTATTTGTTCAAACAGGAAGTTTGAATACTGATAATGGAATTAAAGTAACTTCATTCTCACCAGCAACTGGTAGTAGTATAACTGATGTTACTATTTTTAACACAATTTCATCTTCATTCGCAATTGTATCAGATGCAATAGCTAATGGAAAAGCAGATTCAACTCCAACTAACGCAACTTATGACCCATCAAATGGTGAGTTTGTATTAACAATTGAAAGTCATTCTTATACTGAGGGTGAGGGTATATACTTATCACCTGAATCGTTCACATTTACTTGTGATATGGATAACAACAAAACTGAAGATAAATTACCTTCAGTTGGACAACCTGCTTACAATAATGAATTAGAAATTCTTTCAAAAACCAATAATACTATAACTGTTAACGTAGGAGCGTCTGGACCTAATGTAGAATTTAATCCAACAACTGCATCTTATGACCCAGCAACGGGTGAATTCGTAATGACTGTTGAAAGTCATAGTTTAAGTATTGGTGAAGGTATCATTTTAGATATTGAATCATTTGCTTTCACTTGTGATATGGATAATAATCAATCAGTTAAATCATATCCAAGAGTTGGTATTGACCCATTCGCTGGACGTTCAATGAAGATAACGGATATTACTGATACTACAATGACTGTAAATGTTGGTATTTCGGGTCCAAATAAATTCTTTACACCATCGGATGTTGATTACAACGCATTAAGTGGTGATATGATTGTAACTGTTGGACAGCATGGTATAGGTGTTGGTAGAAGTGTAGTATTAGAAAATGAATCATTCGCATTTACTTGTGACCAAGATGGTGATACATCTGTTCATTCTTATCCAAGAAGTGGTTCTGACCCATACGCTGAACAATCAATAGTTATTACTTCAGTTGGAACTACATCACATACTGTAACTGATGCTCCTTATAACGCATCAACTGGTGATGTTACTATAACAATAGCTAATCATAATTTTAGTAATGGTGATTATATCAAATTAGATAATAATTCTCTAACTTATACTTGTGTATTGGATGGTGATACTGTTGAAAAATCATATCCAAGAGCTGGAATAGATTATCCAAATGGAAGATGGTTAGAAATTTCTAATGTAACTACAAATACGTTTGATATAAACATAGGTTCTTCCTCATATACAAACACACATACATTTGTATCGGCTACAAATGATGGATTAGAAAGACAAACTGGTACATTTACAATAAATGTAGGAGATGGTGGAAGTGCTTCTGGTTCGGTACACACATTTGTATCTGCATCAACAAACGCTGTAAAACATCTACCTCAATCAGTTCACACATTCGTATCAGCATCAAATGGAGCAATTAAACATTTACCACAATCAGTTCACACATTTGTTAGAACTGAGCAAAATTCAGTAAGTGTTGTTCAACCTGCATTTGAATATGGTTCATTATTAACTGGTTCTGATATTCTAACTACATATGGATTGATTACTGAAAGTGTACCATTTATACAAAATGAAGTTGTAGAATATATTTCTTCTTCGTGGATAGGATTTGATTATGATGATGTTAAGTGTAGAAGAGATGTTGGATTTATTGTAAATGGTGTAGCAGAAGATTTAAGATATGGAATCGTATCTCAATCAGTAGTAAACGCTAAGTTCTACTATCAATTCCCATCTGAAGCTAATGGAACTGGTTCTCAAGCTCAACAAACTATTGATGGTATCAATTACGCATCACAATTAACTGAACAAATCGTTAAAGGTGTAACATTTGATTTCCCATCAGCTCAAATATCAGCATCAGTTGAATTAATTAGAAATAATAGAGAGTTTATTCAATCTGAATCAATTTCTTACCTAAGTTCTTCTTGGGAAGGGTTTGATTATGTAGAAGCAACTTGTATGAGAGATGTTGGACATATTTTAGATGCAGTATCTACTGATTTACTTTATGGTGGTAACCAAAGAAGTAAGATTGCAGGAGAATACTACTACAAATATCCTTCATCAGCAACATCAACTCAATTAGAACCAACTACAACGGGTATTAAGTACGCGGGTGATGTGGCAAGTAAATTAGTACAAAACGAAATATTCGTAACGGCATCGGCTGAGAGATTAGCTGGAAATAAAGTTCTTTTAGATAATAAAGAATTTATTCAGAATGAAGTAATCGCTTACATCTCATCTTCTTGGAGTACATTTGATTACAATGAAGATAAATGTAAGAGAGATACTGGATATATCTTAAATGGTGTAGCAACGGATTTCTTATATGGTGGAAATGAAAGAGGTAGAGTAAATGGTGAGTACTATTACTTATACCCATCAGATGCAACTGTTAATTACCAAACTAATCCAAACGGACAATTAAATCAAACAATTGATGGAATTAACTACTCTGCTAGATTGGCTGAAAAAGTATTAGAAAATACAATATTCGTTTCACCAACATCTGAAGTATCTGCATCGGCTGAATTACTAAGAAACAATAGAAGTTTCGTACAAAATGAAACTATCGAATTTATATCATCTTCTTGGAGTAATGTAACTTACAACGAAGATAAATGTAGAAGAGATACTGGATATATAATTGATGCAGCTGTAACTGATTTAGTTTACGGTGGAAATGAAAGAAGTAGAGTAGCTGGATTATACTATTGGAGATACCCATCAAGAGCAACTAAGGGTGGTACTCCATCAGAAGCTAATCAGTTAGACCCAACAATTGATGGAATTAGATTTGCTAATGGAACTTCACAAAATGTAGTTCAAAACTTAGAATACATAAATCCATCAGCTGAAATTAAAAATGGTGTTCAGTTATTAAGAGATAACACAACATTTATACAAAAAGAAACAATCGCTTATCTAAGTTCGTCTTGGAGTGAGTTTGAATACAACGAAGTTAGTTGTAGTAGAGATTTAGGATACATCATAGATGCAGTAGCAACTGATTTAACATATGGTGGTAATGCTAGAGCAGTACAAGCAGGTACATTCTACTACTATATTCCTTCAATCGCAACTACGGAACAAAAACCACAAACAACTGATGGTATTGATTTCTCAAAAGGGTTGGCTGAAAAGATAATCAAACAACAACAATTAGTATTCCCATTCTTATTAAATAAAAATGGAGCTAATGCACTTAGAGCGGAGAAAAAAGTATTACAAGGTAAGGCAATATCGTACACAAATGCGGCATTCCCTACTTTTGATTACAATGAAGAAAAATGTTATAGAGATACTGGATTTATTTTAGATGCTATCGCAACTGATATCATCTATGGTGGTAATGAGAGAAGTATCAGAGCGGCTGAATCGTATTACAATGGAGTGTATGGAAGTGCAGCTGTTGTTATTAACGAACAAAAGAAAGAAACTGCAGAAACTAATAGATATTTAAGAACTCAATTCCAATTCGCTGCTAGACAAGCGCCTGTTGAAGAGTTTGGTTCTTTAATTATTACAACTGGACATGATTTCTCTTACGCTGGTGCTGGTGTAACTTATAAAGCATTACCTCCTAACCAAGGTGGTGATGGTGTACCTGATCCTGATAAGGAAATTACTGAAATTGGTGGAGGTAGAGTATTCTTTACTTCTGGTAACGAACTTGGTGACTTTAGAATTGGTGGAGGTCTTGTTATTAAACAAGCTTCTGGTACATTAGAGGGTAGAACATTCTCTAAATCGTTATTCTCACTTGTAACACCATTCTCATTAGCACTGCAGGATTAATAAAAAAAGTGAATAAAAATAAAAGAAATATTTATATAGGATATGGCAGAAGAATTAATACCACTAAACGCATTTAAATCCGTACTTACCACTTTGACAGGTGATGATGATGTAGTATATTCAGCTCCAAAAGGAGTTTCTACTATTTTATTATCTGCTCAAATAACGAATACTGGAACTACAGATGAACCCGTTACTATTAGTATAACAAGTAATAGGGATTTGCCAGTTCCACAAGTAGATTCAATAAGTAATTCGGGTAGTTTTTTAAGCGCATCCGCACTTATAGCTAAAAATCAAACATTTTTAGAAAAAGAATCAGCGGCATACACAAATTTTCAAAACAATTTAACACAAATTCCATTTAGTTTTACATCTTCTTTCTTTGAAGGATATGTTAGAACTGCTGTGGATGGTGTTGAGGCGGATTTAATCGAAGGAGGAACACTTCAGAGTAAAAAAGCAGCTCTTTCTTATTATAATAAGAACGGAGAAATCTTAATACCTAATGATTATTATACAGCATCTTATCAATCGATAGATTACGCTAATTTATTAGTACAACAAATACTTATTAATGAATCTGTAACGGGTTCAATTGATATACCTAGATTATATCAAGATAGTGTTACACAATCTTTTGATAATACATTAATAGCAGAATCAGGTTCAATCAGTGCTTCAGTTAATTTGTTTGATGCAATATCTGATACCATATCAAATCCAACGAGAGTTGAACAAGAACCCGTTGATTTAATTACAAATGTAACGATACCTGCTGGAGATTCATTATCACCGATTGTGGCGGGTAAATTAGTATTAGAACAACAATTTTCACTAATTGTATCAGGTTCTACCGATTTAACGGTAATTCTATCGATACTTGAAAGTGCAAACGAATAATTATATATTAAGAACACAAATAAATGAGCCAATTATTAAGCGGAAAGGTTAAAGTAATAAGGCCCTCCGATGTATCGGAGAATAGATATGAATATCTAAGGCTGAATGAGGCTGAACCAAACTTAGGTGTACCTGAGAGTGGTTCACTTTCTTCTGGTTCTATTGCTCTTGTTGCTTCTGATGCTGATGGTAATCGTTTATTTGTTACAACACTTCAATTAGAGCAAGTTACTGGTTCATTTAGTGGTTCATTTAGTGGAGATGGTTCTGAATTAAATAACCTTCCAGAAGCAGTAAGATTATTATCAGGTTCTGCATCAGCATCAATTTCACCAAATACTGGATTCTTAGTAAATGTATCATCATCATTTGATGGTGATGTAGATGTAGATGGTGATGTAAGAGTTACTGGTGATTTAATTGTTGATAATCGTATTGTAGCTAGAGAATTAATTGTAGAAATTATTTCCTCTTCAGTTATTTTTTCATCTGGTTCAAATATCTTTGGTGATGAACTTACTGATAAGCAAGAATTTACAGGTTCAGTTGGAATTACTGGTTCATTAGAAATAAATGGTGATACAAATGTTACTGGAGGATTTAGTGTAGAAGGAACATCATCTTTATCAGATACTATAATAGTAGGAATAACTGAATTAAGTGGTTCTACATTCGCAAGTGGAACTATTGAATTAAATAGTGGTTCATTCTTTAGTGGTAGTGGTGAGGGATTATTTAACATTCCAAAATCAGCACTAGCACCTGATGCATTAGTTACTCCAATCATAGCAACTGGTTCAGTAAGTGCATCTGTTGATGATTCTGGATTCTTTAGAGTATTTGGTAGTAGTTCAGTAACAACTGAATTAAGTGGTTCACTTTTAGTTAGTGGAAATATAGAATTAAATAGTGGTTCTTCATTTAGTGGTAGTGGTGAAAATCTTTTTAACATTCCAAGAACTGCACTTACCGATGATGCATTTGATTCATCAAGAATCGTAACAGGTTCAGTAACCGCATCTTTAGACCCATCTGGAGTTTTTAAGGTAGAATCAACTGGTTCAGTAAAATCTGAATTTAGTGGTTCAATATTTGTAAGTGGAGCAGTTCAACTTAATAGTGGTAGTATATTTAGTGGTAGTGGTGCTAATCTTTTCGATATTCCTCGTTCAGCACTTACCGAAGATGCATTAGAAACGAATTTAATTATTAGTGGTTCAGTAACTGCTTCCGTATCACCTGATACTGGTTTTGTAGTAAACTCATTAGATAGTGGTTCTACATTTACAGGTTCAATATTTTTAAGTAGTGGTTCATTTATTTCTGGTAGTGGTGAAAAATTATTTAATGTACCATTAGCAGCACTTTCAGATGATGCTCAAGACGCTGTTGAAGCAGTTCTTGCTTTTGAAGCTGGTTTATTAGCAACTGGTAGTGTAACTGCATCGGTTTCTGATGCTGATGGATTTGTTGTAAAATCCGAAGCTAGTGGTTCAACATTTAGTGGTAGTTTAAGATTAAGTAGTGGTAGTATATTTAGTGGTAGTGGTGCAGAGTTATTTGATATACCAAAATCAGCACTTACTGAAGATGCACTTATTACAAATAATATTAGAAGTGGTTCAGTAACCGCATCAGTTTCTCCAAACTTTGGATTAGTTGTAGAATCAGAATTAAGTGGTTCTACTTTTACAGGTTCTGTATTTTTAAGTAGTGGTTCATTCTTTAGTGGTAGTGGTGAACAATTATTCAATATACCAAGAACTGCATTAACGGATGATGCACTTATTTCGAACTTAATATCTACTGGTTCAGTAACCGCATCGGTTTCAACTGATGGTTTCTTTAGAGTACAATCAACGGCTTCAGTAACAACTGAATTAAGTGGTTCGGTATTTGTTAGTGGTGCAGTTCAATTAAATAGTGGTTCAAAATATAGTGGTAGTGGTGAAGATTTATTTGATATACCATTCTCAGCACTTTCTAATGATGCACAAGAATCAATTGAAGCGTTAGTATCGAGAGAAGCAGTTTTTATTGGAACTGGTAGTGTAACTGCTTCAACTGATGATAATGTATTTAGAGTAACCTCAATAGATAGTGGTTCTATATTTAGTGGTAGTGTTCAATTAAGTAGTGGTAGTGTATTTAGTGGTAGTGGTGCGGAATTATTTGATATACCAAAATCTGCGTTAGTTGAAGATGCACTAATTTCTAATTTAATCACAACTGGTTCAGTAACCGCATCGGTTTTACCCGATGGTACATTTAAAGTATTCGGAACAGGTTCAGTAAAATCTGAATTTAGTGGTAGTGTTTCTATAACAGAAACATTAGATGTTCCAAAAATTATAGCTGATGAAATTACTGGTTCATTTAGTGGTTCATTTAGTGGTGATGGTTCGGATTTAAATAATATCCCTCAATCAGCACTTTCTGAAGATGCTGTTAGAATTGCTAGTGGTTCAGCAACCGCATCTATTTCACCTAACTTAGGATTTGTAGTAAATACATCAGCTTCTATACAAGGTGATTTAACAATTGATAATGATTTAACTGTTGTTGGTAGAATTACAGCTAACGAAATATTTACTGATTTTATTTCATCATCAATAATTTATTCTTCTGGTTCAAATATATTTGGTGATAATACTGGAAGTGATAAACAAACATTATTTGGTGATACTTCTATATTTGGTAATTTAACATCAAGTAAATTTATAAGTTCCAGTGGATTTGTTGGGGATGGTAGTGGATTATTTAATATTCCACAATCAGCACTTTCAGAGGATGCACCATTAATATCAAGTGGTTCAGTAACCGCATCAGTTTCTCCAAACTTTGGATTTGTAGTAAAATCTGTTGAAAGTGGTTCAATATTTAGTGGCTCTTTATTTGTAAGTGGAAATGTACAACTTGATGTTAGTTCATCATTTAGTGGTAGTGGTGCTAATTTATTTGATATTCCACAATCTGCACTTTCTGAAGATTCTCCAAGAATATCAAGTGGTTCAGCAACGGCATCTATTTCTCCAAACTTAGGGTTTGTTGTAAATACATCAGCATCTTTTGATGGTGATATTGATGTAAGTGGAACTGTATCTGCATCTATTTTTAGTGGTAGTGGTGAATCTTTATTTAATATACCTCGTTCAGCAATTACAGATGAAGCATTTAGAATTGTAAGTGGTTCAGTAACTGCATCGGTTCATCCGACTAGAGGATTTGAAGTAAACTCAACTGGTAGATTTGAAGATGATGTAACTATTAGTGGTAGTGTATTTATTTCATCATCAAATCAAATAAAAGATAATTTAACAAAAATAGTTACTGTTGGTTCAACTGATGATGGTAACAAATATTTTATAGATGGACAAATACATCCAGATTTATATTTAGTAAGTGGTAGTACATATACATTTGACCAATCAGATACATCAAATGAAACTCACCCATTAAAATTTTCTACAACATTAAATGGTATTCATTCTTCTGGAACTGAATATACTTCAAGTGTAACTACTGGTAGTATTGATGCTGGAAGTGCAGGTTCTCAAGTTAGTATATTAATAACATCAGAAACACCAACTCAACTTTACTACTATTGTTTGAATCATGGTGGTATGGCTGGGTCAGCTGTTATTAATGTTGTTAATGAATTCCCATACTTAGATTCACGAATTGAAGATAATCTAAGAATAGATGGAACATTAAATGTAACGGAATCAATTACTACTCCAAAGATTATAGCTGATGAATTTAGTGGTTCGTTTAGTGGTAGTGGTAGAGATTTATTTGATATTCCATTATCGGCACTTTCCGAAGATGTAATTCAACGAAGTTTTATAGCTAGTGGTTCTTTTACCGCATCAATTGCACCTGATGAGGGATTTGTAGTAAATACATCTTCATCTCTTCAAGGTGATGTTGATATATTAGGTGATACTACTATAACTGGTTCTTTAGTAGTTTCATCATCTATTTTATTAGAAAATATACCAACAAGTCGTTCAGTAATAATATCAGAAAGTAGGTACTTTATAGATGGTGTTGGTAAAGCAACATTTAAAACTATTAAAGATAACCCTTATTATTTTGATTTATCAGATAGTTCTAATGCTGGATTTGATTTCAAAATTTCAGAAAATTTAGATGGTACAAATTCTGACAGTGGTTCTCAATACTTTATTAATGTAGTTAGTAGTAGTGTAAATCCTGGTGCTAATGGAGCTTTCTTAACGATTACCCCATCAGCTAGTGCACCATCACAATTATATTATTACGCAGCACAATCAGAATCATATGGTAATGTATTTAATGTATTAGGTACAACTCCAGAAGTAACAACTAACATTCTCAAAGGAGATGTAGATGTAACTGGTAGTTTTGATGTAAGTGAAAAAATAACAGCTAATAAAATAGAAGCTGATGAAATTAGTGGTTCATTCTCTGGTTCATTTGTAGGGGATGGTTCTCAATTAACAAATGTACAAGCTGATTTATCACCTGTAATTGCTAGTGGTTCTGCTACGGCATCGGTTGAGAGTGGAGAATCGTTTGTAGTAACGGCAATAAGTGGTTCAGAATTTAAATCATCTTTAGATGTAAGTGGTAGTGTATCAATAGGATTCTTAACTGGAAGTAAAAATTTATCAGTAACTGGTTCGGTTGATATTGCTGAATCTGTAAGTGCATCATTCTTTGTTGGTGATGGTTCTCAATTAACAAATGTACAAGCAGCAGCTGCTCCTCTTATCTCAAGTGGTTCTGCTACGGCATCGGTTGCTAGTGGTGATACATTTGTAGTAACTGCACCAACTGGTGGAGCAGTATTCACTGGTTCAATTGTAACATCTGGTTCAATAACTGTTGGTGGTGGTGGAGTATTTACTGGTGATGGTAGTGGTTTAACAAATATTGATATTGCTAATTTATCACTAAACGTAACTCAGTTATCAAGTGGTTCAGCAACTGCATCTTTATCGGAAACTGAATTTAAAGTATTTAACGAAACCTCATCAATTGCAGTAGATTCATCATTTAGTGGTTCAGTTATTATTTCTGAATCTTTAGATGTTGGTGGTATTATTACTGGTGATGGTAGTGGGATTACAAACATTGATATTGCTAACTTAGCAATTGATTCATCAAAAATATTTACTGGTTCGGTAACTGCATCAGTTGACCCATTAGGTTTCTTTAGAGTTGAAAACTTAGATTCAAATATAAACTCAGGTTCAGTTAAAGTAGAAATTAGTGGTTCTCTACATGTTTCTCAATCAATAACAGCATCTTTATATAAAGGTGATGGTGGTGGATTATTTAATATTCCATTAGATGCACTTGAAGATTTAGAATTAGATAGAATTGTATCTGGTGCTGCTGAAGCAAGAGTAGACCCTACTGCTGGTTTAATCGTAAATAAACCAATTAGTGGTACATTATTTACTGGTGATGGTGGGGGATTATTTAATATTCCTGCAGAAGCATTAGAAGATTTAGAATTAAATCTTATCATAAGTGGTGGTATTAGTGCATCGGTTGATAATATAGAAGGGTTTAGGGTATTTTCTCCAACAAGTGGTTCTACTTTTATTGGTAATATAGAAATACCATCTGGAAGTGGATTCTTTAGTGGTAGTGGTGAGGGATTATTTAATATTCCTGCTGATGCTATTGAAGGATTAGACCAAAGTAGAATACTTAGTGGTTCTGTAACCGCATCGGTTACTCCTGATGATGGATTCGTAGTTAGGTCAATAGATAGTGGTTCAACATTTTTCGGAGATGTAACCTTCCAAAACGATGTAAGTGCATCTAAGATAACTGTAACGGATGAAATATTCTCACCAAGAATTACATCATCATTCGTAGGTTCATACCAAGGTGAAAATGTTGGTATAGATGTACCTGATGATTTAGATATTTTAGTATTTGATGCAGATGCAAACAAATTTAGACCTGTAACACAATTTGGTGATACTGCTGTATTCCCATTCTCAGATGTAACTCAGGTAACATTCCAACACAATTTCGCTATTGATTATCCAGTAGTTCAAATTTATGAAACTGGTTCAAATGGACAGATTATTCCACAAGCAATAGAATCAATCGATAGTTCATCGGTTAGAGTAACATTTAGTGGATTGACAAGTGGACAAGCAGTAATTGGTACTGGTGGTAGATTAGCAGGATTTGTACAAGGTAGTGATGTAGTAGGTTCAGTATTATCAGCATCATATGCTAGAAACGCTGATTTAGCTCAAACTGCATCAAACTTATTTGGATTCGATTCGGCATCTCTTGCTGAGATTGCTAATTTAGATAACTATATACAAAATGACCAAACGGCTTCAATGACTGTACTTTCAGCATCATATGCTGAAACTGCTTCATTCGCCGTAAACGCTGGTGATTTTAATACTGATAACTTTGTAAGAACTGACCAAACGGCATCGATGACTGTACTTTCAGCATCATACGCTCTTTCAGCATCTTATGCTATAAACGCTGTATCTGCTGAAGATTATGTAAGAAATGACCAAACGGCATCGATGACTGTACTTTCAGCATCTTATGCAGCAACTGCTTCATTCGCTTTAAATGCTGGTGATTTCTTAGGAGAAAATTTCTTACCAAATACTGGTACTGGTTCATTTGTTGGAAGATTTGAAGTAAGTGGTAGTTTAGTATCATCTGGTAGTACACAATTTGTAGGATTACAAACTGGTAGTTCAGATACAGTTTTAGTTATTGATGAATCAACTGGAAAAGTTTTCAAAAGAGATGTAACTGCTGTAAGTGGTACATCTGGTACTGGTGGTACATCGGGTTCTTCTGGTAGTAGTGGTACTACTGGAACGGCTGGTTCATCTGGTTCAAGTGGAACTTCTGGAACTGCTGGTACAAGTGGTAGTAGTGGAACTGCTGGAACAAGTGGTACTGCTGGTACTTCTGGTTCAAGTGGAACAGGTGGTAGTAGTGGGACAAGTGGTAGTAGTGGAACCGCTGGAACAAGTGGTAGTAGTGGAACTTCAGGTTCATCTGGTACTTCTGGTTCAAGTGGAAGTAGTGGTACTTCTGGTTCATCGGGTACTTCTGGAACAAGTGGAACGAGTGGTAGTAGTGGAACTTCAGGAACGTCTGGAACATCTGGTTCTTCCGGCTCAAGTGGTTCTTCTGGAAGTAGTGGTACATCTGGTACTGCTGGTACATCAGGTTCAACTGGTACATCTGGAACATCAGGTTCGTCTGGAACGAGTGGTACATCTGGTACTGCTGGTAGAGAAGGTGGAGCTTTGTTCATTGTTAGAACACCAGGTGGAAACAATTATACAATAGATGGATATAGTGGAAACCAACCATCATTAACTCTTGTAAGGGGTGAATTATATTACTTTGATGTTTCAAATGTAAGTTCATCACATCCATTTGCATTAAGATTAGAATCTGGTGATAATACAACTGTGCCTGGTACAACAAATAATGATGCAGGAGCTGGAGTTCATAGTACTTCTACTTTAATAGAATATAGAGTTCCTGAAAATGCTCCTAATAACATATATTACCAATGTAGTGTTCATGGTTCAATGCTTGGAACAATAAACATTGTTGATAAATACGGAACATCAGGTACATCTGGTTCAAGTGGAACTTCAGGCTCATCTGGTACGGGAGGTTCTTCTGGAACATCAGGTTCATCTGGTTCAAGTGGTATAAGTGGAAGTAGTGGAACTTCGGGTACATCTGGTTCAAGCGGAAGTAGTGGTAGTGGAGGTACATCCGGTTCATCGGGTTCATCTGGTTCAAGCGGAAGTAGTGGTACAAGCGGAACAAGTGGAAGTTCTGGTACAAGTGGTACAAGCGGAAGTTCTGGTTCAAGTGGTTCTTCTGGAAGTAGTGGAACAAGCGGAAGTAGTGGAAGTAGTGGTACGAGTGGACAAGAAGGTTCTTCAGGTTCAGCTGGTACTTCTGGTTCATCGGGTACTTCTGGTTCTTCTGGTTCGACAGGTACTAATGGTACATCAGGTACTTCTGGAACAAGTGGAACAAGTGGAGCAGAAGGTTCATCAGGTTCGGCTGGTACATCTGGAACTTCAGGTACAAACGGAACATCAGGTTCATCTGGAACAAGTGGAAGTAGTGGTACAAGTGGTACTTCTGGAACAAGCGGAACAACTGGAACTTCTGGAACAAGTGGAACGTCTGGTAGTGGAGGTTCAGCAGGTACATCGGGTACATCTGGAACTTCTGGAACAACTGGTTCTGAAGGAACTTCTGGTACATCTGGAACGAGTGGTAGTAGTGGAACAAGTGGTTCTGATGGAACGAGTGGTAGTAGTGGAACTTCTGGTACATCTGGAACGAGTGGTAGTAGTGGGACAAGTGGTTCAGCAGGTACATCGGGTACATCTGGTTCTAATGGAACAAGTGGTTCAGCTGGTACTTCTGGTACAACTGGTACATCAGGTACATCAGCTGAGGGAAGTAGTGGAACGGCTGGTACTTCTGGAACAAGCGGAACAACTGGAACTTCAGGTTCAGCAGGAACAAGTGGTACATCTGCTGAAGGAAGTAGTGGTACATCAGGTACATCTGGAACAAGTGGAAGTAGTGGTACAAGCGGAACAAGTGGAACATCAGGTTCTTCTGGTACATCCGCAGAGGGAAGTAGTGGAACAAGTGGAACTTCTGGAACAACTGGAACAAGCGGAACAACTGGAACAAGTGGTAGTTCTGGTACATCAGCTGAAGGGAGTAGTGGAACATCAGGTACATCAGGTACAAATGGTACTAGCGGAAGTAGTGGGACAAGTGGTTCGGCAGGTTCGTCTGGTACAAGTGGAACTTCAGGTTCTTCTGGTGTAGATGGAACATTCTTCGGTTCATCTGGTTCAAGTGGAACCGCAGGTTCATCGGGTACTTCTGGATTAGGAAGTGATGGTACATCTGGAACAACTGGATTAGATGGAACGTTCTTTGGAAGTAGTGGTACTTCTGGAACATCTGGAACCAGCGGTAGTAGTGGCTCATCTGGTACTGCTGGCTCTTCAGGTACAACTGGTACATCGGGTATTGATGGAGAAAATGGAGCTAATGGTACAAATGGTACTTCGGGTTCATCTGGACAAGATGGAACTAACTTTGGTACTGCTGGAACTTCTGGAACGAGTGGTACAACTGGAACATCAGGTTCTTCTGGTACAACTGGAACTTCAGGTTCTTCTGGTTTAGATGGAACTAATTTTGGTACGGCTGGTACTTCTGGTACGAGTGGAGCAGGTACATCTGGTACAAGCGGTGAGAGTGGTAGTAGTGGGACAAGTGGTACAACTGGTACATCAGGTGTTGATGGAACATTCTTCGGTTCATCAGGTACGGCTGGTACTTCTGGTACTTCTGGTGCTGGAACATCAGGTAGTAGTGGGGTAAGTGGAACGAGTGGAACAAGCGGACAAGATGGAACATTCTTTGGTTCAGCTGGTTCATCTGGAACAACTGGTACTGGTGGTTCATCTGGCTCATCTGGTACTTCATCAACTGCTGGTACATCGGGTACAACTGGTACTTCAGGTTCTTCTGGACAAGATGGAACATTCTTTGGAAGTAGTGGTACACATGGTACTTCGGGAACTTCAGGTTCAACAGGTACCGCTGGTACTGCTGGTACTGGAGGTTCATCAGGTACTTCTGGAACAACTGGTACAAGTGGTATTGATGGAACTTTCTTTGGTTCATCTGGTTCTTCTGGTACGCGTGGTACGAGTGGAGAAAGTGGAACATCTGGTGTAAGTGGAACTGCTGGTTCATCAGGTACTTCTGGACAAGATGGTACTTTATTCGGAAGTAGTGGTTCAAGCGGTACAAGTGGAATAAGTGGTTCTTCTGGTACGAGTGGAGAAAGTGGTTCAGCTGGAACATCAGGTACTTCTGGACAAGATGGTACTTTATTTGGAAGTAGTGGTAGTAGTGGTACGAGAGGTACTGCGGGTTCATCGGGTTCGTCTGGTACTGCATCAACGGCTGGTTCATCTGGAACGGCTGGTACATCTGGTACAAGTGGTTTAGATGGTACTTTATTCGGAAGTAGTGGTAGTAGTGGAACAGGTGGAACTTCTGGTTCTTCGGGTACATCGGGTATAACTGGAGAGGGTGGTTCATCAGGTTCGTCTGGTACTGCTGGTACATCTGGTTTAGATGGTACTTTATTTGGAAGTAGTGGTACGAGTGGTACAAGTGGAACTTCTGGTTCATCAGGTGAAACTGGTTCTTCGGGCTCATCTGGTACATCTGGTTCAAGTGGATTATTAAATGTAGATAATGATGCAGAAGATAGAGTTGTTACTATGGAAGGTGATGGAACTGCAAATGCAGAAGCTAATTTAACATTCAATGGTAATTTATTAGATGTAACTGGTGATTTAGATGTAAGTGATGCTACATTCTCTACAAGATTCCACGAAAACTACTACGATATAGGTAATTCAAGTGGAACAACAAATATAGATTTAACTGAAGGTAACAACTTTAGAATCAATAGAACTGGTAGTATAACAATTTCTCTTTCAAACGCACCAACAGGCCCTCGTGCAATTGGATTTACATTGGTGTTGGAAGATGGAAGTGGTGGTACTGCAACTGTAAGTTGGCCTGGTATAATACAATGGGCTAATGGAGCAGCACCAACACTAACAGCAAATGGAAAAGATATATTAGTATTCTATACTTATGATGGGGGGAGTACATATTATGGATTCCTAAGTGCAAACAATGTAAGTTAATGAATAGTTATGAGTATAGCAAGACGTTTAATTTCAATAGAAGCAGGACAAGTGAGACCTTTTAAATTTACAATACAAACTGGAGGAGCAAATACACAATTTGAGTTGCCCCTAACTTCACCTGGTGGAAAACAACCTAATATAGTTGTTGACTGGGGTGATAGTAGTGGTACAACTACAATATTACAAACTCTTGATTCTGGTAGATTCCATACATATTCAACTGCTGGTACTTATCAAATTATAATTAGTGGATATTGTCCAGGTTTTAATGTGAATAACAATTCATCATATAAAGGATTATATCGTTCAGTTGATGATTGGGGAGGTATTGATTTTGAACAAATTGACTTTTTTGGATGTATTAATTTAACAACAATCCCATCAGATGTTTCTAATAATGCAACCTTAAACGAAGGATTAAATACTGTACTTAGATTTAACTCTACATTTAGACAAACTGGAATAACAATAATTCCAAATGGTTTATTTGATTTTTCATCAAATGTTACTTCTTTTGTTAATACATTCGTATTTTGTACTGGAATTTCATCGATACCAAGTGGATTATTTGATAATAATACAAATGTAACATCTTTTTCTGGTACATTCAATGCATGTTTAACTTTAACATCAATACCAAGTGGATTATTTGATAACAATACACAAGTTGTAAACTTTGAATCAGTATTTAGGAATTGTAGGTCAATAACCGCAATTCCATCAAACTTTTTTAGTAACAACCAATCGGTTACAACATTCTCTAATGCATTTAATATGGCAACAACAGCTAACTCATTAGGTGGAGCAACTCCAACTGATACACCAAGTGGTGATGAAATTTTTGAAAGAACTCCAACACCTATTGGTACTGATTGTTTTGCATTTTGTAGTGGTTTAACTAATTTTGGTTCGATACCAGCAACATTTAAATAAAATATTATGTATCTAAAAGTATCAGGTTCAACTATAACATATCCATATTCGGTTCAAAATTTAAAAATTGATAATCAGAATACAAGTTTTCCAACAATTATCACAGATAGTTTATTGGAAACTTTTGGTGTATATAATGTTGAATTAAAAGATAGTGGTTATGACGATGATTACACTAAAGATGTAGTAGAAGTAACTCCAACTTTATCTGGTTCAGTATATGTACAAACATATGAAATATCAGATGCAGATGAAGCTACAATAAATACAAGAAAAGAAATAAAGTGGTCTGATATAAGAGATAGTAGAAATACATTATTGAGTAATTCTGATTGGACTCAATTTCAAGATTCACCAATCACAGGTTCTCAACTAACTGATTGGCAAAATTATAGACAATCTTTAAGAGATGTAACAACACAATCAGACCCTTATAATATTGTATGGCCTACAAAGCCATCTTAAAAGGTAAAAGATATTTATTTGATATTTATATCAAAGAAAACGATAATTATCAATGAGAATAGACCAACCTAGTTTTTCCGGTTCGATTACACAAGCTCCTTCGGCATACGCTGATTTGAGTGGTTCATTCACTGGTTCATTTACAGGTTCACTTAGTGGTTCATTTATTGGTGATATTACAGTTGAGCAGGCTGAATTTAGTAATTTAACTGTAAAACAAACATTAAACGTTGGTACGGAAAATACTGATGGTGGTGTAAATATTATTAATAGTGGTTCAGTTCAAGTAAGTGGTTCAATAAATGTAACAAATGGAAACGCATTTACAGTTGAAGGTGTAGATGTATTAGATTCTGCGTTGGCATTTTCAATAGCATTAGGATAAAGATATGGCAAATGTATTTAAAAATAGTATAAAAGGACCTGCAGGAACAGGTGGATTGAGTGTTTATACAACACCAGCTGCAACATCAACAACTGTGATTGGTGTAAATGTAGCAAATATTGTATCTCAAAACATTTATGTAGATGTACAAATAACCGATAATTCTGCTAGTGTTACTAAATATTTAGTAAAAGGAGCAGTTATCCCAAATGGTTCATCGGCAGTTTTAGTTGGTGGTGACCAAAAAGTAGTTTTAGAGGCAAACGATTCAATAACAGTGACATCTAATGTTAATAGTTCGGCAGATGTTATTTTATCAGTATTAGAGATATCATAAATAGAGGTTAATGGAATACGGAGGAAAGAACCCAAACGGAATCAATCAGGTCAGTCAAAGTTTACTTTCGATTGATGTTCAAGGTGTAGAACAAGCAACTATATCTACATCTTCGGTTGATATCAATACGTCTTTAAATGTAGATAATAGTGTAACTGCATCTTCTTTTAGTGGTTCTTTCAGAGGAGATGGTTCAGAATTAAATAATATACCAACATCAGCTCTTACTGGTGATATAGCAAGAATAGCAGAAGGTTCAGCAACCGCATCAGTTGAAAGTGGAACTACATTTGATGTAACTGGTAATACTACAATAACAGGTTCATTAAATATAAGTTCAAATGTATCAGCATCAAGATATGATGGTGATGGTAGTGGTTTATATAATGTACCAGCATCAGCATTAGGTGATATCGATAGATTAAAATCAGGTTCAGCAGAAGCTGTAATTTCTGAAAATAAAGGTTTAAGAATAAACACAGGTACTACAATTGATAAATTTTTAATTGTAACTGGTAGTGGTATTTTTAAGAATAATGCACAAATAGATAACGATTTAACAATCGGAAACGATTTATCAGTAGGTGGAACAATAACATCAACTGAATTAATAACAACATTTATTTCATCATCAGTAATTTACGCATCGGGTTCGAATGTGTTTGGTGATGAAAGTACTGATTCACATCAATTTACAGGTTCAGTATTAATTAAAGATTCGGTAGTAATTCCAGTCTTTAGTTCAGAACCATCTGGTGGTGTAGTTGGACAATTATATTATAACTCAACTGATACTAACATATTTAGATACACAGGTTCAGAATGGGAACCAGCAGCTGGTACTGCTGGAACATCTGGAACATCTGGAACGTCTGGTACATCTGGAACTTCTGGAACTTCTGGAACTTCTGGAACAAGTGGTACATCTGGTTCATCTGGGATAGATGGTACTGATGGTACTTCTGGTAGTAGCGGTTCAAGTGGAAGTAGTGGAACTTCAGGTACATCTGGAACATCTGGAACATCTGGTTCTTCTGGTTCTTCTGGTTCATCGGGTTCTTCTGGCTCATCGGGTTCATCTGGAACCGATGGTACTGCAGGAAGTGGAGGTACAAGTGGAAGTTCTGGTTCATCTGGTTCAAGTGGAACAAGTGCAACAAGTGGCTCATCTGGAAGTAGTGGTTCATCTGGAAGTAGTGGTTCATCTGGAAGTAGTGGTTCATCTGGTTCTTCTGGTGCAGATGGAGTTGATGGTGTAGATGGTGTAGATGGTGAAGATGGAACAAGTGGTTCGTCTGGGATAAGTGGAACATCTGGTTCAAGTGGTTCATCTGGAAGTAGTGGTTCTTCAGGTTCATCTGGTTCTTCAGGTGTTGGTGGAGCTCAAGGTACATCTGGTTCATCTGGTTCTTCAGGTTCATCTGGTTCAAGTGGTTCATCTGGTATAGATGGTACTGATGGTGAAGATGGAACAAGTGGAAGTAGTGGAAGTAGTGGTTCTTCGGGTACATCTGGAACATCTGGTTCTTCTGGTTTAACTGGAGCTGGTGGTGGTGATGGTACTCCAGGTACTGCTGGTAGTGGAGGAACATCAGGTTCTTCTGGCTCATCAGGTTCATCTGGGAGTAGTGGAACAAGTGGAACAAGCGGAACAAGTGGAACAAGTGGTTCGAGTGGAGTTGATGGAGCAGCTGGTGTAGTAGGTTCTGATGGTACAAGTGGAAGTAGTGGTTCTTCAGGTTCTTCTGGAAGTAGTGGTAGTTCTGGTTCTAGTGGTAGTTCTGGTTCAAGTGGTTCAAGTGGAACATCTGGAACAAGTGGTGTTTCTGGAGCTGAAGGTTCTTCAGGTTCTTCTGGAAGTAGTGGTAGTTCTGGTTCAAGTGGCTCAAGTGGTTCTTCTGGTTCATCGGGTTCATCGGGTTCTTCTGGAACAAGTGGTACATCTGGAACAAGTGGTACATCTGGAACGTCTGGTACATCTGGAACTTCTGGAACTTCTGGAGAAAGTGGTACAGATGGATTATTAGCATTAACAGGTAATACTGATAATGGTGTAATCACACTTAATGGTTCAGCACCAAACGGAACTGTTGAAAGTAATCTTACTTTTGATGGTACAACATTAAACATAACAGGTAATCTGAATGTAACAGGTACTCAAACAATTGTGAATACCGAAACTATTCAGTTAGCAGATAATATTATAACTCTTAATTCAAACTTTACAACTGGTACTCCTTCGGAGGATGGTGGTATTGAGATATTAAGAGGTTCTTCAGCAACTAAAAAATTCTATTGGAGAGAATCAATAGATTCATGGTACGCTGATGATGATTTAACAGCAACCGGGAACTTAAATGCAAGAGGTGGTACATTAATCTTAGATGAAACGGTTGGAGCAATAACTAAAATTACTAATGAGAATAATCTATCGATTTATTCAGACCATTTAGTAAACTTTATTGAAAGTGATGCAAGTAACACAAGAGCAGTATTTGGATTAAATGGAAGTGGTAACTTTACATTTGGACAAGGTACATTAAATACATCATATACGATGTATGTTGCTGGTACATTCTACTCAAACACAGTAGATACTGGACAAGGTGCAACTGAGGTTTATTTAATGAACCAAAATGTTCGTACATCTGATGATGTAACTTTTGATGATGTTACAGTAGGTAGTACTTCAAAGAGTGCAGATTCAGTAGTTCGAGTTCTTGCAGGTGATTCTAATAAAGCAGGTTTTGAAGCATACGGTAACTCACAAGGTACTGGTTACCTTTATGTAGGACAATCATCAACTTATGGTGGTGGTATTTCTTACAATGGAGATGGTTCACCTGGATTTATCAATGGTGAAACTTCAGATAGAATTACATTCTTTAATAGAGAAGCTGGTACAAATAATGAAGTATTTAGTTATTCATATAGTGGAACAACCGTAGCTTTCAATGGCACAATAACCGCAGCAAATATTAATACTGGACAAGGTACAACTGAGGTTTATTTAATGAATCAGAATGTTCGTACATCAGATTCACCTCAATTTGCTGGACTAAACTTAGGTAATGGTAATTTAAATACTGTTGAAAACATATATTTAGATGATAGAATTTATAGTCAAGGTGATACCGATACTTATTTACAATTCCATGATGCTAATCAATTTAGAATTGTTACTGGTGGTACAGAAATGTTGGAAGTTAACGATACTTACGTTAAACTTGGTGCCTCTTTAAATGCAAATAACCAACAACTTCTTAATGTTGAAGATATTGGATTAAATGACCGTATTTTCCACGATGGTGATACTAACACATACATTCAATTCCAATCTGCAGATAATTTTAGAGTTGTAACTGGTGGTGGTGAACGATTAGAAATAAATAATAATGAAGTACAAGTAAAAAATAATTTTAGAGCATATGGTGGTGGTTCAATTGATACATCGCCTGATGGTACAACATTTGCAAATACAATTGGGGGTGGTTCTAATAGTAGAGTAATTAATTTTGAAGGACCATCTAACTCAGTATCAACTTGGTACACATCTGGTAATACAGCTTTAGGTGCTATTGACCAAAACTCTTCATATATGAGTATGTGGCAGAACTTAGGTTCTGGTTGGGCAGAGCAAATGAGAATTTATAGAGGATATGTTCAAGCTAATAACTCATTTAGAGCACCTATTTTCTATGATTCAAATGATACTGCGTATTATGTAAACCCAAATGACTTCTCTAATTTTGGTAAATCAAATGGACCTGTAATGCAAATTACTAAAACTGGTTCAGCTCCCGGAAACAATACAACTTTAATAGTAGAAAATACATACGCAAATCATTCTTGGGGTGTTGTTCAAGAAATAAGAGGGGGTGGTATTTCTGGAACTGATAGACCTGCTTTATTATTCTCATCACCACTAACTTCACAAACTTGGACAAGTGGTTATTACCAAACTTCAGATTCTTACGCTATTACATCTAATCGAGGATATAGAAATGGTGGTTGGGGTAGTTGGAGAATGTTAGTAGACTCAAGTGGTAATGTAGAAGCTGCAGGTTCATCAAGAGCACCAATATTTTATGATTCTAATAATACTGGAACTTATGTAGACCCTAATACAACAGGAGTATCTTTTCAAACATTAGGTCAAGTAAGAACTACTAGAGCAGATGGATTTAGAGTTGATAGTGCATCATATGCTAGAATAGATTTGGATTCTAATAATAATTGGTCTTATATAAGATTGCAAGATAATGGAGCAGTTTCTTGGGATATTGCATCATATAATGGTGGTAATTTAGAACTAAGACCAGGTGGAGGTAGTTCAAACAGAACTTATTTCGATAGTAGTGGTAATTCATACTCCGAAACTTCTAAAAGAGCACCAATATTCTATGATTCAAATGATACTGCTTATTATGGTAATTTTGCTTCAACTTCTAGATTATATCATGCAGAAAACACATATGGTAGTGAATTCATACATAAAAAACATTCTGGTTCTGATTTTACATCTGGTACATTAGTACAAACTGATATTACATCAAATACTACAAACGGAGCATCGTTTGTATTAGAAGCAACTGGTAAAAGTTATTCAGCAGACTCACCATTTAACTTTATGGTACAGGGTTATCTATATGCTAACACTATTATCAACCATTCTGGTTTACATTTAGGTAAAGCTGGATTCTCTACAATGAAGGTATTTGATAATGGTGGTACACTTGCATTCTGGTGGCCAAGAGTATCTTATTGGAATTCATTTGAAGTAAGAGTAAGGGATGCTGGTGGAAGTGCAAGAAATAGAGTAACAAATATTAGTAATTCAACCGAACCTTCATCTTCTAAGAAGGTAACGGTAACAATGAGAGCTGTACCAATTGGTGGAACTACAACAAACGCACAAGATATGTACGCACCTCGTTATTACGATAGTGATAACACTGCTTACTATGGTGATTTTGCATCAACATCTGTAATGAATAATGTTCAAGTAAATGGACAATTAGATATTAGAGGATATATTGATGCTGATTCTAATGACCCTATTGAGATTTACGCCAATATGGAATTCCAAGACAACCAAACTTTAAGATTTGGTAATGGTTCGGATTTAAGAATTTGGCATGATGGGTCAAACCACTATTTTAAAAATTATAATCATGGTGAAGGTGATTTCTACTTCCAAGGTGAAGATAATGAAGGAACAAACCATGCACTTTTTTACTTAATTACTGATACTTCTCGTCCTTATCTACAATTATTCGAAGATGGAGCAGAAAGGTTAAGAACTATATCAACAGGTGTTAGGGTTTATGGTGAATATCAAATTAATGATTCAAATACTCAGTTAGAAGAAGGTGGTGGTAATTCTCTAAGAATGAGAACCAACTATGGATATGTTGATATGGGGCCAATGAATAGTTCATACGCACATTTCCAAACCGATAGAGGATTATTCTACTTCAATAGACAATTAAGAACTGATGGTGGTATTTCGGCATACGATACTAATGATTATGCATACTATCCAATTTATTATGATTTCAATAATACAGGATATTATGTAAAACCATCATCTGATACTAGATTACATCATCTTTATGTTGAAGGTGGACATGGTGATACTCGAATTCAATTACACTACAATAATGGTAATGATATTTACGATGCTCATTTAACACTTTGGGCATCTGAGCCAGGTATCACTTATGATAACACAGGTATTGGTGGTAACATTAATTATAGTGGACAATATTATGGTAGACAGACTAATAGTAACCCTTATGGTGCATATGTAAGATTCGATGTAAATAGTGGACACGTTGAAGCATGGACAACAACTGGTAGTGCTGGTAGTTCTGGTGGACAAGGTACAAGACAATGGTATGTAAATCAAGCTGGTGATGCATATACAAGAAGTTCAAATAGAGCACCAATTTTCTATGATGTAAATAACACTGGATTCTACGCAAATCCAGCATCTCAATCTAATTTTAATACTCTTACTTTAACAGGTAATAGAATTGGATTCATCAACACATCATTTGATGCTGAAATTAGAGTATCTGATGCTAATCCAAATGGAACTGGTGCAGAATTTGTATTTTATGGTGATACTGGTGCTAATAATGCACAACTTACGGCAGAAGTAGGTAACTTTACTGCAAATGTAAGAACACCTATAATGTATGATTCCAATAATACAGGATATTATTCAGACCCTAATGGTACATCTAGATTAAATTCAATAAACGCAAATGAAATAATTGTTGATGGATTTGAAATAGCAGATACCGCATCAAGAAGTGTAAGTGCAGGACAATGGGTAACTATTGCTACGGGAAGTGGTAGACAATATGCTACCTTCAATGTGTGGGATACTAATAGTAGTAGACATGGTTCGATGTCATTTACTGCTGGTATTTCTTATGGTCAACAAGGTACAATTACTATGTTAGGTAAATCTTGGTATAGTTCTAATGGTATTTTTAATAACATTAGAATTAGAAAAAGTGGTACATATGATACTCATTACTTACAAATTTATATAAGAACTTCTGGTACATTATATTACGCAATAACAAATAACTTCCAATCTCCTGGTTGGTCATTAACAACATCAGGAACAGGAAATCCTGGTTCAACAACAGCATGTGAAGTAGTACCTGATTCATATCCAGGTCTTGCTACTAACAGAAACATTTATAGTGGTCAAAGTGTATATGCTGGAGAATACATGTACGCACAAAGATTTTATGATTCCAATAGTAATAGTTTCTACTTAGACCCAGCCTCTACATCTTATTTAAATGATGTAAGAGCAGATATTTACTATGATAGAAATAATACATCATACTATGGTAACTTTGCTAGTACATCGTACTTTAATGATATTCGACCAAATATCATGTATGATAGAAATGATACTGGATTCTATGTAAACCCTCGAAATAATTCTAGAATGAGTGGTTTACGATTGAGTGGTATTGATAATCAAGCTTCTGGTGATGATGCACTATTATGGTTAGATAAACCAAATAATAATGACTGGGGTATTATCTTAACTGGTGATGATGATTATGGTATTGACCTTAGAATGGCATCAACTAACAACTATGCAATAAGAGTGTTAAGAGGTGGTAGTGAAATGTTTAGAGTAAACTCTGATTACGCATATCACTACTCAGATATGAGGTCTCCAATCTTTTATGATTCATCAAATACTGGATATTATGTAGACCCTGCATCTTTCTCAAATCTTAATAGTGGTTTAAGAGCAACTGAAATCTATGCAAGAAACTGGTTCAGAAATGATAATAGTGGTGAAGGTTTATATAACCAATCAACTGGAATGCATTGGTATTCTGATTCATCATCTCGTTGGAGAGCATATTCTGGTTCTTCTACATCACAAATTTTATTCACAACATCTGGTAACAATGCTAGAGGATATGTTTACGCAACTAACTCAAATGAAATTGGTTTCTTAGACCAAGGTGGAAGTTGGGCAATCAGACACCAAAATGATAATGGTACTTATTTCTATACTGATGGTAGTTCATTAGAATTTAGTGTTGGTAGAGATACAGTAGGTGGTAACTATGGTACTGTTAGAACTCATTCTACTAGAGGTGGATGGGGTGGATACTCTATTAATGGTGGATGGGTGTTTATGCACGACCATTCAAACGCAGCTGGTATCTATAATGATTATGAAAATGAGTGGGCTATATTAATGTATAGAAACTCATATGTGGAACTAAGATACAATGGTACTTGGGAACAAAGAACTCAAAGTGGATATGTACAAGCGCGAGGTTCTTATAGAGCACCACTTTTCTATGATTCAAATGATACTGGATATTATGTAGACCCTAATTCAACTGGACAAGCTGCAAGATTTAGAGGAAGAATTTATATTGGACCAAACAATAGTTGGGGAAGATACTTACAAGTCGGTGGTAATGGTAGAGAATTCGTAAACAATTCATCGATTGCATCGGTAGTAACTACAAATGGTAACTTACACTTAGATTCAGCTAGTGGATATACTACATATATTAACTACTATGATGGTGGAACAACAATATTTGGTACTGGTTCAAATAATGAAGTAGCGAGATTAAACTCAGATTACTTTAGACATAATTCTGATGTAAGAAGTCCACTTTTCTATGATAATAACAACACTGGTTATTATGGTGATTTTGCATCTACAACAATTACCAATGTAACAAGAGCAAATTACCTTAGTAATAGATATGATGTATCTACAGACCATCAATTTGGTATGTATTTCTCATCTGGTAGAAGTACTGCATACGCTATTTATAGAGAAGGTGGTGGATGGTCTTATAGATATCCTGATTTAAGAATCGCATTCCATACTGGTATTAAGTTTGGAGCAAACGCATCTTACAATGGTATGCGTTTCTACAACGATTACAATATGGCAACGCAGGTCATGTCTGTTAACAACTCTACTGACCCATTAGGTACAAATAACGTATATGTTAACTACAACCTACAAGCAGGTTCTTCATTAAGAGCACCAATTATTTATGATTCAAATAATACTGGTTATTATTTCGATGGTGCATCTGCACACTCTACGAGATTCGAAGGTGTGAGTAATAGAACGATGGCTTACATAGGTCAGCCGGGTCATACAAGAAATAGTGGTGAATATTATAGAGCTAGACCTCGTCAAACCAGTGATACTAACTATTGGACTGGTGCATTTGGATGGGGTAGACAAGATATGAACGTTGTTTCAACTTGGGGTTCTGGTTTCATTGATTCTTGGAGTAATCCAGGTAACCAACCTTCAGGTACATCTCACTGGGTAGGAATGCAGGCATTCCATTATCGTAGTTCGAACACTGGTGGTTACGGATGGCAGATGGTTGGTGGACCAATTACTAACTTGAGATTCAGAAGTTCTTGGAGTGGATGGAGAAGTTGGAGAACTATTCCTGTTCTTGATGAGAATAGTAGTAATGGTGGTTCAATGTATGCTGGTAGATATTACGATTCAAATAATACTGGATACTATGTAGACCCAGCATCAACATCAAATCAAAGTAGTATATATGTAAACAACTGGTTTAGAGCTAGAAGTTCATCAGGTCTTTACTTCCAAGATAGAGGATGTGGATTACGTGCTGTAAGAGATGAAGGTGGACAGTATGGTACTGTTGCAACTTATGGTTCGGATGTAGGTGGATACGAAGGATGGTCTATTGGTGGTAGAATTGTGTTTATGCACGATATGAGTTCTGCTAATGGTATTTACAATGATGTAAATAACGAATGGCACATGCTTAACTATCGAAACGATAGAGTAAGATTATACTATAATGGT